GGATCCGCGGCTTCTCCGGGGCGGCTGCCGGCTCCCGCGGCGGCTGAGCCGCGCCGCCGCGAGAGCGCGGACCAGGAGCTCCTGCGGGAGGAGTTACAGCGGCGGCTGGAACTGCTGAAGACTTTCGAGGACGGGCGTCCGCGGGAACGCGAGTTCGCGGATGCGGCTCCCCGCAGCCGCGAGACCTCGCTCTAGAAGTCAAGGAGTCAGGCGTCCGGGAGACAGGGAGACAGAAGTCGAGGAGTAAGAAGTCAGGGAGTCGGGTGACCGTGCCGTCCGAGTCCCGCGAAAAAGTTTTTAGACTTCGAGGGAGGCCGACCTGTCTTCCAATGGTTCCGCGAAAAAGTTTTTGTAAAAAGTTTTCGAGGGAGGCCGACCTACCTTCCAACGGTTCCGCGTAAAAGTTTTGTAAAAGTTTTTATAAAAAGTTTTCGAGGGAGGCCGACCCGTCTTCCAACGGTCTCGCCCGCGACGGGTCCGCTAAAGGTTTACAAAAAGTTTTCGAGAGGCCGACCTGCCTTCCAGAGGTTCCGCCGAACGTTTTCGCGGACCCGTCTTCCAACGGTCCCTCCCGCGCGCGGGTCGCGGGCGGCCGCGCGCCCGCGACGGTCCCGCTAACGCGTCTACAGAAGTTCTTAAAGTTTTCGAGGGAGGCCGACCTACCTTCCAACGGTAACGCGAGAAGTCCTCGCGCGGTCGGGCTCTCCGCTCCCCGCGGGCGGCGGCCCGTCTCCCGGAGGACGCGCGAAAAAGTTTTTACAAAGTTTTCGAGGGAGGTCGACTGACCTCCGAAAAGTTTTTACAAAAGTTTTTACAAAAAGTTTTGAGAGAGGTCGACTGACCTCCGAAAAGTTTTTACAAAAAGTTTTGAGAGAGGTCGACTGACCTCCGAAAAGTTTTTACAAAAAGTTTTTACAAAAAGTTTTGAGAGAGGTCGACTGACCTCCGAAAAGTTTTTACAAAAAGTTTTGAGAGAGGTTAGAGGAGAGGCCGACCTACCCTCCAGAGGTTCCGCGAAAAGTTTTCACGAAAAGTTTTGGAGGGAGGTGGACCTGACCTCCGAAAAGTTTTTACAAAAAAGTTTTCGAGAGGTCTAGAGGAGAGGCTGACCTCCTAGAAGTCTGTACGAAAAGTTTTCGAGAGGTCTAGAGGAGAGGCTGACCTCCTAGAAGTCTGTACGAAAAGTTTTCGAGAGGCCGACCCGCCCTCCGGGGTTCCGCCGCCCCGCGTGTCGCGGGCGGGCGTCCGTCCGCGAAGAGCTTACGAAAAGTTTTCGAGGGGAGGTGACCTCCGAAAAGGCTTTACGAAAAGTCTTCGAGAGGCCGACCCACCCTCCAGAGGTTCCGCAAAAAAGTTTTCACAAAAAGTTTTTACAAAAAGTTTTCGAGAGGCTGACCTACCCTCCAGAGGTTCCGCGAAAAAGTTTTCACAAAAAGTTTTTACAAAAAGTTTTCGAGGGAGGTGAACGTTACCTCCGAAAAGTTTTTACGAAGAGTTTTCGAGGGAGGTCGACCGACTTCTAAGTTTTCACAAAAGTCTTCGAGAGGAAGACCGACCTCGTAGTTTGAGAGAGGCCGACCCACCCTCCAGAGGTTCGCGAAAAGTTTTCGAGAGGAAGACCGACCTACCCTCCAGAGGTTCCGCGAAAAGTTTTCACGAAGAGTGTTCGAGGGAAGACTGCGACCTCCGAAAACGTTTACAAAGAGTTTAGAGAGGTCGAGAGAGGGCGACCTCCAAAAGGTTCCGCGAAAAGTTTTCGAGGGAAGACTGCGACTCCGAAAACTTTACAAGAGTCTGGAGGACCGACCGTCCCGCGAAAGTCTGGCGAGGGGGCGAGGGTCCGCGTCGACGCGTTCTCGTTCCCGTACGCCGAGTGGGTGTGGGTGAGTTACCGTTAACCCGTTCTCTCGCCGGCCACTCTCTTACCGAGTGAGTCGTTCTCTCGCCATCCGCCTATTACGCTGAGTGAGTTGACTGTTGACGTTGACTTGTTCTCTTACTCGGGCGAGAGAGTGAGAGAGTCAACTGACAACTCGTTGACTGTTGACTCGTCGACTCGTTCTCTTGTTCTCTTACTCAGGTGAGAGGGTGAGAGAGAGTCAACTGACAACTCGTTGACTCGTTGACTCGTTCTCTTGTTCCTTACTCTCTTGATGAGTGAGTGAGTGGGTGAGTGGGTGGGTGAGAGGTGAGTCAACTGACAACTCGTTGACTGTTGACTTGTTATCACTCAGGTGAGTGAGAGAGTGAGAGAGAGTCAACTGACAACTCGTTGACTCTTCTCTTGTTCTCTTACTCTCTTACTCTCTTGATGAGTGAGAGAGTGGGTGAGAGTCAACTGACATCGTTGACTGTTGACTTGTTCTCTCACTCGCTCGAGTGAGTGAGTGAGTGAGTGGGTGTGAGTCAACTGACAACTCGTACTCGTTCTCTCGTTATCTTGTTCTCTCACTCGCTCGAGTGAGTGAGTGAGTGAGTGAGTGAGTGAGTGAGTGAGTGGGTGTGAGTCAACTGACAACTCGTACTCGTTCTCTCGTTATCTTGTTCTCTCACTCGCTCGAGTGAGTGAGTGAGTGAGTGAGTGAGTGAGTGAGTGAGGTGTGGGTCAACCGACAACTCGTTATCTAGTTAACTTGTTCTCTTACTCCGAGTGAGTGAGTGAGTGAGTGACTGCGTGCGTTAACCGGCATCTCGTCATCTCGTTCGCTTGTCTCTACTCTTACTCAGAGCGAGTAACCGTCACTCGTTATCGTTCTCCCGTTAACTCGTTCCCTGTTCTCTTACTCCGAGGAGTGAGTGTGTGAGTTAACCGTTAACCGTTAACTTGTTAACTTGTTCCCTGTTCTCTACTCCGAGGAGTGAGTGAGTGTGTGAGTTAGCCGTTAACCTGTTATCTCGTTAACTCGTTTTCTTACTCCGAGTGCGTGAGTTAACCGTTAACTTGTTCCCGTGTTCTCTACTCCGAGGAGTGAGTGTGGGAGTTAACCGTTAACTCGTTCTCTTACTCCGAGTGCGTGAGTTAACCGTTAACTTGATCTCGTCATCTCGTTTACTTGTTCTCTTCTGAGTGAGTGAGTTAACCGTTAACTTGTATCTCGTCATCTAGTTAAATTGTTCTCTTACTCTGAGTGAGTGAGTGAGTGAGTTAACCGTTAACTCGTTATCTCGTTAACTTGTTAACTTGTTCTCTTACTCCGAGTGAGTGAGTGAGTTAACCGTTAACCGTTAACTCGTTATCTCGTTAACTTGTTAACTCGTTCTCTTACTCCGAGTGCGTGAGTGAGTTAACCGTTATCTCGTTAACTCGTTCTCTTACTCCGAGTGCGTGAGTGAGTTAACCGTTATCTCGTTAACTCGTTCTCTTACTCCGAGTGCGTGAGCGTGAGTTGACTTAACAGTTAACTCGTTCTCTTACTCCGAGGGAGCGAGAGTGAGTTATCCGTAACTGTTCTCCCGCCCGAGCGGGCGGGCGACAAAAATATCGATCGGTTCGTCCGTCCGTCCGCGAGGCCGAAGGGCGGCGGACGAAAAGGCGTGGATGGGGATGAGTCTAATCGCTAAGGCCGATTACAAAAACCGATTGGAGACCGGGGAGGGGATCACAGCTCCGCGCGGCGCATCCGCTCCAGCTGCCGGCGCCACTCGACCGCGGGCCGCGCGGCCGCCGTGGCCGAGTTGAAGCCGCCGACCACCGCGATGCAGGTCAGCTCGAAGTCGTCCCGCAGGCCGCGCACGTCGTACACGGTCACGGTCGCGACGTTCAGCAGCAGCGCGCCCCGGCGCAGCGAGGAGAAGCGCGCGTGCATGCCCTCGCCCGCGGGGTACACCGGCGAGAGCAGGCGGCCTTCCGCGTCCGCGACCGCCGCCATGTGCCGCTCGTCGACGCCCACCGTGAGGCAGGTCACCGAGGCGGAGCCGTTCGCGCGCACGTGCCCCACCTCCAGGAAGGCGGCCGGCACCAGCGGCGCCGCGGGGCGGAAGAGCGCGCCGAGCGCGAAGCCCAGCGCCAGCAGCGCCAGCGCGCCGAGCAGCCTGCGCAGCGAGGGGTGCATGGCGGCGGCGGTGTTCGGGTGTGGTGTCCGAGGCGGCTGTAGTGTTTCTGCCCGGGCGGGGGGAGGGGCGGTCTCGACTGCGGGCGGTCCTTTTTCACTTTGCGCGGCCGGGAGCGGCGCGGCCGGTCCGCGGAGGGCCGCGGGGCTGAGGCGGCGGGCGGCCGCGGGGAGGGAAGCCGGCGCCCGGGGCCCGGGCTACCCCGCCGCGCGGCCCGCGCCCGCCAGCGCCGCCGCCAGCCGCCGCCAGCGCGGGCCCGCCGCCGCCAGCAGCCCCGCCGCCGAGCGCCCGCGCCCGCCGCGCGAGCGGTCGCGCGCCGAGGCCGCGGCCCCGAGGCGCGCCAGCAGCAGCGGCAGCCGCGCGTCCAGGCGCCGCCGCCGCGAGAGGGACGCGCGCAGCAGCGCCGGCAGCGGCAGCCGCCCCGCCGCGTCCGGGCCGGCCGCCCGCGCGCCCGCCGCCAGCAGCTCGCACACGAGGGCGAGCGAGGGGCGGCGCGCTCGGACCAGGTGATCCACGAGCAGGGTGGTCAGCAGGGATTCTCGGGGAGTGGGAGTCATGTGCGGCGACGCGGAGAGACGCTATGTTAGGCGCGTCCTACTTCATTTTGAAGGTGGTGGGTGAGCAGTGTCAAAACTTGACATCGCCGTTCACTCCGCCGTTAACGCCAGGGTTTATGCCGCCTTTCACTCCGCCGTCGATCGCGCGTCCAGGACACACAATCATGGTTATAACTCATCTAAGTAAGGGAAAGGCATAAAAAGATAAATTCTACGTAAAAAACACAGTTGACATCTGCGTCGCGAACTCTGTTCTCAGATCGGACCCGTCGTTTGGACCGGAGGTGTTCCAGTCTAAATCATAAGGTCCGTATTCGCACGTAGTGTGCTGTAGAATTTTAATCTCTCTTATGCATTGATTGTGACTAATTATGATGTGTGCTTCAAAGGTGAACTCCTCCACATGCGGCACTTCGAATGAGTGCTCTGTGACGGTCACCACGTCGTGTGAGAGGAACACACGGGGGGATGACAGACCCGCCATCACCGCTAGAGATATCCTCAAGCGATTGCTGCGGAGCTTCTCACTGGTTATGTTCGCGCCTGCGTTCCCGTTCGCTGCAGTCAGCCAGGCGCAGTTTGTTCTGATGCGTTGATGTACAGCATCAGTGTGCTACAGATCAGTATACAATAATTAATTTTCATGCGTGTTTGTTTTTTTAGTGTTTGTGTTTGCGTGTGTGAGTGAGTTAGTGTTGAGTGTTTTTGTTAAATATACTTTAAAAATATGTGGTTCAAGTTTCAGTTATTGATACACGGGTAAGATGTTAACACGCTTACACTCACACCTAGTTTTACGGCGTCAAAAAACCTAAAGCAAATCTACAGTGTGTGACACAGCAGCGACAGTCGCACTGCTACCGTACCCGCCGCCAGCAGCGCACAAAAGAAACATATGTGTTTAAAAACTGTTATAAAAAGTTTATTTAATATCATTATCTAGGTTCTTTTGTTGTTGTTGTAGTTGGTGGTGACGTCTGAAACTCACACTTGCACTTTGTATGTTCTTCAACACTTATAGTTTGGAAGTTACTAGTTGCGCCTGTAGATCCAGAAACACCTGTTAACATAACTGTAACGGTTACGTTTGCTGTTTCTATAGCAGTACATATTTGAGATTCGTCGTTACAACAACCACCACATCTTCTAACTGTGACACATCTTGGATTGTACCTTTGTTCTACGTCTCCTGGATACTCAGATATTAACTGAACTACAGTATCTCTAGGTTTACAACTGCTCTTTTCTGACGTATCTAACCAACTACTTAACGATGATGCAGAACTGCTTCCACCACTAGAACTACCTCCCGTAGATCCAGAAAAGCATTCTGGTAAATTATACATACATATCAACAACGCTACCGCAAATTGTAACGTAGTTATCAACTTCATGTCGTCTGAATAGTGTGCTTACAATTGTATATTACTTACCATGTGACGAAAAATAGGCGTTAGTATTTACATTTTTTATGCAACGTGTTAGACTCGAAGCGTATTCAGCGGCTTCGAGTATTGGAACCGGATCCTTAGCGCGCGGCGCAGCAGCGAGACAGCCACCACGCCGAGCACCGTCACCGCGGCCACCGCCAGCAGCAGCGTCCACGGCGGCGTGCCGCCCTCCGCGAGCCCGTGCCGGCTCGCGGGCACGCGGCGCGTCAGCGCGGTCGCCACGCGCGCGAGCGCGCAGTTCGCGGCCGCGTGGCCGCTGTTCACCAGCGCCACGCGCAGCCGGCGGCCTCTGGGGTCTCCGCAGTCGCCCAGGTCCAGCGTCTGGACGTCGATGTTCTGCGCGAGCGCGCTCTCGCCCGCGCAGGCCGGGTCCGGCGTCAGCTGAGGGTGCTCGGGGTCCACGCCCAGCTCCTTCGCGACCGCGAGCTTGTCCGCGCGCGGCAGCTCCGCCAGCGTCTCCGCCAGCGCCGCGGAGGCCAGCGCGAGCGAGTCCGCCGCGTCCGTGTGGCAGCGGTTCAGCACCACCAGCTCGCAGTTCCGCAGGCGGCCGCGCACCGCGCCCACGCGCACCGCGCAGGCGGCCGAGGCCGGCGCCGCGCGCGCGGCCAGCCGGCGCAGGAAGCGCGCGAGGAAGACGTCGTACAGCGAGCCCGGCGCTGCGGGCGTGGGCTCAGGAGGGCGCGGCGGCGTCGGCGGCGTCCGGGGCGTCCGCGGCGGCATTTATCCAGCGGGAGAACACGTCGCGGCGCACCAGCCGCGCGAGGTGCTCGATGGGGTGCGGCGAGGACACGCGCAGCCGGAATCGGTCGCAGGTCCCGCGCGAGCACGAGACCGTGAGCTCCGAGAGCAGCGCGTGGAAGCCCGGGTCCTCCGCGGCGATGTGCGGGTACGCGCGCAGCAGCGTGTGCGCGAAGAAGTGAAAGTCGTAGTACCAGTTCTGCGGCACGCGGATGCTGCCCGCGATCTTGCGGTTCTCGATGGTGGCCACGCGCGCGAAGTCGAAGTCGTTCAGCGCGGCGCGCACGGGCTCCTCGAAGCGGAAGGTCGCGCCCGCCGCGGTCACGCTCAGCGCGCGCGCGCTGTCGAAGATGAGCACGTTGTCGGGCTTGAGGTCCACGTGCAGGAAGTTCGTGCAGCCCGGGAGCTCGTAGATCTTCAGGTACAGCAGCGCGATCTGCAGGAACACGAACTTGAGGAACTCCGAGTGCGGCGCGAAGCCCAGCGCCGCCGCCGCCTCCGGCGAGATCGAGTCCGCGGACCCGCGCGCCAGCGGGAACACGATCACGGCCCCGCGGTCGAACACGTACCGCGCGCGCTTCTCGTGCTCGAAGAAGTGCACCAGGTGGTGGAAGTTGTTGATCAGGTTCACGTTGCTCTGCACGGCCGAGGGGTAGAAGTACGAGATCAGGCGCACGAAGGACTCGCTGTCCTTGCGCGCCTCGAACCAGCGCAGCAGCGGCTTCCTGGCCAGCTCCACCGAGGGCCGCTGCCCCTCCTCCGTGCGCATGATCAGCAGCAGCGTGTGCAGCACGCGCCGGTACAGCGAGTGCAGGAAGCCCAGCCGGTAGTTCAGCCCCATGGCCAGTGCGCAGACCACGAACTCGCGCTCGTCGCCCTTGAGATTGGCGCGCAGGAACCGCGGCACCGTGTACTCCGTGGACGCGTCCATCTCGGACATGCCGTTGCGGTGCTCGAAGACGTACTTGACCACGTAGCGGTCGAAGCGGAACACGATGCCGTACCCGCCCGTGGCCATGTGGTACATGTCGTCGTTCGTGGGCGAGAAGCGCGCGTGCGCCATCTGGAAGTAGGAGCGGTTCACGTACCCGCGCCGCGACATGCGCTCCAGCGTCTCCTTGGAGAAGTTCCCGAAGAATCGCAGCATGCGCACAGGCGGCGCCCAGGTCTGCGTGAAGTCCACCTGCGAGGCCACGTAGCGCAGGTAGATCTCGTCGCCGAGCGAGACCGAGTCCGGGCTCGTGATCGCGCTCGCGCGGCAGTCCGGCCACTCGCGGTCGCAGGGCATGCGCGCGAGCTCGTCCTCCGCGTTGTCCGCGTCCGCACAGTCCGGCGTCTTGCGTCGGCGCTTGCGGTGGTCGTCGTCATCGGCGGCCGCGGCCGCCGCCGCGGGCGTGCGCGGGCGTCCGCCGCCGCGGGCGAGGATCATGGCAGAATAAACAATAAGAGAAGCGGGAGAAAAACAGCAGGGCAGTCAAAAGTCAGGCGGCTGGATCAAATCACTCCGGACGTCACTCGGGTGCGCGGCGGCCGCAGGAGCGGCGCAGGTCGGCCAGCGGTACGTTCGAGAGCACGCGCTCCACCAGCTCGCCGGGCAGCGCGCAGGGTCCCACCTGCCTTTTAAGGCTGGAAACTAAGTGGCATTTGTGGCGCAGATTTATCAGCGCCGCGCGGAGCGGGCTCGCGTACACGGTGATCTCGCGCACGATGCGCAGCGAGCGCGCGGAGACCACGGTGCCGAAGACCTCCGCGCCCACGAGCACCGACAGCGCGCTCACCGCCGGCGTGCCGAGCATGGTGCGCGCGAGCCGCGCGACCTCGCGCTCGCACTCGGTCACGAAGCCCTCGTGCAGCGCGCGCACGGCGGCCGGCAGCGCGCTTGCGCCCGCGCGCGCCACCACGAAGGCCACGGCCTGCCGCGAGGCCTCGCTGGGACCGGCCTCGACCGCGTGCTCGAGCGCGCGCGCGACCGCGGCCGCGCTCGGGCGCGTCGCCAGCGCGGCCGCCAGCGCCCGGTGGTTCTTGTTGATGATCATGTTCGAGAGCGGCATGCGTCCGGCCGCAGACACGGCCGCGGGGTCGCCGCCCTGCAGGATGAGCTTGAGGCAGGCATGCGTGTTGTTGTACCCCGAGGCCATGTGCAGCGGCACGATGCCGTAGCGCGGGTTCTCCTCGTTCACGGAGACGCCGGCCTCCAGCAGCGGGCTGATCAGCGAGCGTCGGCAGGAGCTGCCCATCGCGAGCATGTGCAGCGCCGTGTTCCCGAACATGTTGCGCGCGGAGGGGTTGCAGCCCAGACGGATGAGCTCGCGCATGATGCTCGCGCGCGGGCGCGTGGACTGCGCGTGCTGGTGCAGCAGGCCGTTGCGGCAGAAGTCGGCGGTCGTCACGTCCGAGCCCGCCTCCACGAGCATGTTCAGCAGCTCCAGCGTCGCGCGCGAGGACTTCATGAGCACCGCCAGCGGCGTCATGTCGTAGGAGTCGGTGACGGTCACGCTGGCGCCGCGGCGCAGCAGCGCGCGGATCATGTCGGGGTGCGTGTTCAGCCCGGTCAGGCAGGCGTGCAGCGCCGTGCGGTCCACGCCGACCTGCATGTCCACGTCCGCGCCCATGCCGATGAGCAGGTCCATGATCGACTCCGTCTGCTCGGAGTAGGCGCGGTTCACCGCGCACTCGCGCAGCAGGCTCGAGAGCATGCGCTCCGAGACCGGGCCGTTCCGGCGCGCGGCCCAGGTCAGCATGGCCTCTAGCACGCCCATGTCGATGTGGGTCGCGTTCAGGATGTACAGGTGCGCGGGCGTCGCGCCGCAGCAGCGCTCCGGCGTGTCCACGATCGCGCCCGCCTCCAGCAGCGCCAGGATCACGTCCGCGCGCGGGCTGCGCGTGTGCAGGTACAGGTGCAGCGGCGTCTTGTCGAAGTTGTCCGCGAAGTTCACGTCCGCGCCCTGCGCCAGCAGCATGGCCACCTCGCCCACGCAGGCGCTGTCCGAGTTCAGGATCAGGTAGTCGTACAGCGCCGACTCCATGCTGATGTCGAACTCCAGCTCCGTGCCGGCGGCGTACATGGTGTGGCGTGGGCGGCGCGATCGAATCCCCCATGTTTATTCACTTATTCCCAGAAAAATCACTCGGTCAGCCCGGAGGCCCGCAGGTCTTGCATGGACAGGCACAGCAGCACGCGCGCCAGCACCTCCCGCGGGAGCACGCACCCGCTCAGCGCGCGCTGCGCGCGCTCCACCAGCCGCGAGCGCTGGCGCATGACCGCGATGCGCGCGCAGAGCGGCGCGCGGTAGACCGCGGTGCGCGCCTCGGCCAGCCGCCGAGCGCGGCGCGGGAGCAGGCTCCGCGGCGGCCGCGCGGCCACCAGGATCTCCAGCAGCGAAACCGGTGGCGTGCCGCAGCGCGCGGCGCGCATGACCGCCACCTCCGCGAGGCACTCCGCCACGAAGTCCGCGTGCGAGGTGCGCTCGGGCTCGCCGAGCACCTCGCTCGGCGCGCGCGCGACCACGTACGCCACACAGAGCCGCGAGCACGCGGTCTCGCGCGCGGGCGCGGCCGTGCGCAGCGCCTCCGCCACGGCCCGCGGATCCGGCCGCGTGCGCAGCGCCGCGGTCACCAGCGCGGGGTTGCCGTTGGCCACCAGCTGCGCCAGCGGCGTCACGCCCGCGTGGCTGCGCGCGACCACGTCCGCGCCGAGCGCGATCAGTCGCCGGCACGCGCGCGGGTTCGCCGGCGCCGCCAGGTGCAGCGGCGTCTTGCCCGAGTTGTTGCGCGCGTCCACGCTCGCGCCGGCCGCCAGCAGCGGGCCCACCAGCGAGTCCTTGCAGGAGGAGTGCGTCGCGGCCGCGTGCAGCGGCGTGTTCCCGAAGCGGTTCCGCGCCCGCGCGCCGCAGCCGCGACGGATGAGCTCCCGCACCACCTCCGGCCGCGGGCGCGCGGACTGCAGGTGCTGGTGCAGCAGCGAGTCCAGACGCACGTCCACCGCGTGCACGTCCGCGCCGGCGTCCAGCAGCAGGCGCACGAGCTCCGCGGTCGCGGCGCGCGAGCGCACGAGCACCGCCAGCGGCGACATGCCGCAGAGGTCCACGGCGTTCACGTCTGCGCCGAAGCGCAGCAGCGCGCCGATGGTGCCCGGGTGCGTGGACATGCCCGTGAGGCAGACGTGCAGCGGCGTGCGGTCGACCACGCTGGTGGCGTTCACGTCCGCGCCCGCGTCCACGAGCACCTGCATCACGCGCTCGGTGAGCGTCTCGTCGAAGGCGCGGTTGACCACGAACTCCTTGAGCACCACGGAGGCGAGCTCGGCGCGGTCGCAGTCCTCGGAGACGCGTCCCTCCTGGACGAGCATGCGCAGCACCTCGACGTCGATCTGGGCCGCCATGAGGCAGAGGTGCACGGGCGTGCAGCCGCAGCAGGTCTCCGGGAGGTCCACGCGCGCGCCGGCGTCCAGCAGCGCGCGCACGACGTCGCGGTCCGCGCCGGAGCGGCTCATGTACTGGTGCAGCGCGGTCTTCCCGAACTCGCCCGCATAGTCCACGGAGGCGCCCGCGGCCAGCAGCCGCCGCACCTCCTCCGCGCGGACCTCGGGCGCGTCCGCGATGTAGTCGTAGAGCGCGACGCTGATGCTCGCGTCCATGGCGGCTTCCGCGGGGCGAGACGAGAATGGGTCATTGCCTTTCAATTATAGCGGTATGCATGGAGAGTAAAAAATATGCATCTGTGAAAATTAGATTTGCTATACAGTAGGAACGATAATAAATATATACTGAGGTAAATGTGTAAATGTTTATTGTTTTGTAGTAATTTGTTACAAAGCATATTGTCAGATTAGTAAGGAATAATAAACTATAACTCCGTGTATCTGCACAAAAGTGCCTCTGATAAACCAGTTATAGTTCATTGTTATCTATCTGCGCATCACACAGGCGAGCTCGTCGGTCGTCAGCAGCGCGAGGATGTGCGTCACCAGCTCGGGCGGCAGCGCGCACGGGCACACCAGGGCGGCCAGGCGCTCCACCAGCGCGGACTTGCGGCGCACGCGCTCCATGCGCGCGGCCAGCGCCGCGCGGTAGACGCAGACCTCCGCCATCGAGCGTCGCGCCGCCTTCGCGGAGACCAGTGTGTTCGGCCGCGCCGTCAGCAGCGCGAAGAGCGTCGTCGGCGGCGCGCCCAGGCGCGTGCGCCGCAGCAGCGCGACCTCCGCCTCGCAGGCGCGGATCGCGGCCGCGTGCACTCGCGCGCTCTCCGCACTCAGCAGGTCCAGCGCGCCGCGCAGCGCCAGCGCCATCACGCACTCGCGCGTGGCCGCGCTCGGCGTGCGCGCGTTCACGCGGTTCACGGCGCCGGCCACCGGCGCGTCCGGCGCCAAGGGCAGCGCCGCGCGCAGCGCGCGAGCGCAGTTGTGCCGCACCATGCCCAGCAGCGGCGTGTTCTCGTCCAGGTCCGCGATCGCGGGGTCCGCGCCCGCGGCCAGCAGCCGCGCGCAGGCCGGCGGGTTGAACACGGCCGCGAGGTGCAGCGGCGTCTGCAGCCGCGCGTTGCGCGCGTTCACGGACACGCCCGCGGCCAGCAGCGGCCGCATCAGCGAGGCGCGGCAGGAGCTGCCCATGGCCATGCTGTGCAGCGCCGTGTTGTCGAGCAGGTCCGTGCCCGCGGGGTCGCAGCCGGCGGCGACCAGCGTCTCGATCACGGCCGCGCGCGTCTTGAAGGACTCGCAGTGGTAGTGCAGCGCCGTGCGCCGGATGATGTCGCGCGCGAGCGGGTCCGCGCCCGCGGCGATGAGCGCCCGCAGCGTCGCGGGGTCCACGTCGCGCGAGCGCAGGAAGGCGTGCAGCGGCGTGCGTCCGTACGCGTCGCGCGCGTTGGGGTCCGCGCCGAGCGCGATCAGCGCGAGCGCCACCGGCGCGGCCACGAAGAAGCCGGACAGGTACAGGTGAAGCGGCGTGCGTCCGAGGTCGTCCTTGGCGTTCACGCGCGCGCCGCGCTCGACCAGCAGCGCGATTACGGCCGCCTCCGCGCCGCCCATGAAGCCCTCGCGGTTGAAGTACTCGAGCAGCGCGTTGAGGTTGCGCTCGAGGTCGCCCATGCGCGCGCCGTGGCGCATGAGTGCGCGCAGCGTGTCCGGCGTCACGGTCCCGAAGCACATGTAGGAGTGCAGCGCCGTGAACCCGCAGAGCGAGGCTGCGTTCACGTCCGCGCCCGCGGCGAGCAGCAGCCGCACCGCGTCCAGCTCTACCGGGTTGCAGCGCATGAGCATGTGCAGCGGCGCGTACCCGTGCGGGCCCACGAAGTTCACGTCCGCGCCCGCGCGCAGCAGCCGCGCCATGCGCTCCACGTCCGGGCGCTCCTCGGCCTCCAGGTACAGGTACAGCGCGCCGGCGGCCTCGCGCTCCGCGCGCTCGAACTCCTCGTCCATGCCGGAATGTGTGTGTGGATTAGCCGAATGACAAGTTTGGTGGGGAACCGAACGGCCGGCGACAATTTTCCCGGATTCCTATTCACTGTCGTATTTCAGTTTAAGCCGATAAAAAGATCAGGGTAGGTAACTAATTAAGTGCGGCGCAGCACGCGCACGCCGAGGAACAGCAGGCCCACGCCCGCCATTACGGTACCGACACCTATAGAGCGGTGCAGCCAGCGCCGCGACCGGTGCACGCGCGCGACGGTCTGCAGCCAGGCGGCGAGGTCGTCGTTGGCCGTGGACGGCATGCGGTCGAAGAGCACGTGCACGAGCCGCATGAAGTCGATGAGCCGGCGGCCGCGCGTCCAGAGACGGCCCATCTGCGCGCAGAGCTCGACCGCGGTGACCATGCGGCCGGGGGAGGTGGGGGCTTCGAGCAGCGCGGAGACGAGGGCGGCGGGGATGTGCGAGTTCTCGGGGTTCGCGCGGTAGTCGCCGGCGTTGGAGAGCTCCCGCAGCAGCGGGGACCGGACCTCGTCGCCGGAGATGCGAAGGGCCGCGAGCGCCTCGCGCTCGCGCGGCGTCAGCTGCTCCTCGACCGCGGCCGCGTACTGCCCCGCGAGGTAGGCGGCCACGACGGCGGAGGAGTCGATGTCGTTTCTGTTTGCCATTGTAGCGTGTGCGGTTGGCGGGGGGTGTAGTGTGAGGTATTAGTGTTACGGCGACCGATCGAGTACGAATGCTGGATAGTTAATTTTTATGTTTTCACCGTCCCGATAAAAATCAGTCCCCGAGCATCTCGGCGACGGCGCCGAGGACCTGGCGCTCCTCCTCTTCCTCCTCTTCGATGGCCTGGCCGACGCCGTCGTCGTCCTCCTCGATGCCGGAGTCGCTGTCGCCCCAGCTGTCGTCGGCGTCGTCGCTGTCGTCCTCGTCGGACGACGAGAACGCCGAGTACGAGTCCGAGGAGTCGCTGTCGTCCTCGCTGCGCGCGCGCTCGTCCCCGGACTCCGGGCCCGAGCTCTCGTCGTCCTCGTCGGAGTCGGAGTCCGCGCGCGCCGCGCCCGCGGGCGCCCCGGGGTCCTGGTCGAACTCGATCTCGAAGTCGTGCGCCTCCGCCTCCATGTCATCGTCGGCGGCCGCGCCTCCGCCCGCCGTCTCCATGGCCTCCGACGCCGCCTCGCCCGCGGCCGCGGGGGAGCCGCGCGCGCCGGCGCCGCCGGCCGCCTCGCCGTTCGCCGCGCGCTCGGCCGCCGCGATCATGGCGGCGGCCGCGCCGGCCGCGATGACCTCCTCGCCGCGCACGAAGAGCGCCGCCGGCTCCGCGGGCGTCGGGAACACGCAGAGCCCGTCCATGCGCGGCTCCTCCGGCGGCACGTACACCATGCCGTAGGCCGCGCGTCCGTTCTCCACGCAGGCCGCGAAGGCCGGCACGGTGCCCTCCATGAAGAGCCGGATGGCCGAGAAGGTCGCCGCCCACACCACCGAGGGGAGGGGGCCCATGTCGCCGCGGCCGCTGCGGATCGCGCGCACGCGCACCCAGCGCTGCGAGGCCAGGCGGATCTCCGCGAGCAGCCCCGCGGCGCGGTCGCGCGCCAGCGGCGGCGCGAGCACCACCGTGGCGCCGCGGCAGATTTCCGCCAGCGGCCACACCGCGGTGCGCGCGACGTGCGGGCGCGCCTGGCAGCACACGCACTCGTCGTCGATCATCTGCGCACCGGCGTTATTGTAGCGCGCGTTAAACTCAGTAATCATGATCATGAGCTTGCAGATTTCGTGGTAGCACTCTTCCAAGTCGATGCGCAGTTTCACGATATGGTTGACGATCTTGCACGCCTTTCGCCGCGTTTCCGCCACGTTGGCGACTCGGACTTGCGCGTCTTGATCGATGGATGGCGGAAACACCTCGAACCCAAGGTCACACAGTTCGGCGGTGGGGATCAGTGTCACGATGATGTAGTCCACGTCGCCACCGACCTGCGGCAGGAAGAACATTGACCGCACAGCGGGAACGACAAGGACGTCGCCTTCCTGCATGTTAGTTTTGAGGAACTTGGTGTTGTTCACGGCGATGCCGGCCATGCCCTCGTTTTTGATACACATTATGGTGACGTACGCGGCGACCGTGGGGGCCATGTGGTGGCGCATGTACCACTCGCCGTGCTTGAGTTTCAGACCGTGGCATTCACCGACCTCAAAGTGCATGTTAGTGTCTCTGATGTGCCGCGAGAACTCGCTGCGGCAGATTCGGGCGGGCGCCCGGTGGAATGTCGACTCGAAGAGGTTGATGTGAGTCCATTCACCGACGTGAGTCACGACCGCAGAAACGTTGGTGATGCGGGTTTCGATCACCGAGTCCACGAGCACCGGACAGTTGGTTCCGGGCACTGTCAGCACCAAGGGCCGCGCCTCCACGGGGGCGACGGACGAGGCCACGGAGTCGGTTTCCCCGTACCCGTACTCGTCGTCGGAGTCGCCGCCTCCGTCGGCCCTGTCGCGCGGCCGCCGCAGCGGCATGCAGCCGGTGGCGGGAACGCACTGGCCTCGTCGGCCGAAGCGGCCAAGCAGTCTCGTCAGGGCTGACATCCTTGGACGGCCACACCAAGACCAAAAAAACATATTTTATCAGTTATTTGTCGATTTTCACCGGCTCACCGAGGGCAGGACCTCCTGGATCCCGGACACCCCCGCCAGGCAGCGGGCCGCGCGCTCGCGCACCCAGAAGCGGTCCGGGCCGTGCCGGAGCACGAAGGCCGAGGTGAAGTGGCAGTCCACGCGCTCGATGAAGCCGTGCACGGCGCGGCGCGAGTAGCTCGCCGCGAAGGCTCGGACCACGGCCGAGCAGCGCCCCGAGGGCGAGTCGTCCGCCTCCAGCGCCAGCGGCATGCTCGCGATGCGCGACATCAGGTTCGAGGTCTGCGGGATGTTGAGCTCGCGCGTGGCGGTCATCTGCGCCTCCAGGCCCGTCTTGAGCACCTCCTCGCTGCGGGCCCACTCCAGCGCGCAAAGCACGCGGATCTCGTACCCCTTGAGTCGCTGCGCGGTCTCGATGTCCACGGAGGTGAGCACCGCGCTGAAGCAGAGGCTCTCCTCGTCCGCGGGGTCGAAGAGCACGGGGATTTTGACCTCCGCGCTGCGCGTGACCTCGCAGAGCACGATCGCGAGCAGTCCGCGCGTGAGCTTGCTCACCACGCGCGGCTTGCCCACGGGGTACAGCTGGCTCGCGACCTCGCGCAGCGGGTACGCCAGTCGGAAGCAGCGCGCGTCCGCGGGCACCGGGCTCGCGCCCGTCTCCTCGAGGAAGAGCGCGGCCTCGACCATGTTCAGCGCGGAGAAGTGCACCGGGCAGGCGCCGCAGCCGCGCGCGGCGTTCGCGAGCACCATCTCGCGCAGCCCGCGGAAGGCCGCCATGTCGCAGGAGGGGAAGATGCGCGCGAGCGCGGCCTGGTGCGCGAGCGCCGCGTCCGAGAGCGCCTGCGCGGCCGCGGCGGCGGCCTCCTCGGCGGCGGCAGCGCTCTCGTCCGCGGAGATCACGTCCTCGGGCACGTCCACGCAGGTGCCGCCCCAGAACTCGCAGTACTCGGAGAAGAGCGTCGCGGGCGCGAAGCGCGCGAGGTCCACGAAGGAGACGCGGTTTCCGAGCCGCGAGAGCAGCGTGTTCTCGGAGATGCGCGTCCAGCCCTTGCCGGCGAGCTCCATGACCTGCCGCGTGTCGAAGAAGGAGCTGTAGAAGCCGTAGACGGTTATGCTCTCCCGGCAGGTGGTCAGCCACATGAGGAAGTCGCGCACCACCAGCCGCGCGCTGTCGCCGGAGAACACGGGCCCGGGGTGCGTCACGATGGAGTTCAGGCGCACGCGCCCGTCGCTTCCGAAGCGGTACACGAACCAGGCGGCCACGCTGTTGCCCGAGGGCGTGTGGATGTGCGGCTGCGCCCAGGAGGCGGCGCTCGCGGCCGTGCGCACGTCGTGCGAGAGCACCTCGGTCTCGGGGCGCGTGTAGTTCGCGGGGTCCTTGATCCAGACGGCGTAGCTGCCCACGCAGCACACGTTCATGAGGTCGAGCAGCGTCTGGCTGCGGACGGGCGTGCCCAGCCGCCGCACGGCGTCGTGCGAGACCATGCGCAGGTCGTAGAGGCCCACGTCCGAGAGCCACTGGTTGAGCTCGTCCATGGAGTGGGCGTCGCGCGGCGGCGGGCTGTCTTCGAAGGCGGCGCGGAGCTCGGGCTCGACCTCCGCGCGCGTCCGGAGGATGTCCAGGAAGGGGCTGGCGGAGTCGGGGATGTAGCAGGCGGGGTCGTGTCTGGACACTATAGCGAACCGCTGCGTCGCGGGCGCGGGCGCGGGCGGCGGAGCTACTGCGTCGGCGCGTGCCTCGATGAAGGTGCACGATATACGCACGGACTTGAGCGAGGGCAGGACGACCGCGGCGGTGCGCACGCCCTCCGCGTCGAAGATCATGGTCTTCCCGTCCCTCGCCTTCGCGAGCGCGTATTCTCCAGGCACGAGGTCCGTCAGCGGCTGCTCGTCCCAGGCCTGCCGGCCCGAGACGCCGCTGCACACCTTCCCCCAGAACCCCAGCATCCTCCTAACGGGAAATAAGGACGGCCAATAGCGGGGCTTGCGGGCGTTCGGACCTTCCGCGCTTTAATTTTAATTTATTGGCTTGCAGAAGTCCGAGCGCCAGTCCCGCTCGAAGACCGCGGACAGGTCCTTGACGATGTCGCCCTTCTCGGCGTTCACGCTCACGAAGGCGTGGTAGCGGTAGTGCGTGCCGTCGAGGTTGGCCACCGTCACGTGCGCGAAGGTGTCGTCCACGATGAGCAGTTTGGTGTTGTTGGCGGCGTCGTCGCGGCCCGGTATCACGAACTTGCGCACGGACATGTCCACGCTGCCCACGCCGAAGTCGTTGAGGCTGCGCGCGGCCGAGAGCGAGAGCGGGTCCGCGTTCTTCCACTCGGTGGTGATGATGCGCACGCGCACGCCGCGGTTGATGGCCGCGCGCAGCAGCGCGTCGATGATCTGCGGCCAGTACTCCACGGCGCTGGCGTGCTTGATCACCGGCACCATCGAGAGCAGCGAGAGGTCGATGCTGTTGTTCGCGTTCTCGATGCGGTGCAGCACGAGGTCCTCGTCGAGCGTGCGGTAGAAGCCCAGGAAGCGCTCCGGCGAGTCCGAGAAGAAGACGCCGCCGCCGGAGTGGTTCAGGTGGAAGTCCGTGGCCGTGGGCGTGACGATGGCGCAGCAGAGCCGCGTGAACGGCACCTTCGGCTCCACGATCATGGAGTAGAAGGTGTTGTAGCGGTTCATGAGGTCCGCGGCCAGGTGCTTGTTGGTGGAGTAGAGCCCGAGGTTCTTGATGGTGGACACGGAGCCGCCCGTGAGCGAGGCGCTGCCCACGTACCACTGCCCCGCGTCCGAGAGCCAGAAGCTGCCGAGCAGGTTGCCGACGCCCTCCTTGGTGGACACCTTGACCTTGTAGTAGTTCACGCCCGCCTCGCGCAGCTCGTCCGCGTCCTTGTCCTTGCTCTGCACGTCCACGAGTATGGTCACGTTGACGCCGTCCTTGGCGAGCGTGCAGAGCTTGTCCTTGACGTCGACGCCCTCCTTGGTCGAGCTCAGGTTGCAGCAGAAGCTGCAGATGTACAAAAACTTCTTCGCGGACTCGGCGATGGCGGTGAAGCAGTCGAGCGTGCTCATGTTGCCCTGCGCCAGCGAGGCCACCTCCGCCGGCAGCGTCTCCACGACGCGGCAGTCCGCGCCGACGGGGATGGAGGAGAAGGGCCACATAATTATTTATCTCACAAAAAAGTTAGGGCTTCAGGGAAAGTCTTGTAGCAGGCGGGCGAGATCTCCGAGTTCCTTCATCAGCTCTTCCATTTCCTCTTGGTTCAACAACTGGAGTTCCGACTTCATTTGTAAATCGTCGAGGAACTTGTCTAACATTTCTGACATCTCTTCGGGAGAACACTGTTCTACTTCTTCGGGAGTAGGTGGCTCAGGTGTAGGCATTAGGTCCCCGTTAACTTGTACACCTTCCAACATTCTGTCGATGAGGCTTTCGACGTCGAGACGAGGTCCGTAGATGAGCATTGTAGTGTTGTTAGGAGGTAGGTGGATGCGAGAGTTAGTGTTATAGCGACGGCCAACGTGTGCCTATCACGCGTACATTTTCAATAATTCACAAACTCGTCCTCCTGCGCCTGCTCGAGCAGCAGCTCGTCCAGCTCCTCTTGCCGGCGCGCGGCCACGCGTCGCTCCGCACAGGCCACCATCAGCTCCAGCCCCACGCCGCACAGGCCCAGCAGCCCGAACACCACCGCCGCCGAGATCGACAGGCCCAGCAGCACCGACATCGCGCACGCATCCGGCTATTTAATCGTTCTGGAAACGTATTAATATGGGCGTCGTCGTGTGCGGGTGTCTCTTCGTGTGGGCGGGCTGGGTAGCGCGGCGCGTGCGCGCGCTCTGCGACTCGCTGCGTCGGAAGTTCGTGCGCAACGAGGGCTACGTGTCCGTAATCCAGACCTGCGACGACGACTACTTCACCGAGGAGGAGTTCGACGACGGCAAGCAGGTGGTCGCGCTCATGCGCAACGTCTCCCGCGTGGTCGCCGCGCCCGCGGGCGTGACCGAATAAGTTAGCATAAGGAGAGGGGGAGAAAAAGCGGCCGTCGTCATACGATGAACTCGCGCACGACGGCATCGGAGGTACTTGTGTCCGGGAGCTCCACTTTCTGTAAGGCCGATCTGCACACGAAGCAGACGTCTGTGTTGGTGGGGGAGATGCAGTGGTTGTGGTAGCCGTGACCGCACGCCATTACCATGAACGGACACGCGCCGGGGCAGCCCGCGTTTATGCATCCTTCGGGCGCGCGCTTGTTGCAGATGTAGCAGACGTCGGGACATGCCAGTGTGCAGGACACGGCCAGCTTCCACCGCTTCACCTTCACGGGCATGGCTAGTTGAACACCACCATGGGCGAGTCGCGGGCTTCTAGACGGAGGTTCAGGGTAAACCGTTTCGTGCCTTCAACAGTCCTTCTCTTTGCAATTTTCTCTTTGCATAGGCCGATCAGCGACATCTCGGCCAGACGCGCGTCGTTGCCCAGGTGCCGCGCAACCTCCTCGACGCTCACGCCCGTCTTACCGGCCTCGTCCATCAGCACGATGCAGACCAGGTGCGCGCTCGAGCAGATGACCTCCTGCTCGCGTCCGCCGGCCGCGGTGATGGTGATCTCCGCGCGCCCGAAGGCCGCCAGCGGCGCCACGTCGTAGGCGGTGTCCGCGCGCGCGATCACCGACTCCACGGCCGCGCGCAGCGACTCCGGCGGCGTCAGCACGGCCGTCGGCACCGGCGTGGGCACGGTGTACACATTCACGGGCATGAGCGCCATCTCGGGGTCGTGGCCCTGGGCCTCCTCGCCGTCGTGCTCCATGGGCTGCGGCGGCGGCAGCAGCGGCAGCAGCAGCCGGCCGGACATGAGTCGGCGCACGAGGTCGTTCAGCGAGGACGATACCAGCATCGGGTACATCTCCATGGCCAGCTTCAGCGAGATGTGCTTCTCGACGTTCACGCCGGTGTAGAGGCTCTTCACGATGCGCGCGAAGGCCACGCGCGCGAAGGCCGCGAGCTCCTCGCGCGGCAGGCGCCCGATGTACGAGAGCAGCATGTCGGTCTCGCAGGGAGGAGCGGCGATGACGGCGCCGTAGAGCGTCTTGCCCGAGAGCTTGGTGAGCACGGCCTCGTGCAGGCCCTGGGTCTTGAGCACGGCCACGTAGTTCACGTACAGACAGAGCGCGCGCTCGAGGCTGCTCTCCGCGATGTGCGCCTCGATGCACTCCACGACGAGCGGGCCCATGCGGTCCTTGACGAGCTCCATGAGCCCGCTGGTGGTGTAGCGCGAGCTCATGAGGCACGTGCGGCAGTACGCCAGCAGGCCCTCGAGGTCCATCGCGATCACGTCCTCGACCACGTTCGCGACGACGCGCGACCAGAGCCGCACCTTGCTCACGTTGCAGTGCCGCACCATGTCCATGAGCTCGTCGTAGGAGCCCTCCGGCTGGCGCGCGCGCTCGATGATGTGTCCCGCCATGGTGCGGCTGTAGCGCATGATCTCGTTCGTGAAGCGCACGCACGCGTCCTCGGTGAAGAGTGCGTTCAGGCAGGAGTAGCAGCGGTCCGCGACGAGGTGCGGAAAGCGGCACTCCACGACGCCGCGGCCCAGCGGCGGCACGCACTCGCCGTACATCTCGTCCATGGACTCGCGCAGACAGTCGTCGAAGATGTCCGTGTTGTGCGCCCACTGGACCACGCAGAGGTAGGGCTCGATGTTCTCGCGCGCGTTGTCCGTCTCCTGCACCATGTACTCGAGCACGACCATGTCCTCGTTGATGTCGGTGCCCAGCGAGCGCCCGGGCGGCATCCAGCTCTTGCGCGCGATCGCCTCGCGGATGCACGCGATGGCCGTGAAGCTGCTGATGCGCATTTTGGTCAGCAGCCGCCGCAGTCGCGACATGTGCGCCACGGAGAGTTCCATCTCCATGGCCTGGCCGACGAGGCGCGTGAGTTCATCCTCCATGGCGGCGGCCGAGGCTCCGCGGGCAGACATATGCGAACAACGGTAAGCCGTGCTATTTCATTTTTGGACAAAAAGCGTCATGGGCAAAAATCGATCATCACTCGTCGTTCACGCTCATGCGGTCCAGGTTCCGGCACAGCGAGAGCACTTCGTCGCGCGCGCGCCGGCGGCGCCGCCGCTCGCCCGCGCGCCGCGCGTCCGCGAGCGCCTGCCGGTACATCACGGTGTCCGCGTACCCGTGCAGCATCCCGCGGTTCGGGCGCCGCGGACTCGCGCCGCCGGATCCGCCCGACCTGCCCGCGGGCGACGGCGGCGGTCGACGCTCGCGCCTCTCGCGCGAGAAGTGTGCGTGCATGGCCAGGATGCTCCCGAACGGAATCATGTACCGGTCCATGAGGCACTGGCTGGCCGCGGACGGCTCTCGCGGGTGCATCGCGCCGCCGCCCACGTCCACCATGACGTCGCGCAGCACGCAGCGCAGCATGGTCTCCATGCCGTCCACGGGCTTGAACCGCGACGGCGAGGCGTCCACGTAGAAGCCGTCGGCCACGAAGTAGAGCGCGTCCAGCCCGCCGAGCTTCTCGCCGAGTCCGAAGAAGAGCTCCTCCACGCGCCAGTCCACCACCGAGGCCTTGAAGAGCACCACGTTCTGGATGCTGTGTGAGCGCGCGAGATCCCAGGTGTCCTCGCCGATCGCTTCCGCGGAGAGGCGGCCGCTCACGCGCACGCTCACGACCGGCGTCATCCCGTTCTTGTAGCAGAACTGCCGCGCGAGCTCCTCCTGGCGCACGATGTCCGCCATGCTCTCCATGAAGGAGGAGGTGAGCACCAGCGCGGGCCGCGTGGCGCGGCTCACGTTCTCGTCTACCTCAACTTCCATCTGCATCCTGCCGACCAGCCTAATCCTCCTATCGGATTTACATTTTATTCTTGGATCTGTCTGGACGCGTCTCGCTGCGCGGACGCCGCAGTCGCGGCGGCGACACGCACGCGTTGCGGCGGCCGGCGCGCGTGAGCTGACGCAGAGGGTCGCCGCTGACCGAGCGCCGCAGTCGCGTCACGCGGCAGTGTCTAGGCGGCCGCCAGAGTCTCGCGCGATCCGGGCGGTCCATTTTAGCCTCCTCGCGGCGTTTCCGTAGGGGAGTATTTTCATCGTAATTAAATGGAGAACGGCAAGGTCATCCAAAAAAAGCCGTTTATCATCCATGTGGATGGGGTGGGGAGGGTCCTCGTTCTCAAGTATGTCCGGATGTGCGACGTGACCGAGGCCAAGTGCGAGGGCTCTCGCGCCTCCTGCGTGCTCAAGATCGACCCTCCCCGATCGCCCAGTTGCGAACGTAGGCCACAACTCCCTCCAACTCCTCCCTGTCCCATGCGGTCGCCCCCCGGGTCTCCGCTACGGGCTCCTCTGATGCAGACGCAGCTCCTCCAGGGGCTGTTCGAGACAGCCAAAACGAACGGCGAGCAGATGGTGTGTCGCCGTCAGTAGACTTCCGTAGCACAGCCAACCCTCAGTGAGTGATCACGTTTTTCGCGATGTCGATCACGCCGTGCGTGCCCGTCTTGCGCTCGCGCTCCACCACGCCGGTCACGGGCCGCGCGTCCGAGACCAGCGAGCCCAGCATCGAGCGCACCGCCGCCTCCGCCGAGGGGTGGTGCGTGAGCAGCAGGAACATCACCACGTGCGCGGAGACGCCGCGGCGGCTGAGGTCGTGCACGGCGTCGCCGTCCATGAGCACCGTGTTCGAGAAGTAGGTGAACAGCGTGTCCTCGCGCACCAGGAACGCCGAGTTCGAGACGCTCTCGAAGTCCACGATCTCGTCGTCCTGCACGCCCATGTCCAGCAGCGTCTGCACGAGCGCGGGCTCGTCCAGGAAGACCACGGCGCGCGCGAACCCGCAGTCCAGCGCGCGCGCGTCCGCCTCCAGCACGCGCGAGGCGCCGCCCGCCTCCGCCGGCGGCAGGAAGGCGCAGGGCAGCGGCGTGCGCCCGTCCGCGGGCGCGTCCCCGAGCTCCTCGCGCGCGAAGGCCAGCAGCGTCTCCATGCGCGCGCGCGCCTTGTCGAAGTTGCCCGCGAGGTCGCGGATGCGGTCCGTCTGCGAGAACATCTTCAGCATGGCCATCAGCTGCACGAAGGGGTGCAGCACGTAGATGTTGTCCACCTGCAGCGTGGGCAGCGCGCGCAGCGTGCTCTGCCGCACGTTGAAGCTGTCCAGGATGTGTCCGCCCTCCTCGTCCTGCAGCACCACGTAGTTCTTCAGGTACGGCACGCGCAGCAGCACGGTCTGCCGCCCCGTGACGAAGTAGATCAGGAAGGCGAGGTTGATCAGGAACGGGCGCGCGTTCGTCTGCACCATGTCGATGTCGCCGTACTCGATCTCGGGGTTCAGCAGGTGCAGCGCGTACGAGCCGTAGCACACGCAGCGCTTGTTGTGCCGGCGCAGGTGCTCCTTCACGAGCCGCTTGACCACCTCCACGAGGTCCGAGTGCTTGTGCCGCGCCATCGGCGCGGCCTCCTCGGGCGGCGACAGCACCGCGTACGAGCGCAGCGCGCGCGTGGCAATCTCGCGCGCACCGGCCGCGTCCACGCGCCGCACCGCCGCGTTGATCGCGGGCATCGGCGTCGTTAGCGAGCCCAGCGTGCGCGTGAACTCGCTCACGATAACGCTCTGCAGCTCCAGCACCGTCAGGATCTGGCCCAGCTTCTCCAGGCGCCGCTGCCGCGAGAAGTACTCCTCGATGCGCGCGGCGATCTCCTTCTCGGAGCCGCCGAGCTTCTTGAAGAAGCGGCGCCGGCTCTTCACCACCAGCGAGAGAAAAAGCTTCCGGTCGAAGTTGAGGACGCGGGTCATGTTGCGGCGCTGCGCGCGCAGGAGCACGCAGCGCTCCATGGAGGGGCGCGCGCCGAGGTACTCCTCGATCACGGGCGGAGCCATGACAGCTCTCTATTTTCTGAACGCGCGATTATTGTACAGCGCAAGCCGCGCGCAGACCTGCTGGCACAGCAGCGTGGTGTTCCGCATGCAAACCTTGGAGGACTCGATGACGCGCTCGTTGGGCCCCCAGGCGCGCAGCTCCGTGAGCTCCTGCTCGACGAAGCCCACAGGCTCCACGAAGCGCTCCGCACAGAGCCCGTCCGTGAACGCGTTCACGATCTGGCGCACGAGCACGACCACGTCCACCTGCTCCACGAGGCGCACGCCCATGGCGATGTGCACGAAGAGGCAGCGGAAGAGCGCGTCCATGGCCATCTGGTGGTCCGAGCAGGGCCCGACCGCGGTCTCGCAGCCCAGCGCGAAGCGCCCGATGCCGCGGTACTGCACCAGCTCCGAGGGCGAGAAGGAGAGCCGCTCCATCTTGAGCACGTGCGGCGGGCGCGCCGGCAGTCCGCGCGCGAGGTCCAGCACCGGCGTCCACCCGGGCGTGAACATGTCCGGGATCAGGAAGAGCCCGTAGCTGGCCATGCGTGCGATGTCGAAGGTGTGGTCCACGACCTTGTTCACGGCGCTGTCCGCGCGGCTCACGCGCAGCGCCTGCAGGATCACGTTGCCGGAGGCGTGCCGCGTGATCGCGAGGTCCGCGGTCGCGTACCCGCGCAGGCCCGGCACCGCGTACGCGGTCAGACACACGGCCAGGCGCGCGCTGTGCTCCGAGGAGAAGATCTCCTGCTCGTAGCCCTCCTCGGGCTCCTCGCACTCGCGCGGGCGCCGCACGTCCGCGACCGAGCGCAGCCGCATCTCGCCCTCGGATACCAGGCAGCCCAGCGACTCGCGCACCGCGGGCGCGAGCACCTCCTCGGCGCAGAGCGCGTCGTGCACGCGCTTGAGCGCGTGCGGCTTCAGCGCGTAGCCGAAGAGCAGCCGCGCCATGCGCGGGCCCGAGAACGCGAAGCGGCGCACGTACTCCTCCGCGAGCTCGGGCCGGTCGTTGATCCAGGAGGTAGAGAAGACGTAGTCGGTCGCGAAGGGGTCCGCGCCGACCGCGAGCAGCGTCTTCAGCGAGACGGTGTCGAGGAAGTCCACGACGTCGGGGAAGTTCTGGCGCACGCAGGCCTCGGCCACGCGCGGCGTGTGCACGCACATGTCGGTGACGGCGACGCGGTGCCCGGACTCCACGATGGCGACGCAGACGTCCTCGGTGACCTCGTCCACGGACACGGTCCGCAGCAGCTTGCCGAGCACGTCGCCGAAGCCGCCCTCGAGCGCCTTGCGCCACACGAACCCGGTGTCGAACTTGCCGGGGAAGTCCGCGATCGCCGAAAGCTCCGCGTGCGAGAGGTTGTCCACGTTGAGGTAGGTGGCGGCGTCCACGAAGATGGGCCCGAAGGCGGCGGTGTCGGAGACGCGGTCCCTGAGGTAGTCCTTGGCGTAGTGGAGGTATTCCTGCACCTGCCCGGCGCGGATGCGCTCGAGCGCGAAGTTCTTCACGGTCTCGGAGCAGAGAACGGAGTGCCGCAGCCCGTCCAGCGTGCGCCGCACGTCGTAGACGCCGCGCATCTGCGCGAGCATCTCGACGGCGTCCGCCGGCGTCGCGGCCGCGAGCCCCGGGTTCGCGGGAGGTATCCTGTGTTTGGCGAGCATGCGCTTGAGGAAGCCGAGGTCCAGCGGCCGCGTGGTGTACAGCGCGGAGGCCATCTCGGGGCGCGCCTCGACGATGTCCTCCATCATCTCGTCCGTGAAGGCCGCGTTGATGTTGTGCACGCTGCGCGCGTTCACGTGCAGCAGGATGTTGTCCACCTCCTCGGGGAAGCGCTCCTCGATGAGCCGGACGTCGTCCTCGGTGATGTTCATGTAGGGCACGCAGCGGCAGAGTAGCGCGTAGTCCGCGAACTGCGCGAGGTAGGGCGTGTGGAACTCGATGTGTCGCGCGAATAGCGCGCCGCAGCGCCGCCGCGAGAGCTCCTCGAGCAGGTCCTCGGGCGTTACGTGCTGCGGGCGGAAGAGGTGTAGGTGCGTGGGGTGCTCGGCGGCCACTGTCGCGTACAGCCGCCGCGGGAGGTACTTGGGGTGCACGCCGGTGAGCATGAGGTCCATGGCCTCCGAGGTAGGCAGCGCGGCGAACGCGCGCTCGGCACCGCCCGCGGCGACGGCGGCGCCTACGAAACTCTTTAGCAGTTGTGTCATCGCGTATATGGGCTTTCGCGGAAGGCGCTTATTTTAATGTTATTATCGGGCGCCGGTCCGAAGAAAAATTAGAAGCTGATTCCGCAGTTGTCGATGAGGATAATGAGTGCGGTGGCACAGGCTGCGTGACGCGCCAGCTTCTTGCTGGTTCCGGTAGCGGTGGCGATTACCTTGCCCGACACCACGATGGTGCAGGTGAAGTTGGGGCAGTGGTCCTGTCCACCGGAGCGAGTCTCGCAGAACTCCAGAGTTCTGTGAGTGATCATGCAGAACTCGTTAACCGCACTCACTGGATTCAACGTCTTAAGACGCATCACGCATGACTTGGTCAATACGTCAATATCGCCGCCGAAGATGGTATCGCACCCCGCCTCGGTCTCCATGGGCTCGGTGTCGTCCTCTTCAACGGACGTGGCGGGCTCGCACTCCACATACCAGTGTGGCGGATGTCCCTCCTCGACGCGCACCTCGTCCTTATCCAGCAGGCGGTACAGGTGGCGGTTCGCCTCGTGCTTGGAGATACCGAGTTCTTTAGCGATGTTCTTGGCGGGGAGTTTGTCGCCACACGTCTTGAGGAGATCGAGGATCAGGGAAGCGCAGTCGCTGGACATTTTGGAGTATTTACGGGGCGTACGTTTTTTTAGGATTTTTGCTTGCCTTTCTTGTCGCAGAACTTGGGAGGATTGAAACTCTTTTGGCAATTTTTGCAGGCGTACTTGATCAGCGGCGGCTCGTCCGCCGAGCGCGTCTGGATCATCATCGGCATGGTGTTCTTGCTCTTGCAGGAGGGGCAGGGCAGGTTGTGCTCCTCGTCGAGCACGTTGAAGTACCCGCTGTAGTCGTGGTCCGGCACCTCCGTGATGTCGTAGGGCACGCGCGCGGCTACGCACTTCAGCGCGAAGAGCAGGTACCGCAGCGCGTCGTGCTCGGTACCGCTAGTCGCGCGGATCTGCGAGCTCAGCTCCGCGTACTCCTCGTTCGCGTCCACCTCCAGGCTGCGCTTGTTCTTGTACGAGAGCCGGTTCTTGGCGTCCTTCGAGTACTCGATGCCGATGTTGTGCGCGGGGTCGAAGTTGGTCTCGTCGGTGTTCGAGGTCTTGGTGTTCACGATGTTCTTCAGCGCGAAGCGCTGCGCGCAGTCCATCGCCCATCGCGCGATGCGCGCGGCCTCCGCGGCGTCCACGTGCCGCGTCGCGAGGTCGCGCAGCCGGTCCTCGTCCATGGCCGATTTTAGGTCGGGTATATTATCTCAATTCGCGCTTCCATTGCCCTCGCGGCGCCGCGCGCGCGGCGCGCGGCAAATTAGGCGTTACAAATGGACTTCGTGCGGCGGAAGTACATGATCCACGCCATCGACCGCAACCTCGACTTCATGAAGGCCGAGGTCCAGCAGAAGGTCTCCATCTTCTCGCTCGGGCACGTGCTCGCGCTGCACTACCTGGTCACCGCCTTCCCGCAGGCGGTCATCTCCAAGGACGTGCTCGCGAGCACGAACTTCTTCGTCTTCGTGCACATGTCGCAGCGGCACGAGGTCTTCGACGCCGTGCTCAAGGCGGCCTTCGACGCGCCGAGCCTCTTCGTGAAGGCGCTCTCGCGGCACTTCGAGGCCTTCGCGGCCGCCGTCCAGGCCTACCGCGCGACCTGCGCGGAGCTGCTCGCCGACGCGCGCTTCATGGAGGTGGCCGCGCGCGCCGCCGAGTTCGCGGACGTCATCGGCGTGAACCACGACGTCGCCGCGAACCCGCTCTTCGCGGACGGCGAGCCCGTGCGCGACGCGGAGCTCATCTTCGCGAAGACCTTCCGCAAGACCGAGTTCCGCGCGGTCAAGCGCCTCGCCGTGCTGCGGCTGCTGGTCTGGGCCTTCCTCGTGAAGAAGGACCTCGGCGGCGAGCACGCGGACAACGACCGCCAGGACCTGTTCACGCTGCTGCAGAAGGCCGCGGGGCCGGTGCGCCACAGCGCGCTCACCGAGAGCATCCGCGAGTACCTCTTCCCCGGGGACCGGCCCAGCCACTGGGTCTGGCTGAACGCGCGCGTGGCCGACGACTCGGACGTGTACCGCGACCGGCCCGCGCGCACGCTCTACGAGCGCGTGCTCAGCTACGCGTACTCGGAGGTCAAGCAGGGCCGCGTGAACGCGAACACGCTCAAGCTCGTGTACCGGCTCGAGGACGACCCCGACATCAAGGGCCTGCTGCTGCAGCTCATCTACGACGTGCCCGCGGACATCGTCGGCGTCGTGGACTCCGCGAACGAGGAGTGGCGGAACTACTTCGTGAGTCTGTACCGCGAGCAGTTCGTGGACGGGCGCACCTTCACCTCGGACGCGCGCTTCCGCGACGACCTCTTCCGCGTGGTCGCCGCCATCGAGCCCGAGTTCTTCGAGCCCGAGCGCATCCGCGAGGCCTTCAGCGCGGACGCGCGGCTGCGCGAGCGCTTCACGGACATGGACCTCAACAACGCCTTCATGTCGCACCTCATCTACGAGTCCCCGGACCCCGACCTCGTCGCCGCCGAGCGCGGGCTCGCGCTGCGCGTGCACAACGAGGACTCCGACTACTTCATCCGCGAGTACAACACCTACCTCTTCCTCAACGAGAAGGACCCGCTGGTGCTGGACCGCGGCGCGCTCACGCGGCTCTCGGACGTCCCGCCCGAGCGCTTCCGCGACCTCTTCAGCGACAGCGTGCTGCGCTACTTCCTGGACGCGAAGCTGGGCACGCTCGGGCTGGTGCTCGAGGACTACCGCGAGGACGTGGTCGCCGCCATGCTGCGGCACCTGCGCCGCGTCGAGGACGTGTCCTCCTTCGTGGCGTACGCCGCGCGCAAGAACGCCGCCTGCGTGCCCGGCGTGGTGCGCGCGGTCGTGAGCAACTTCAACCCCACGGTGGTCGCGGCCATGCGCCCCTTCCTGCGCGAGCACATGACGCGCGTGGACGCGCTGCTGGACGGCATGCCGCACCTCTCGGAGGCGGACCGCCGGTACATCCGCCGCGTGGTGCTGCAGGGCCGCGCCTGATTCGCCGCCAATAAATCGCGATGGTGGACAGCGGCAGGCACGACGTGGACGCCGCCGCGCAGGAGCGCACGCCCAACCAGCAGACCTTCTTCACCAAGGGGCTCAGCCCGCTCATGCGGCACACCTACATCTACAACAACTACGCCTACGGCTGGATCCCCGAGACCGCGCTCTGGAGCAGCCGCCTCGGCGACTACCGCGTCACGGACTTCTACCCGATCTCGCTGGGCATGCTCAAGAAGTTCGAGTTCATGTTCTCTCTGCTGGCGGACCCCGGCGGCGCCTGCCCCGTCTACGAGCCCAAGCTCAACACCGAGTTCCTGGACCGCGGCTCCTTCTCGGGCCGCTTCGTGAACCCCTTCCACCGCTTCGCGGCGCTGCCCGAGCGCGAGTACATCTCCTTCCTGCTGCTGAGCTCCGTGCCCATCTTCAACATCCTCTTCTGGTTCAAGGGCGAGACCTTCGACACGGCCAAGCACAGCCTGCTCGGCGCGGTCTACACCACGCCCGAGCGGCACATCGAGCTCGCGCGGTACCTGCGGCGCACGGGCGACTACAAGCCGCTGTTCAGCCGCCTGGGCAACGACGACACCTTCACGAAGCCCTTCTCGGGGTTCACGCGCATCGGGAACCCCACGCCCATCGGACGGCTGCCGCCCTCGGACTTCGAGACCATCGCCAACCTGAGCACCATCCTCTACTACACGCGCTACGACCCGGTGCTCTGCTTCCTGGTCTTCTACGTGCCGGGGCTCTCCGCGACCACGAAGATCACGCCCGGCGTGGAGTTCCTCATGGAGAAGCTCTCGCTCGCGCCCGAGAACGTGGTGCTGCTGTAGCCCCAAACATAAAATGTAGGCGCCTTTCGGTCTCACTGCTTCGCGCTACAGCTAAGCGATCCGAGATGGCTTCCTACGGCTTCTGCGCTTCCGGCACTGACGCTCCTCGGCGCGAGGACGCCCCGTGTGCGCAGTACCCCCACGGCACTCAGCAGCAGCAGCAGCCGTCGAGCCCGTTCCATCCCTACCGCCCGCACACGCCCATCCCCACCTCGCCATGCGAGGCCGGCCACTTCGAGGCCGATCACTTTGACGGCGCGCACGACCGCGACGCGGACGACGCGCACGGAGTCCTCTCAGACGCGCTCATGTCCGACGGCTACCTCAGTGACGACACGCGCTACCTCAATCACAGTCACGGCCACACTCCAAGACACAATCACGGGCACGAAGGACACAGACACGGTCCGACTAACAGCCACATCCACAGCCATGATTATGGGCACGAAGGACATGGACACGAAGGCCACGGACACCGCGAGAGCCGCCGCGCGCCGCGGCTCTACGAGGACCCGGTGCCCGCGAACATCATTGTGCCCACGCTCAGCCTCGAGCAGCTGCTCGAGGAGAGCTCCGTCGCGGAGGGCCTGATCGGCGGCCGGTCCGAACAGTCCGTGGAGCAGCTGCTGGAGGAGTTCTCCGCGCTCTGTCCCGGGGACCAGATCACCGCGCTGCGCTGCATGGCGGCCTCCTTCTACCGCGACATGCTCTTCGCGCCGTACGCCTGCATGCACCTCATCGCCACGCGGATGCGCGTGCACTACGCGCGCGAGGTCGTGCACGTGGCCGAGGACCTCGTGGACGCCATGTCCGCGGACAGCGGCGTCTGCTTCCTACGGTACCGCAAGCGCGTGCTCGAGGACATGCTCGCGGAGGAGATGGGCGTGTACCGGTACCTCACAGGCGCCAACGCGGACGTCTGCGAGGAGAACCTGCTCTCGGCCGTGGAGACGCTGCTGCGGCGCTTCAGGCGGATGGGGTGCTACCGCTCGCTGTGCATGCTCAAGATCCTCGCGCTGCAGCACGAGGACCTGGCCCTCTTCATCCGCAACGGCATAAGAAAAACCTGCAACTTCGCACACACTCGCACGCACACCACCTTCGTGTGACCGCGATCACCCGGCGAAGACGGGCTTGCACCCGAACAGGCGCTCGAAGAAGAGCGTGCACATAGCCTTATTGTCCAGCAAGTTGACTATCTCTGTACACAGCCTCTTGAAGTACACCTCGTACATGATCCGCTCGTTTTTATCCAGCTTGAAGGTCTTGTCGACCACGCGCTCGAAGGACTTCACGTTCGTGAGGCGGCGCCGCCAGGGCCCCTCCGCGCACACGTACGCGAAGAAGTAGCGCTCGCCGATCTCGATGGCCTCCGCGTTCGTCGCGTTGTACCGCGTCACCAGCGCCACGTTGGGGTTGTCCGGGGACTTGAAGTTCTTGTGGTGCGTGCGGCTGAGCAGGAACCAGTCCAGCGGCATGGAGCGCGCCTCGAACTCGAAGGTGAGCTCGTCCTCCAGCGAGCGCAGGATCTCCACGCCCACGTTCCCGGAGCCCTCCTCCGCGAGCGTGCGGCAGAGCATGTCCTTGTACTTGCGGATCATGAGCTTGTGGAAGGGCGCCACGTCGCGGCGCGTCTCGCTGGTGCCCTTGCTCACGCGCGCGCTGCCGCCGCCGTCGCCCACCGCGTACTTGATCGTGGTGTACTTCTTCTTGGACTGCATGATCAGGTTGCAGTACACCGCCTCGAACTCCACCTTGAAGTTCGCGAAGAGCACGTGCTCGTTAATGACGCGCTCCAGGCAGCGGCCCACGCGCCGCGAGAACGCGATGTCCGAGGCGCCCACCTCCAGGAACACGGAGTCGGTGTCGCCGTAGACGCTGCGGAAGCCCACGCGCTCCGTGCGCTCGCCGGCGACCGCGGCGTCGATCTCCAGCTCCGCGGCGCGGCCCGCGAAGGCCTCGTCGCGCAGCAGCGGGTTGTCCGGCGCCGCCGCCAGCGTCAGCCGCGTGCCCTGCACCGCGGCGCCGTCCAGCGTGCGCTCCAGGTACGCGATCATGGTGCGCCCGATGGCCGTGCAGCTCTTGGCCGAGGCGTACGAGAAGAGCGCGCTGTTGCGGAAGCCCATGAGCCCGTACACGGAGTTGGCCGTGATCTTGTACGTGTACTGCATGGAGTCGTAGATGGCCCGGTCCACCGCGGTCTCCGCGCCCTTCATGAGCTTCTTGTACTTGGCGCGCGCGTCCAGGAAGGAGCGCAGCAGCATCGGGATGATGCCCTTGGCCTCGCGGTCGAAGACGGCCACCTCGCTCACGAACTCCGGCGAGCGCGGCTCGCAGGGCACCGCGATGTACCGCGGCGCGGGGAACTGCCGCCGGATGTCCACGGCCGCGATCTCCGCGTCGAGCCGGTTGTCCGAGACGACCACGCCCACCAGCGTCTCCGGGGACAGGTTCGCGTAGATGCACACGTTCGGGTACAGACTGTTGTAGTCGAAGATGAGCACGTGCTTGTCGTGCATCTTCTGCTTGGGCGCCATCACGCGCCCGCCCTCGTAGAAGAACTTGGACTTCGTGTCCGCGCGCACCATCACCGTGCGGTTGTCCAGCAGCAGCCGCATCAGCGGGCCCTTGATGCAGGTGCTCGCGCGGTACTCGAAGACCACGCTCTGCGGCAGCAGGTACGTGGACGCCGCGGCCGCGATCTTGGTCTCCACGCCGTAGTGCGTCCACAGGTACAGACAGAGGCAGGCGTCGTGCAGACAGTACCGCGCCATGTCCAGACACACGTCCAGCGAGTAGTTCGCGTACATGTCTGCGAGGTCGACGTCGTCCTTGCCGAAGGCGAGCGTGACGCGGTCGCCGGGCGCGCGCGCCGCGGGGTCCGCGAGCTCCACGGAGAAGCCGCCGTCGCCGACGCGCTTGTGCAGCACGCGGCACACGCGCTCTTCCACGGTCACGTAGTTGCCGGTGCTGAGCACGCGCGCGAACACGGCCGCGTTCCCGTCGGCGTCCGTGCTGCGGTCGCCGCGGAAGCTGACCGCGCCCTCGCGCGCCTCCTCCACGACCGCGGTGCAGTGGAAGGCGTTCTTGGAGATGGCGTCCAGCTTGTACGAGTCCAGCTTCTCGGTGCGCTGGATGAAGGCGTAGAGGTCGAAGAATATGGTCCCGTTGTTGTTGTTGATGTGGAAGGTGGTGCTGGCGACGCCGCCCACGCCCTTGTGGCTGGTCTTCGTGCGCTCGTACACGCAGAAGTTCACGGTCTCGGACCCGTCCGGCAGCCGGAAGCGGATGTGCTCGCCCGTGAGCAGCGACAGCCGCGAGTCCAGGTACCGCAGGTCGAAGTTGTGTCCGTTGAAGGTGACCACGAAGTCCAGCGGCATCTCCAGCAGGCGCTTGGCCACGCGCAGCATCGTGACCTCGGGGCACAGCGTGACCTCCGCGTCGAACTTCACGTCCGCGGGGTCCAGGCAGACCGGGATATCGCGCCGCGCGGCCTCCTCGAGGTCCGCGTCGGAGAGCATCTCGGAGTTGGTCAGTGTGAATCGCATCTCCAGTCCGTCCTTGTCCACCACGCAGAAGCTGATGTGCGAGACGGCGTTCTTGAAGACGGAGGGGAACTTTTTATCGAAGTGGCACTCTATGTCGAGGAAGAGCCCCGAGCGCGCCACGTTGAAGCGCGGGATCTTCTCCGCGAAGCACGCGCCGGGGTCGTCGCAGTGGAAGCAGTTGTTGCCCAGGTCGCGCAGCATCGCGGGGTCCACGCGGTAGCACCCGTCGGGGTCGATGTCGTGCGCCACGAAGAACCAGGACACGTTCAGGAAGTCGGCCATGAAGGTCTCCGGCGGCGCGAGCTTGCGCTCGCTGGCCACCAGGCAGAGCTCGATCTCGTCGCGCCGGCGCTCCGGGATCCGCGCCGAGCGCGCCACTATCTCGTCGATACTCACCACGGACATGGGCCCGAGCGCGCGCGTCCACGCCAGCGGCTGCGCGATCTCGGCCACCGCGCTCGCGCGAACCACGTAGTAGAAGTGCTGCACGAAGCGCAGGTACACGACGGCGTTGTCCGCGCGCCGCGCCTTGAGGAAGAGGAACCGACTGTCATTGCTGCGGTTCTCGAACCAGTTCAAACATTTCAGCTCCATTTCAAAGAGCATAATAACATTTCATTTAAATGGAACCCAGGTTCTGGGGCCGCGCCATGTGGGCGGTGATCTTCATCGTGCTGCGGCGCTTCGAAGAGCACCGCGACCTCGAGCTCTGCAAGCGGCAGCTGTACGTGATCTGCTCCACGCTGCCCTGCATCGCGTGCCGCCGGCACGCCACCGCCGCCATCGAGAAAAACAACGTCCTCTCCAGCGAGGACCCCAACTACGTGCTCTTCTTCTTCATCAAGCTCTTCAACAACCTCGCCTTCGACGACCGCTACAAGATCGACCCCGCGAAGGTGCGCCCGCTCGTCTAGAGCATGCCCTCGTACGCGCGCGAGTTGTCCGAGTACACGGTCACCGCGATGCCCTCGCGCGGCACCACGTGCACGTGCGTGGAGTCCGTGATCACGAAGCCCACGCCCGTGACCGGCTCCTCGCCCGCGTCGTCCGTGAAGAGCAGCCCGTGGTTGAAGAGGTAGAACTCGTTCTCCGCGAGCGAGAGCCGCCCGCGGTCGCAGAGGTAGTAGAAGATGTCGTCGTCGCGCACGGCCAGCGTGAACGTGGACTCGCCCACCACGATGTACTTGTCCAGCTCCTCCAGCACGGACGCGGCCGCGCGGCGCGCCGTCGCGCGGCACTGCGTCGGACACTCGCACGCGTCCGCGGAGTACAGGATGCGCGTCCGCCCCGAGGCGGTCTCGAGAAAAACGTTAATTGCCTCCATCGCCCAGCAGCGTCTCGAGGATCGCGAGCACCGTGCGCAGCACGAGCCCGACGGTGCAGAAGGGGACCTCGCCGGACTCCGAGCACTCGCGGACCTCGGTCTCCACGCGGTCGTGCACTTTTATGGAGGGCGCCGTCGTTCCAGTGGCCTCCATCGCGACCGAGACCACCTTGGCCACGAACTCGCGGATCTTGCTCATGCGTCGGAGCACGGTCACGCGGAAGAAGATCGCCGCGAGCAGGTACTCGGCGACGCAGCCCACGGCGATGAGTGCCTGCGCGTGCCGCGTGCTGAGCACGTGCGCGTCGGGCACGAAGTCCGAGATCTTCAGCAGCGAGAGCCGCATGAGCACGTTGGTGTCCTTGACGCCGTCGCTGGAGATGTTCGCGAAGATGAGCTTCTCGTAGTCGAGCGCCTCGACCAGGCGCTGCGCGTCCATGTGCCGCGCGCCCGAGAGCGCGCAGCTCAAAGGGCCCCAGCACACCGAGCCCGCGAAGCAAGGGTCCACCACGCCGTGCATGGCCAGCAGCGTCACGTCCGCCACCGCGGCCAGGATGGCCGTGTCGTCGAGCTCGCGCGCGGGCGTCGCGCCCGCGGCGAAGGACGCGCTGCGCAGCGAGGAGGTGCCCGGCGCCGTGTGTCGCGCACAGAACTCGCACCCGCAGCACGGCGGCAGCGGCGGCTTCGAGAGCAGCTCGATGAGCCCGCCCAGGTGCGTGTGCTCGGTGAGCAGCAGCGCCATGATCTGCTCGGTGCTGCCCTCGATGGCTGCCGTGGCCGCGGTCTCGGGCTCGCCCGAGACCTGCCAGCCACAGACCACCTTGAGCATCTTGCGCTTGAGCTCGTTCGGCACCTCGGAGGCCAGCATCGTGCGCGGGAAGGTCGCGTTGAGCCGGAAGTCCTGCAGCAGCCGATCGAGCGTCGCCGTCTTGGCGTGCCGCCCTTTGCGCCACTCCTCACTGAGGTGCCACATGAGCTCCTCGGCCGTGTCCAGCGTCGGCGCGATGCTGACCTTGGGCACGCGCGCCGCGCTGCTCATCAGCGGCTCGGAGATGCGGCAGCTGCCGCGCGCGTGCAGGCGCATGGACGCGGACGAGGACCGCAGCGAGGTCCGCGGGTGGAAGCTCGTCACGGTGAAGCGCCGCGTGAGCTGGCCCACGTCGTCGCGCGACTCGTCCGGGTCGGGGTCCGGGTCCGCGGGCTCCGTATCGTCGCTGTGTGTACTGTGCGCGCTGTGCGTGCTAGGCGCGCTGCTGCGTGTGCTCCGCGTGCTGCGGGTGCTCCGGGTGCTCCGCATGCTCTGCGTGCTGAAGCTGCGCGAGGCGCAGGAGTCCGCGGTGTCCGTCTCCCCGTAGTGGATGTCCACGTGCTCCTCGGGCAGCCGGCGCGAGCGCGACTTGGAGATGCCGACCATTCTGTCCGCGCCGACCGGGCGCACGCATAGCGCCATCGCGCCCTCGCGCACGGCCTGCACGAACTCGCGGCTGGCGACCATGTTGGGGTTGAGGAACTTGAGGATGTTGAAGTAGGGCCACTCGCAGACGAGCCGCGCGCAGGTCGCGACGTCGTCCACGTGTCGGAGCGCGCTGTTTAGCGGGGGGATGTTGCCGTTGTCGGCCAGCGCAACGAGGTCCTCGGGCGCGATCTCGAGCTTGGGGATCATCTCGTTCACGAGCGCGGGGTCGATCGCGCGGCAGACCGTCTCGATCTCGGTGCGCGAAAGCTTGAGCTGCGTGCAGGCCGTCCACGGCGCGCACGTGAGCGCGAGCACCGCGGGCAGACGGCCCTTCGCGACCATGGACACGACCTCGGGCTCGTAGACCAGGCCGGCCCGGAGCAGGGACTTGAGCACCTCCATGTCGTCGGCGCCGAGCAGCGCGCGCTTGTGGAAGCACACCGCGGGCATCATCTTCTTGCAGATGGCGCGGGTGCTCTTGAGGGCGTCGATAAGGTCGGGGAGCTTGACGTGCTGCGGCGGGAAGAACATCACGTTGGTGGGACTCGCGGCCACCGCCTCGTCGTAGACCGACATCGGCAAGTCGCCGTGGAGCCCGCACGGCAGCAGGCTCAGCAGCTGCGCGCGCGAGAGCTTCTCGGCGCAGAAGTTCTTCTTGGCCAGGGCGGCCGCCGCGTCGCGCGCCTTCTTGGGGTATAACAACATGGCGGGCTTTAAACACGAAACAAAAATCCGGATTATATCATTTCAATTTTGCATGTTCTGGGCCTCCTCGCAGAGCCGCTCCAGGCCGCCGGCCACGACGGCGTCCACGAAGAGGTCGGCTTCGGTGAAGCGGTGGTTGCCGCGCGCGGCCACCAGCGCGTTCTCGGTGACCACCACCGCCAGCTGCCGCGCGGCCGCGCGCAGGTCGAAGTGCCGGCAGGCGAGCCCGCGCCCCAGCGTCTGGTCCATCGCCGTGAGCACCTCCTCCAGGCTCTCCTCGCGGTAGTTGTAGAACCACATCAGCACGAAGTAGGCCACGTAGGTGTAGAGGTAGTGCGTGACCGCGCGGGCGCGCACCAGCGGCTGGTTGCAGCGCGCGAAGGCCATTCCGTAGTTGATGAGCTCGTCGTCCAGCGTGACGTAGTCGCCCCAGTGCAGCGTGTTGAACTGCACGCTGTAGACCGCGCGCACGAAGCCGGACTCGTGGATGTCGATCTGCGTGGGCGAGCCCCAGGTCACCAGCCGGTACACGATACCGCGCTGCATGAGGCGCATGAGGTCGGACCCAACCGCGCGCAGGCGTTGCGACAGCGAGGCGAAGACCATCTTGCGCTGCGTGTACCGCATCCCCACGGCCACGTTCCCGTCGGACTCCACCAGCACGAGCTTGTGGCCCGTGCAACCGTCGCTGTGCAGGCCGCCCTCGCGCGTCATCAAGTCAGTCACGAACATGTACTTGCGCGCGCGCGGCCCGAGCAGGATGCGCGTCTTGCCGTCGCGACGCACCACGACCTCGTCGAGCAGGTGCATGCTGTCCACGCGCTCCACCTGCGGGTGGATGGTGGGCTGGTAGTTGTACAGCAGTCGCGGAGACCAGTTGTAGGCGAAGATGTAGATGTGCGACTCCAGCAGCGGCAGCGGGAAGAGGCCGCCCTGGGTGGCGCGCTGGAAGATGGCGACCTTCATCTCCACGGGCATAGAGCTCCCGGTGACCGCGCCGAAGAACATGGGGTGGTTGCGGAACTTGGTCGCGTACGCGGTCACGACCTCGTCGCGTGTGAAGATCGAGTCCACGGGGTCGGCGCTCGTGTGCAGGAGCACGTCCTCCACACAGAGCACCTCCTCGAGGAAGGGCAGCACCATGTCCACGTTGGCGGACGTGAACCACTCCATGTCCACGGCGCCGCGCTCCACGACCATGCGCATGGTCTCCTCTGTGATGTTCTCCGCGAAGGCGCTCTGCAACTCGACCAGGTTCTCGACGCAGTCGATGCTGAGTCCGAGCCGCATGCCCTGCTGCAGCACCTCGTTGATGGAGTTCGCGTACATGGCCACGGTCATGCAGCCCAGCGGCTGCACGCGCCAGAGGTTGGTGTACGCGCCCAGGTCCGTGATGCGCAGCGTCTCCAGCACGTTGTACATGGCCGCGCGCATGTCAAGCGTGTCCACGTACACCTCCGCGTGCTCGAAGATGATGTCGAGCTCGAAGGCGGAGAGCGGCAGCCCCACGTAGACGTGGGAGCCGTCGAAGAGCTCCTGCGCGTACTCGGGGAAGCACGCGTACACGATCGCGCCGGCGCGGTTCACGATGTAGTCGGCCTTGAACATCTTCGTGAGGTAGGCGTACAGCGACCGGCAGGCCACGTGCGGCCGCAGCTCGTCGAGCACGGCGTCCAGCACCTCGCGGTGCTGCAGCACGGAGGGGTGCAGGAACTGCGTGAAGTCGACGGCGGTCTCCTCCATGAAGTCGGGGATGGTTTCGACCACCATGCGGTGGTTGCGCACCGCGCGGAAGCCGGTGTTCAGCGGCGCGATGCTGTGCTGGTCGTGGATCTCGAGCAGGATCTCGTAGTTGATCTCGCGACAGCTGAGCGCCGCGCGCGTCTCGGTCACGGTGGCGTTGCGGAAGAAGGCGCGCAGCCGCTCGTCGGTGTCGCAGAGCGCGACGGTGTAGGGGATGCGCGAGAGGTCGTAGAGCGGGCTGTGCAGGGAGATGCGCCGCAGCGCGTGCTCCATGAAGTCGAAGCCGCGCCGCGACATCGTGAAGTCGCGCAGCGAGTACATGTTGTAGGAGCAGAGGCGGAAGAGGCAGTCCACGTCGAGCATGTGCGAGACGCAGTACGCGTGCCGGTTGAGGTGAGGTAGCATGGCGTGTGTGACTTCCGTGGTGTTCTGGAGCATGGTGCAAACGAGGTCGGGCGCGGTGAGCTCGGGCGCCATGATGAGGATGCAGGAGCTGGAGAACTTGCTGAGCTCGGAGGCCAGCCGGTGCAGGTTGTAGTCGTGCCGTTCGCTGAAGTTGCTGTTTATCGTGCCCGTGAACCCCATGAGCGCCGCCAGCGTGAGGTCCTCGCGCTCGATGGCCCAGATGTCGAACCCGGAGGCCATCAGGCATCGCACCAGCGACGCGGCGCGGCGGCTTGTGGGGTAGCTCATGGTGCTATTGTGCTTGCGCGAGTCAGCATTGGAAATAATGATTCATTTTTATGGCTTGGCGGGCCCCGAGGGCGGCCCGCGCAGGTCCGCGGCATTCGCCGCGCGCACGAACGGGCCCATGCGCGCCCAGGCCATCCACAGCCCCACCGTCAGCGCCAGCAGCCAGACGAAGACCACGATCATCTTTTATGGGGCCGAAACTCGCGCTCACTCCTCGCCGCCGGACGAGGGCGAGAGCCCTGCGCCGAGGTCCATGCGCGTGCTCTGCACAGTGAGCGACTCCACGAGCTTGGCCACGTTCATGCGCGAGTTGTCGGGCACCAGGTGTGCGAGGCGCTCGTAGACGTCCTCGTGCATGCGCTTGCTGCAGCGGTCCAGGCTCGCGGAGAGCGCGGCCACGAGCGCGGTGTGCTTCACGTACACGAAGTCGCCGAGACAGACGGTCTCGAGCCCGAGCACGTCCGCGCTCTCCGCGTCCTTGAGCGCGACGAAGATCTTCTGCTCCTCGCGCGTCATGGAGCGCATGAGGTAGTCGTGCAGCCGCGAGCGCGAGATCAGGCCCTGCGCGATCTGCGGGCTGCGCATGAAGCGCCGACGCATCGCGGTCAGCAGCTCCTCGTCGACGGCGTACATGCTGTCCTTGATGGAGCTCTTCTCGTCGAGCACGAGCAGGCCGTCGTTGGCGGCGACGTTGATGAAGTCGTCCACGTGCCGCGCGTCTATATCGTAGCGCCGGCCGCCGCACTCGATGTGCGAGGGCGGCGACTTGAGCCGGCTCGCGAGCGCCTTCACGTCGGAGACGTCGACGTACAGCGAGGACTCGCGTGACACGCAGCCGAGGATGCGCGTTTCCAGCGGTGTGAGGATGAGCACGCGCTCGGCGCCGTCGACGAGCTTGCCGTCGTCGGGCGAGAAGAAGTTGTTCTCGACGATGCTGGAGACGAGGCTGGCGAGCACGCCGTCGCGGTAGGCGCCGAGCGCGAACTCGCGCACGAAGGGCGCGTGCAGCAGGTCCACGGGGATGCGCAGCTCCACGCGGCGCGCGACGGACTTCTTCTTCTGCAGGTGCCGCCGGTCCACCATCTCGTCCACGATGTCCGAGATGCGGGAGCAGAGGTACGCCTTGAGGACGTTGGCGTTGACCTTGTTGAAGATGAGCCGTTCGTCCTCCATTTAAGCTGCTCAGACGAGCTTTAAATAGTGGAAACACAGCAGCACGCCGATCGCCGCCGCTATCAGGCCGATTAGAAAAACGGTGGTCCAGGGCACGCCCTTGGACCTATCGCACGCCGGCTTCTCGGTCATCACGGTTCGTACGATGTTTAGGAACTCTTCGAAGTCCTCGTCCGAGTTGGAGAGGAAGGAGCCGAAGACGCCGGCGTACAGTTTGTCCATTTACTACTACTAGATATTAAACGGCGCTTCCAACTCATCGTCCTCGAAGCCCGATGGGTCGACGACGCCCAGGCCGCGCACGTCCTGCTCCTCGGTGAACGTGGGCTGAGTCTCGCTCATGCGCACACACGTCTGCTCGCCCTCGAGACCGAGCACGGTCAGCGAGCACTCGCGCGGCATGGTGATCTTCTTAACCGCGAAGGTGACTTTGCCCTCGCCGCCCGAGCGGTAGAACACCACCGGCGCAAGGATGAGCGTCGCCATCTGCGCGTCGCGGGTTGCGAGGTTTTCTATCTCGCGCATCAGCGGACATATATGCGACTGCGTGTCGTCGTCGCCGGTAAACTCCAGGAGAGCGCCGGTTAGGCGGTTGAGATACATACACCCGCTCTTGAAGGTGTTGTCGATGGAATTGTCGGGATTGAACGAACGCAGCGACTGCGGAATGCGAGTTCCGGTTTTGATGTTGGTGTATATACCGTCCAGCAGCTGGTAGAGCAGTGGACTGGCGCTCACGGGCTTGAGGCGAGCGAAGTACCCACTGTCGTTCTGGCGCTGCATGTCGCTCTTCTTGCTCACGTAAATCTTAAACTCGCCCTTCACGACGATGAGCGGAGATACGAGCTTGGACGCCAGACTTTCGACGAGACCTACGTTGATGTTAGAGCAGCTCGGGTACTGCGACGGAGTCAGAGTCACGGTCTCTATGGCCTTGGTCTGGCTCGACGAGAGCGACTTGGCGAAGTTAATCGCGTCGGCGCAGGACAGCGCCTGGTTCTCACCGAACCGCCGGCTGGCGGGCGCGGCATCCTCCTGCTGAGGAGCGCGACTAGCCGCTACGGTAGTCTTGGAAGTGGCGCGTTTCATTATTGCGGCGATTTTAAAGTACGTGTATATTTTCAGTTCTTTTGCCGCGAGTTCAGCGCCTGCATGCAGAGGAAGTACAGGATGATGGTGCACGGGATCGTGGTCAGCAGCGAGACGAAGTCCAGCACCGTGAGCACGCGCAGCGCCCCGCGCGAGCGGATGCCCAGCGAGGGCGCGCCGCGGCGCGCGATGGTGGCCCCGCTCGTCACCACCACCAGCAGCATCAGGATGGTCGCGCCCACGGCGACGCCCAGGTCCCGCGACTCCATTTATAGTACGGTATAGAGCGACCGCGTCACGAACTCCCGGCTGGCCAGCACGCGTCCGTCGGGCGGGTGGCCGCCGGCCTTCCCGCGGAACTCCGGGACCTCGAAGCTGGACTTGGTGATGCGGTACGTGTACTTGCCGCGCCAGACCAGGTTCTCCTTCTGGAAGACGCCGTCCATGGTCACGCCCGCCATGAAGGCGTCCTTGACGATGACCAGCACCGCGTCCAGCTTGCGCCCGTCGATGTGCGTGACGAAGTCCGTGCCGCTGCGGCTCGCGCAGCGGATGTCCACGCCCGAGGGCAGGTCCACCACGAACACGAAGCGCTTCGGCGCGTAGAGCACCAAGTCCGAGGACGGCGACGCCGAGGGCGCCGAGGGGAACTGCCGGTGGTCGAAGGGGTGCACCACGCCCACGATCGAGGTCACGCGGTCGTCCGGGAACTGCGTCGCGGCGCCGCCGCCGCGGTGCCGCGAGACCGTGCTCCGGCCCACGTCGTCACAGACCACGTGCATCTCGGACACGATCGGCAGCAGCGTGGCCAGCATGCGGTCGGTCTCGGTGCGCGTCGCGCAGCGGTACGCGATCCCGCAGTGCGCGTCCTGCGTGCGCCCGAAGAAGAGCACCAGCACGCTCGCCTCCTGGTCGAAGGGGCACGCGGCCATCACGCCCACCGGCGGCGCGCCGTGGCCCGCGTACGCCGAGGAGAACTCCTGCACCTCGACCACGGCGTCCTCGCGCGCCTCGCCGGGCGCCATCGGCACCGGCGGCCGCAGCGCCTTCACGGTCTGCTTCACCGCGCGCGCGGCGGCGGCCGCGCTCGGCGCGACCACGCGCACGGCCGCGTGCGCGCCCGGCGGCGGCGCGGTCCCGGCCATCCACCCCACCGGCGAGAAGAACACGTCCGTGACGTGCACGCCCGCGGCCTGCAGCGCGCGCGCGAGCGCGCGCACGGCCTCCCACTCCTCGCGGAAGGAGCTCGCGACCGCGAGCGCCTTCAGCACCGTGTCCACGGAGTTCACGGGCTTGTGGAAGAGGTTCTCGTTGTTGTAGAGGAAGCCGGGCAGCTCCACGGGCACCGTGAACAGCCGCAGCTCGTGCGCGCCCGTGGGCGTGAGCCGCGTCGCGGGCTTGCGCACGCCGGCGCCGATCTGCTTGAAGAAGTGGTTCATGGCGCCGCCGGCTTCTCGGGCTCCGGCGGGAGCAGACTATTTATTCGGGAGGTTATCCTTTCCGAAAGCACCTGCACGGACTTCCGCGTCCAGCGCTCCATCTTCATGTACTCCTTCATGCCGTCGCTGAGCACCTCGACGGCCTCCAGCCGCGGCGCGGTCGGGTCGAAGAGGATGCTCTTGAGCAGCGTCATCTTCTTGTCCGCGAGGAAGCGGAAGTAGGTGTAGATGCAGCGCAGCGCGCGGAAGTTCTCCGGCTGCTTGATGGTGCACAGGATCATGAAGATGCAGGTGAACATGCCGCACTCGGACTCCATGAGCTGGTTGACCTCGAGGTTGATGCAGCCGCGCCGCGCCTTGAAGTTGTCCACGAAGAAGCGCATGAGCACGTCCACGTCGCAGTTGCGGTTGTCCAGGTCCGCGGTCTCGGCGTTCACGTTGAAGCCGTCCGAGAAGGAGTAGAAGTAGAAGTACTTGCAGGGGTGGAACTCCGAGGGGCTGTTGCCGCCGGAGTCGTAGAAGGACACGAGCCGCGAGACGGTGTCGAAGATGCAGCACTTCCAGTGGAACATGTAGCAGAAGCCGAACATCACGTAGCGCCGCCCCGCGCGCTCGATCTTGTCCTTGAGCGTGAGGCTCGTCATGTTGCAGCGGAAGCGCTCCGCCTTCTCGTGGATGGCCGCGCCGTTGAGGAAGTTCAGGTTGAACTGGCCCAGGTACGCCACGTCCGTCTCGAACGCGAAGGGCGCCACCAAGCTCTGAATGCTCACGTTGCTCATCCAGGCGCCGCGGTCCGGCTTTATGGCGATGGGCACCACCTTGGTGTTCACGCCCGTGCTCACGCCCGCGCGCGCGAGGTCGTCCACGTTCAGCGGCATCTGCGAGAAGTCCACGGCCTCCGAGACCTTCTCGCGCAGCGAGGGCTTGAAGAAGAAGCCCAGCGGGACCTTCCACTCCAGCGCGACCGCCTCGCGGAAGCCGTAGCGGCCCTTGAGGCTCGCCAGCAGCGCGGTCTTCAGCGCGAGCTCGTCCTTCTCGGTCTCGGGCGGCGGCGCGTCGATGAGCCCGCGCTTCGCGAAGTCCAGCAGCGCCGCCAGCGGGATGCACGAGACCCGCCCCGCGGTCGCGGAGTCGTCGAAGCGCCGCACCACGTACCCGTTGCAGTTGGTCCGGAAGTTGGACACGTCCAGGTGTGCGCTGAGCCCCACGACCGAGTAGATGTGGCACAGCAGGTTGGTGAACCCCAGCTCCGGGATTTTGCTCACCACTAAATCCGTGTACTTGTCCATTTATCATGGAGAATCATCTGCCGGACATGCTGATGTTTCCCAACTGCGTTTCTGTGTTTCCTTTTGAGTACTCGCTGGAGGACGTCTTCCGCCTCCCCGAGGAGCGCCGCGGCGCATTCGCCATGGCCGTGTTCCCGCTGCTCAAGCACCGCTGGCGCGGCGCGCGGCTCGAGAACGACCAGCGCGCCGTCTGGCTCAGCGTCGAGCGCGAGGACCGCGGGCGCGCGCTCGCCGCGCGGGACTGCCCCTGGCTCGCGGACGCGGCCGCGCGCATGGTCGACGACGAGGGCCGCGCCGCCACGCCGGAGGCGTACGCCTTCATGCGCGCGGCGCCCGGCGTGCGCGTGGCCGACCTCGCCGCGGACGCGGGCGCGCTCGCGGGCCTCGTGTTCGGCGGCAACGCGCTGCGCGTCTTCTCCTCCGAGGCCTCGCAGGCGCGCGAGGGCTGGAAGGCGCGCAGCGTGGGCGTGCTCGGCAACGCGGCGCCGCTGGCGCCCGTGCCGCTGGCCTCGCTGCGCCCGGAGGCGCAGCGCGAGCTCTTCGCCGCCTGGGCCGGCCGCCGCCCCGTGGTGCTCACGGGCGGCACCGGCGTGGGCAAGACCTCGCAGGTGCCCAAGCTGTTGCTGTGGTTCAACTACCTCTTCGGCGGCTTCGAGCGCCTGGACGCCGTGTGCGAGTTCGCGGAGCGCCCGATCGTGCTCTCGCTGCCGCGCGTCACGCTCGTGCGCGCACACACCGCGACCTACCTCGCCTCGCTGGGCTTCGAGAAGGCCGACGGCTCCCCGGTCTCGCCGCGGTACGGCGCCATCCCGGACGCCGAGCGGAACACGGCCCCGCGCGCCTACGGGCTCGTGGTGGCCACGCACCGACTCACGCTGACCGCCGTGCGCCGCTACGACACCGTCGTGGTGGACGAGATCCACGAGCACGACCAGATGGGCGACATCGTGGTTGCGGTCGCGCGGAAGCTGAGCGCGAACATGCGATCGCTGGTGCTGATGACGGCCACGCTCGAGGACGACCGCGCGCGCCTGGAGGAGTTCCTGGACCGGCCCGCCTTCGTGCACATCGCGGGCGACACGCTCTTCCCCATCCGCGAGGTCTACGTGAAGAACACGCAGCTGCCGCCGCTCTCGCGCAAGTACGCGGAGGCGGAGCTGCGGAACGTGGTGCGGGCGCTGGGCACCTTCGTGCCCGAGCCCGGCAAGTGCGGCATCCTCTTCGTGGCCACGGTCGCGCAGTGCGCGCTCTTCGCCGAGCACGTCGAGGCCGCGCACCCCGGGCTGCTCGTGCGCGTGGTGCACGGGAAGGTGCCCTCCGTGGCCGCGGTGCTCGAGGAGGTCTACGCCGCGGACCGGCCCGCGGTGCTGGTCTCCACGCCGTACCTGGAGTCCAGCGTGACCGTGCGCACCGCCACGCACGTCTACGACACCGGGCGCGTGTTCGTGCCCGAGCCCTTCGGCGGCCGCGAGACCTTCGTCTCCAGGTCCATGTACACGCAGCGCAAGGGCCGCGTGGGCCGCGTGGCGCCCGGCACCTACGTGCGCTTCTTCGACACGCGGCTCGCGCTGCCGCTGAAGCGCATCGACTCCGAGTTCCTGCACCCGTACGTGCTCTACGCGCGCATCTTCGGACTAAAGCTGCCCGAGGACCTGCTCGTGCAGCCCAGCGACCTCGCGCTGCTGCGCCGCACCGAGGAGTACGTAGACGGCTTCGGCATCAGCCTCTCGCGCTGGACGCAGCTGCTGGACCGGCACTACATGCACATGCTCGAGTACGCGAAGGTGTACGTGCGCGGCGGGCGCCTCGCCGCCGCGCTGGACGCCTTCGAGCGCACCGGCGTGATGACGCACGAGGCCGCCGAGGCCATCCGCGCCGTGGACATGCTCGCGGCCGTCCTGAACGTGCGCAAGTCCAAGGACCGCTACCGCGCGGAGTGCAAGGTGCTCTTCGGGCCCTTCGCGGGCAAAAAGTTCGTGGTCGCCGGGCGGCGTCCGCCCGGCTCGCACGTGCTCATGGTTACGGACCGCGTCTTCATCGAGGCCGAGCCCCCATTCTGAGCACCACCTTCTTGCACACGCTCGAGAAGTCGTCGGCGACGCCGCGGCGCGCCACCACCAGGCAGTGCGAGCTCACGTGCGGGCAGCGCGCGATGCAGCGGAAGGCCTCCTCCTGCGAGAGCGAGAACGCGAACACGTAGAAGGTGTGCGGGGACTTCAGCGGCGTGTGGTCCATGGAGTAGATCACGCCGAGCTTCTTCATGCGCCACATGAGCGCGTTGATGTGGTCCGCGCGCAGCGCGCGGCCCTTGAGCACGCCGCAGACGAAGCTCGAGCAGGCCACCACGTCGTAGCGCGTGTTCCGGCCGAAGACCAGGTGCGACGCGCCGCCCGCGCGCCGCGCGGCCGCGCGGTTCTCCACGATCTCCTCCATGGAGCGCTCGCTCGCGAAGAAGTCCAGGAACATGTACTGGTAGGCCACGGCCGGGCGCGAGCGGCTAAACTTCATGAAGGCGTCCGAGCCCATGATGGCGTCCATGTCCTCGGCGGCGAGCCGGTGCTGCAGGCGGATGCCCTCGAAGGTGTGGAAGAGCCGCGCGTCCGTGTGCATGGACAGCGCGAGCGTGACGAAGTTGAGCAGGTCCGCGTCGCCGAAGCGCACGAGCACGTTCCCGGGCGTGCGCGTCTTGCGCATGAGCTTCGCGGGCGCGCCGTCGTTGTGGTTGCGGCGGGCGCGTGCGCCCGGAGAGTCCGGCGGCAGGTCGATCATGACCAGCCGGTGTCGCTGCGCGTCCTCGGTGTTGAAGATCGAGGAGGTGAATCCGGGGTACAGCACCACGCAGTCGCGCTCCGCGATCGCGTGCAGCACGTCGCGCTTGAGCCCGGCCACCAACCGCGCCGCGTTCTCGACGACGTAGTTCTCGTAGTCCAGGATGTCGTGCGCCATCCAGGGGAAGTTCAGGTACGCGTTCATGGCGTAGTCCTCGGCGTCGAAGCAGATGCGCACGTCCGGCGTCGCCGCGAGCGGCAGGTCCTTGATGCCGCGGAGCAGGCCGTCGTAGTCGGCCTCGTCCACGAAGGAGAGCACCACGAAGAGGTCCTCGCCCACGGTCTCGTAGTCGAAGAGGTGGTAGAGCTCGCGCAGCGCGAGCACGGCGAGCGCGTTGTCCAGCGAGGCGTGCACGCGCGCCAGGATGCTGTAGAAGGGCGTGGCCATCATCACGGCCTTGCCGCCCTCGCAGGCGACCGCGTGCGGGAAGATGACCTCCGGCGCGCGCGGCAGCCGCCCGAAGGTCGCGTTCAGCAGCGCGACCGTGGCCGCGCCGCTCTCGCGCAGGAACACCACCACCGAGGAGCCCGAGATGCTCAGCATGCGCTCTCGCATGCGCGCGGGCAGGTCCGGCGTGTTCACGAAGTCCGTGAAGCGGCCGCCGTTGTAGAGGTCGCCGCCGCCGAGGAAGGTGAGCACGTCGAAGCAGTGCAGCACCTCGTTGCGGAAGTAGTACTCGTTCTCGAGCTCCTTGGCGTAGGCGCGGATGTCCACGTCCTCGAAGTTGGCGCGCAGGCCGCCGTCGTCGAAGAACCAGGACACGAGCTCGCGCACGGCGTCCGCGGGCCGGTTGCGGCGGCTCTTGCACCAGAAGCTCATGTAGTTGCGCGAGGTGGAGGCGTTCGCCAGGAAGAGGCGGTGGTCGAAGGAGATGAGCACATGCTCGAGCAGGTGCGCAAGTCCGAGGACCGCGCCCACGTCGCGCCCAAAACCGAAGTTTGATATCCCCAGGTAGACGTCCCGTTTCATGGACGGCCTCAGGAACACCCTGACGCCATTGTCCAGCACTATCATTCTCCGGTATTTACTTACCCAAAAGTAGTATCGGGAGAAGTGTTTGAACGTCCCCGCGCCTTTTTAAATCAAAAGTGGACTTCTCGCGCCCGTGCGCCACCGTCACGCGCGCGCGCCGCGAGTCCAGCTCCGCGATCACCGCGCTGCCCTGCGGCGCGTCCGGCCGCGGGAAGAGCACGGACTCGGAGAGCCCGTCCAGCTGCGCGTCGGTGCGCTGCCGCCACGCGCGCGCGTCCGTGAGCTCGCGCACCGCCAGCTGCATCTTGTTCGTGGGCAGGAACGTGAGCACGTACGCCGCCGCCAGGAAGGCCGCGAAGAGCGCGAGCTCTAACGCCCATGACATTTAGGGAGCTGATTTTGTTCCACGCGGCGACGCACGTCGTGACGGGCGACCCCGAGGCGCCGCGGCGCGCGGCCTCGCTGTGCCGCGGCTTCGGCGTGGACTTCCGCGCGCTGCACGCGGAGTTCGCGCGCCGGTACCCGCGCACGGCGGCCGCCGTGGAGCGCGCGCAGCCGCTGCCCGAGGTCGAGGCCGCCTTCCCGCCGGACGCGCGCCGGCGGGTCGTGCGGCTGCGCCTCGAGGCCGCCGCGCTCGCCGTGAAGGAGTCGCGCGCGCTCTCGGCCTCCATGCGCGGCGTCGCGGTGGTCGACGGCTGCTGCGTGCGCGTGAGCCGCGCGAACGACGAGCTGCTGGAGTTCCTCGCGCGGCGCTACGACCCCGCGGTGTACCGCTACGCGGAGGTGCCCGTGCCGAGCGTGCGTCCGGGCTCGAAGGTCTTCGCGTGCGCGGGCCGCAGCGTGACCTTCGCGGCCGCGCACCGGAGCCGCATCACGGCGAACCGCCCGCTGCGCGTGGTCGTGACCGAGGCCTGCGTGGACGCCGTGCTCGCGCGCGGCGCCGCGGAGGTCTTCGACCGCGGCTCCGGCGTGCTGCCGCGCGCGCTGCGCGAGATCTTCTACCGCCTCGGCGAGGACGAGGAGGGCTGGCCCACGGGCCAGACGCCGAACTTGGCCGACAGTATGGTCTCGCGCAGCTGATCGATGTCCACCTTTTTCTCGTCGATCTGCGCCACGACCACGAACTCGCGGATGTCCACCGCGGCCATGGCCTTGGAGACCGGGTCGTACTTGAGCAGCAGCACGTACTCGTTGCCGAAGTGCTCCGTGACCTCGGTGATGAGCTTGTACACGCCCATGCCGAGCACGTTCACCGCGCCGTCCTTGGCGAAGAGCGAGAGGATGTTCACGCACTTGAGCTCCATCTCGCCCTCGAGGCGCGCGAGCATGCGCCTAGTGACCTCGCATACTGAACAAAGAGGCTTACCTAGTAAGATAAGCGTTGTCTTGCTCGCGGACGGCGACGCGTCGGAAGCCATTTATGGGGATCAAAAACTTAAAGGCGCTGCTGCTCAGCCACGGCTCGCTGACCCCGCACGAGCCCGACGGCGATGAGCGCTTCCCGGCCGTGTTCGTGGACGGGTTCAGCGTCATGATGACCATGGCGTACTCGTGCGCGGACGAGGACGAGTTCCGCGCGGCCGTCGAGGAGCGCGTGCAGCACTGGACGAGCGTGGCCGAGAGCGGGCGGCTCGTGGTCTTCCTGGACCGCGGCGAGATCCCGATCAAGCAGCCGCTGCGCGAGCAGCGCCGCAAGGCCACGCGCGACCGCGCCGCGCGGCACCGCGAGTTCATCGCCGCCGCGGAGGCGGACGCGGCGGCAGAGGCGGCCGTCACGCCCGAGGACAGGGAGAAGGAGAAGGAGAAGGACGAGCACGCGGAGTTCGCCGAGGAGATCCGCGCCGAGAAGCAGCTCAAGCTGCAGCGCATCCGCTTCCAGCTCAGCATCGCCAGCCACGATGTGGTGCGGTCGCTGATCGCGTCCACGCTCGCGCGCGCCGGCGAGGCCGTGGAGGTCGTCTTCTGCGACGGCGTCGACGCGGAGATGGTCATGTGCGCGCGCGGGCGCGCCGAGGCCGAGCGCTGCGGGCGCTGGCCGCTGCTCGTGACCACGGACCAGGACGCGCTGCTGTTCACCTCCACCGACCGCATGGAGAAGATCGTGAGCACCGTCTCCGCCTGCTACGCGTTCCGGCCCACCGCGGAGGCCGAGTACCTGTGCAAGCTCGCGGCGCTGGCCAACGGATGCGACTTCTTCCCCGGGCTCGGTGGCATCTGCGTGAGCGTGGAGTCGCTGCGCCGCGCCGCGCTCTTCCCGGAGTTCTCCGCGCGCAACGCCGCCGTGAGTCTGTGCACGCGGCCCATGCGCCTGGCCACGCAGGACGCGCTCGAGCCCGAGGTCGCCGCCGAGGCCGTGGACTTCATCGCCCGGTACGCCGCCGGCGACGAGAACATCTACCGCGAGGTGCCGCCGGGCGCGTGCTGCGGGCGCGCGTTCGTGCGCTGCGCGCTCGCGGCCGAGTGGGCCGAGTCGCTGCCCGCGCCCACGGGACTCGGCGTGGTCGCGGACATGATCGCGTGTCTGCCCGAGCGCCGCGACCCCTCGCCCGCGGAGGTGGAGCGGCTGATGGCGCTGGAGGCGCGCGCGCGCGGCGCGCGCGTCACGGACGCGATGCTCGCGCAGACCGCGCAGCTGCTGGGCTACGGCGCGGGCGCGGGCGCGGACGCCGCCGCGGTCTTCGCGGTCTCGGGCGCCAAGGGCCTGATGCGCCGCCTGTGCGACACGAGCATGTTCTTCAACGCGGAGTACGTGGAAATTGAAAGCGAACCCAGACTGTTAAAGCTGCGGTAGCATGGTGTTCCCGATCGTGTGCTCGACGTGCGGCCGCGACCTCTCGCACGAGCGGTTCCTGCTCATCATCAGGCAGAAGCCGCTGAGGGTGGTTTTGCGGACGGTGCGCAACGTCTGCTGCCGGATAAAGTTGGCCACACAAATAGAGCCGCACCGCAACCTGACGGTGCTTCCCATGCTCGACATAAGCTGATTTTTTTACCTCGGTGTCATCTATCTGCATGCGCGATTTCGGACTCGCGGCGCGCATGGCGCGCGCCATCGAGGACGTGTGTCCGCGCGGCGCGGTGATCTTCGTCTCCAGCGCCGCGTCCATGACCGACTGCCTGAACCCGTCGGTGTTCAAGCACGCCGCGATCTACGCGGGGCGCGTGGACCGCGCGCCGCTCCCGCCGCTGTCACCGGCCCCGGCGGAGGCCGCGGACGCAGAGCCCTGCGCGATCGACGCCATCGCGCCGTACGGCGCGCGCGTGGTCACGCTCCCGGAGCTGCTGCGCGGCTGCGTGGCGGTGCAGGCCTACCGCCTGGCCGTGCCCGGCGCCTTCGCGCTCATGAACCTCGCCGCCGACGCGGCCTTCGAGCTCGTGGGCACGCCCTACGGCTTCAACAGCGGGCGCACCTACTGCTTCAAGCTCGTGGCCGACTGCTTCGCGAGCGTGGGCGTGCTCACGAAGACGCGGCGCATCATGGGCCGCGAGGTCGTGCTCAGCCAGGACTTCCTCGAGAACGGCATGTGGACCAAGGTGCTGGACTCGTCGGCCGACCCCCCGTGGCTGGTCTAGTAGGGCTGCGTGTGGTGGCCGAGCACCGGCCGCGCCGCCTGCAGGCGCTGCTGCAGCGCGCGGCACTGCGCCTCCGCGTCGGCGGCCTCGTCGGGGTCCACGGGCGTCGGCGCGGCGGAGGTGGTCTTGAACGGCTGCGTGTTCACCGAGACGCGGATGCGGTCCTTGCAGGAGCGCTGCGCGATGCAGTTGGCCAGCATCTTCATCACGTGCAGGTACTCCAGCAGCACGAACTTCTCGAGCGTGATGCCGTCGAAGGGCGACTGTCCCACCGCGCCGAGCGGGCTGGTAACTTCTCCGTTCAGCACCTCGCCGCGCGACTCCTTGCGCGCGCGATCGAGCAGGTCCTCCGTCCGGGCCACCACGTTGCCGAAGTCGGCGGGCGCCGGCGCGGGCACCGGGGCTTTCTCAGGAACCGCGTCCGCCGGCAGCTCCTCGATCTTGAGTCCGGCCGCGAACTCGGAGGCCGCGTGCGCGGGCGAGGCGCCGCGCCGCACCATGAAGTCGCACAGCCGCGAGAGCGCGGAGGAGCGCACCGGCATCTCGAGCAGACGCTCGGCCTCCATCTCGGCGACCGAGTCCGCGCTCGCGCCCGGCGCGCCCGCGCGCACGAGCTCGTCGCAGCAGCCGGCCTCCTCCATGAGCGCGGGCATGAGCCTGTACTGCGCCAAGTTCACCAGACCGTACTTGAGCTCGAGCAGGTCTGCGAGCTCGGAGGCCATGGGCCGGTTCTTCGTGTATATGACGCGCTCCACGGCCTCGGCCATGTCCACGGCCTGCATGAGCTCGCCGACGAGCACGCTCGCCACCAGCGTGGCCAGCGTGACGCGCACGGTGGGCGCGCAGACCGTGAAGAAGGAGGTGGAGTGCGTGAAGCGCATGAGCGCGCCGTGCAGCCGCATGAGGTCCGCGCCGTTGCCCGCGTGCACGAAGCGCCGGCGCAGCCGCTTCAGCGCCTCCACGAGGTCCTCGCGCGTGGTCACGCGCACGTTCGCGATGCACAGGTCGTGGATGGCGTTGGCGATCTGCGCGCGGCGCTGCGGCTGGCTGCCGGGCAGCAGCCGCGCCTTGGCCTCGATCTCGACGGTGCTCGTGAGACAGCCGCCGGAGGCGCCGCGGACGACGAACTTCACTAACGCGTCGAAGACGCGCGCGCCCGCGCGGGGCGCTTGTCTGGACGGCTCCATTTACTTAAAATAATTTACGAGATCAAAATAAAATGACTCTGCGCATCAAACTCGAGAAGCTCAAGCAGATCGTGACCTACTTCTCGGAGTTCAGCGAGGAGGTCTCGGTGAACGTGGACGTCGGCGATGGGTTCATGTACATCTTCGCGGCGCTGGGCGGGTCCGTGAACATCTGGACCATCGTGCCGCTGAGCGCGAGCGTGGTCTACGACGGCGAGGTCAGCCGCGTGTTCAACCTGCCCGTGCTCAAGGTGAAGGCCTGCCTGTGCAGCTTCCACCCGGACTCGGTGGTGAGCCTGGAGCCCGACCTCGATGACAACGTGGTGCGGCTCTCGAGCCACCACGTGGTCAGCGTGGACTGCGAGAACGAGCCCGTGGCGCACCGCACCAACACCTCCATCTGCCTGGGCATCAACCAGCGCAAGTCCTACGTGTTCAACTTCCGGCGCTACGAGGAGAAGTGCTGCGGGCGCACCATCGTGAACCTGGACCTGCTGCTGGGCTTCATCAAGTGCATCCACCAGTACCAGTACATCACGGTCTGCTTCCGCGACAAGAAGATGGTGCTGCACACGCCCGGGAAGGTGGACAACTTCTTCCGCGAGTACTCCATGACCGAGTGGGCGCCCGACCTCGAGCGCTTCTCCTTCAAGATCCCCATCGCCTCCGTGAACAAGCTGCGCGGCTTCAAGAAGCGCGTTATCATGTTCGAGGCGCGCGTGGTCATGGACTCGGACGACAACATCATCGGCATGCTCTTCACCGACCGCGTGGGCATGTACCGCGTGAACGTGTTCATGTCTTTCCAGGACCGGTCTCTTTCCTGCGACTAAATATAATACCCACCATGGGCGGGTCGGTGAGTCTGCCCTCGCGGGACCTTCCGCCGCCCGTGCGCACGCCCGAGATGAACATCGTGCCCGAGCGCGACCTCGCGGACACCATGCCGCGGCTCACCACCGCGGACCCGCCGCAGCCGCTGGGCGTCGGCGACGACGCGCGCATGAACGCGCTCAAGGCCACCTTCCCCGAGTTCGCGATCACGCGCCCCATAACAAACATGCTGGAAGCTAGGCGAATCAAGTACGACGGCGACCCGCGCGTGTGCTGCGCCGGGTTCGGGATCTCGCACTACTGGGAGAAGGGGACGCGCCGCGCGAACGCCTTCTTCGAGGGCGCGGTGCTGCGCACCTGCGACCCCACGCGCTTCGACGCGGGCACCTGCGACTCGCTGCTCTTCCGCGAGTGCGCCGCCGGCAGCGCGGACGCGGACTTCTGCGCGCACTGGATCAACGCGGCGGTGACGCGGCGCACGAACACACAGGCGCGAGATAAACTAAACAACATGTTCGTGAGCGACTGCAAGAACGACGCCTCGCGGCCGCACTGCGTGGCCTGGATCCGCGCGATGCGCAGCACGCGCAAGACCGCGGACGACACGCTCATCGACAACGTGCTCTCGGTGCAGAGTCCCGCGTTCAAGAGCAAGTACATGCGCTGCAGCTACCCCTCACCGGCCACGCTGGCCATGGCCGCGAACGTGGACGAGCCGCGCGAGTGCTGGGACCCCGAGTGCGTGGCCGGGAACGTGGACTTCATGCTCAGCGAGAACTACACAAACTTGGGCCTGTGCCGGCTCTCGCGCTGCTCCATCGGCGTCACGCACCTGCGGCTGGACGCGCGCTCGCGACTGCGCATGCGGTGCGCGGGCGCGCTGACCGGACTCGCGAAGGCGCCCGTGAACCAGGCTGCCGTGGTCGGCGACAACCTCGCGCGCGCCTTCGAGCCGCGCGTGCAGACGCTCGGCGTGCTGGCGCTGTGCGTGGTGTATCTGCTAATTGTCTGGCTCTAAATGGGGGCCGCCGCCAGCATCCAGACGACCGTGACCACCGTCAGCGAGCGCATCCGCAACGAGCTCGAGCAGAGCGCGAGCGCGAGCGCGACCGCCGACTGCGACGTCACCATCGGGAGTCTGATCATCCGCAAGAACCTGGGATGCAGCGTCTCCGTCCGGAACATGTGCTCGGCGAACGCGAGCGCGCAGCTGGACGCCGTGATGAAGGCCGTGAGCAGCACCTTCAACGACCTCTCCGCGGACCAGAAGGCCTACGTGCCCGGGCTGCTCACGGCCGCGCTCAACATCCAGACCACGGTGAACACCGCCGTCAAGGACTTCGAGAACTACGTGAAGCAGACCTGCAACGCCGACGCCATAATCCACAACAAGATCAAGGTGCAGAACATCCTCATCGACGAGTGCGCCTCACCGGCCGGTGGGCCGGCCACGCACCTGGAGTTCGTGAACACCGGCACGGCCGTGGGCAACTGCGGCGTGCAGGCGGTCATGGACGTGCTCTCGAAGGCCAGCACCACCGTGAAGAGCAACCAAGAGGCCGGCAAGGGCTACCAGACCATCATCATCGCGATCGTGGTCGCCATCCTGGCGGCCATCTTCGCCTGGTACGCGCGGCACATGCTCTTCATGTCCACCACGGACAAGATCAAGCTCGAGCTCGCGAAGAAGCCCGTGGTGCACTGGACCACGTACCTGGACACCTTCTTTACTGAATTTCCGCCGTCCGTCTAGATACGCGCAACATTGAAACATTATATCCACCTCTCAGACGGCGGTATGGTCCGACGCGTCATCCTCGAGCGCGTGGACGGCATCGTCGATCGCTCGCACGCGGACCGCCGCTACCTGGAGGCCATCCAGCGGCACCTCGAGGGGTCCACGCCCGGGCTGCGGCAGATGTGGCGCTTCCTCTACGACCTGCTGCTGACGGTGTTCGTCGTCATGTACATCGTCTTCCGCCTGATCGCGCGCAACCCCGGCATCTGCGCCATCATCGCGCTCGCGGCCGCGGTGTACTACCTGTTTTTGTGTCTCTTTAGCGTGGACTGATGGGCTCACAGACAGACCATCGCCCGCGCGCGCGTGACCAGCTCCGGCGCCGCGAAGACGTCCTGCACCGAGAAGTCGTCGATCTCGAACACGGAGCCGTCCGCGGACCAGATCACGCGCACGTTGTCGCTCACTGAGACCTCGGTCAGCGTCACGCCCAGCACCACCGCGTCGTTGGTGCTCACCAGCACCAGCGCGCCGGGCTCCGCGCGCCGGTGCAGCGGCGGCCCCGAGACCGAGCGCCGCTGCACGCGGAACATGTCCGCGAACTGCTTTGAGAGCAGGTCCAGGTGGTTGCGGATGATCCACTCGAAGAAGTACGCGCAGCAGGCACCGTCGCAGAGGAAGCGCGAGCCCGCGGGCATCAGCAGCCGCACCACGTCCATGTAGCAAGCCTGCGGCAGGCTCGCGCGGTACAGCCGCGTCTTCGGCGAGAGCACCACCAGGCTGGAGGTGCTCATCTGGAAGACGAGCTGGCTCACGGAGACGGTGAGCGTGCACGCGGGCACGGAGACCACGTCCAGACAGATGTCGTCCACGAAGATGCTCCGCTGGTAGAGGTGGTACAGGATGGCCACGATCTGGAAAGCCGTGGCGTCGCTGACGGTGCAGGGGCGCTCGTTGCCGCGCATCTGCGCGCAGGACCAGCCCCCGAAGGACTCGAAGCAGACGGTGAGCATGCCCGTGCTCGGGCAGTGCGGCGAGCGCCGGCACACCGGGAAGCCCACGGCCTTTCGGCAGCGCACCATGGTCGAGAGCTCGATCCAGCAGCCCGCCTCCTCCTCGCCCATGCCCATGGCCACCGGTGTGAAGGCCGTGACGTCGTCGCAGATGCGTCGCTCCAGGAAGCCCACGCCCGAGTGCTGCGCGACCGGCGGCGAGGTGATCCGCGGCGGGGGCGCGCGGCTCGGTTCGGGCGCCGGCGCGACCGCGCGCTCCCGCACGGGCGCCGGCGACCGCGCGCGCGCGGCTCTCTGCGTTCGCGCGGACGTGCGCGCGTACGGCCTGCTCGAGTTGTTCGCGTCGATAGAGTTGTTGGACCTGTCGGTCTCGTTCGCGTCGGCGAAGCGCGCGCGGTCCGCCGCGTCGGTCCTGTCGACGGCATCGTCTCCGTCGTTTTTCTCCGGCCGCCGCGCGGGCGCGGCGTCGTCCCGCGGCCGGTCCGCGGTCGGCGCGAAGGTCACGCGCCGGTGCACGTACGGCTCCGTGGAGCCCAGGGGGGCGCCTCGGCCGCGCCCGCGGCGGAAGGCCTGTCGGGACGCGCCGAAGCGGGTGAACCCCCCTCCCGCCCGGCCCCTTTTTTCCTCCATGATATTTATCACAAAAAAAACTTCTCTAAATGGCCAATCTGCTTTCGTTGGTCGACACGGAGGACCTGGCCTTCTGCGCCGGGTTCCCCTCCTTCGACGAGACCATGCTCGTGATCGCGGGCGCGCGCGTGCGCTTCCCGCGCTCGCTGCTCTCGCTCTTCAACGTGGTGCCGCGCACCATGACGCGCTACGAGACCGAGCTCGTGGGCACCGAGATGGTGGTCGGCGCCATCTTCACCACCGCGTACAACATCCGGCGCAACCTCGGGCTCGGCGAGGAGCCCGTGACCATGCGCGACATCGAGAAGTACTTCCTGGACTCCGAGAACGAGGTGCTCACGCTCGTGGTGCACAACACCGACTTTTCCACCATGACCGGCATCCGGCGCCGCGGCGGCCGCCGCATCGCCAACCCCGTCATCTTCCGCAGCGGGTCCACGCCGCTGCTCATCGTGATGGAGTCGCGCAAGAAGACCAACATCTACCGCGAGCGCACCGCGGACCCGGCCAACGCCTCCTACAAGGAGGTGGGCTCCTCGCTCGCGCTGGTCACGCGCTACGCGGGCCTGCAGCTGGTGGACGTGCACACGCCCAGCGCCGTGCTCACGGTCTCCGCGATCTACGGCTTCACGGAGGACAAGGGCCTCAAGAAGCTGGGCTCCGACAAGGAGCTCGCGGAGTACCAGTCCGCGCCGCTCACGGACCCCATCCGGCTGGGCGACTTCTCCAAGCTCTTCGACGGCGTCAAGAAGAGCATCCAGCTCACGAACGTGCCCGTGCCCTCCGCCGACGCCGAGCCCGCGTCGTAGCTTTCACGCGCGATAAATCGGATGGCGGTGCCGACGCCCGTGGTGCACCTCACGCCGGTGTTCGTGGAGCCCACGATCGCGCACTCGCTGCTGCGCGCGGAGTCCTACCTCGCGATCGCGGTCGTCGAGCTCCTGCTCGCGCTCGCGCTCGCGCTCGTCTTCTTCCGCGACGAGCTCGGCGCGCTCTTCCGCCGCGCGCCGCGCGCGCCCTCGCCGCTGGACGCGTACCTGCAGGCGAGCCTGGTCTGCGAGGGCGACGCGCTCATGCTCGAGCTGCCCGAGGGCCGGCTGCCCGCGCTCGCGCTGGACGGGCGTCCCATCGCGTTCCCGGGGTGCGCGGGCCTTTTGCACCGCATAAATGGACCACGAAAGGTACGTCTTGTCGATGTTCTTGGAGGAAGATAGCTCCTTCCTCTCGTTTATCGCCGCGCTGCCCGACGACGAGGCGCTCGGCGCCGTGCAGTCCGCGGCCGCCTTCCTGGACTTCCTGCTCGCGCTCGTGGTCCGCGGCAAGGAGAAGCTCGCCGCCGCGGGGCACCACTACGACTCCGTCGCGGACGGCCGCGCGCGCGCCGCCTTCGAGCTCCGCGACCTGCGCGAGCTGGTGCGGCTCTTCGACCGGCGGCCCTGCGGCGCGACGGAGCGCGTCCGCGTGCGCGACGGGCCCGCGCGCGCGTTCGTGGACGCGACGCGCGCGCTGATGCGAGAGCGCGGCTTCGACGGCGCGCGGGCCGCGGAGCGCGCGCGCTACATCGCGCCGAACGACCTGCCCGCGCTGGGCGCGCTCTCGGCCACGCTCTCGCCGGGTCTATAACGTAAAAAATATTAGTAAAATTCTGAAGGTCCGCGACTTTCGCGGGCGGCCAACAAACCAGTCGCTTAAATGGAGGGGGTGGAGATGGAGAAGCCGCTGCTCTACTTCGACGAGATCGCGGGCGCGCGCGACTACGACGCGGCCTTCGCGGAGCGGCACGAGCCGGCGAAGATCCCCGGCCGCGGGCAGATGAAGCTGCTGGTCTGCGAGCTCGTGTTCCTGAACCGGCTGCACCTGCACGGCATGCTGGACGGGAGCGTCATTGTGTACGTGGGCTCCGCGCCCGGGCGGCACATCTGCTGCCTTCACTCGCACTTCCAGGAGCTCGGCGTCTCGCTGAAGTGGGTGCTCATCGACGGGCGCAAGCACGACCCCTGCCTCTCGGGGCTGCGGAACGTGACCACGGTGACGCGCTTCGCGGACGAGGCCTACCTGCGCGAGCTGCGCGCGGACCTGCGCCGCGCCAAGATCGTGCTCATCTCGGACATCCGCTCCAACCGCGTGGACACCGAGCCCACCACCGCGGACCTGCTGCGCGACTACGCGCTGCAGAACACCATGGTCAGCGTGCTCAAGCCCGTGGCCTCCAGCCTGAAGTGGCGCTGCCCCTTCCCGGACTCCTGGGAGAAGGACTTCTACGTGCCCTGCGGCAAGGAGATGCTGCAGCCGTTCGCGCCGCCGTTCTCCGCGGAGATGCGGCTGCTCACCGTGTACTCGGAGACGCGCCCGAAGCTGCGCCTGATCACGCTCAGCGACGCGGTCAACTATGAAAAGAGGATGTTCTACCTCAATAGCGTGGTGCGGCAGCGCGTAATTCTGAACTTTGACTACCCCAACCAGGAGTACGACTTCTTTCACATGTTCTGTCTGCTCTCGTCGGTGGCGTGCTCGTGCGACTTTAAATCGCCCAAGGAGAAGGTGCTGAGCCTGCAGAACCGCTTCTTCCGCTTCCTGCGCATCCCGCCCTCGATCACGCTCGGGCTGCGCCGGCACGATGAACCGCCACAACACGCGGTACCTGGCCAAGATCCTCTGCCTAAAGGCCGCGGTAAGAGACGACCCCTTCGCGGTGATAAGTAGGGACACCGTGCGCATGTACGACATCGCGGTCGAGTACGGCGACCTGGTATCCGTCGTGACCGTCACGCACAGACTCGAGACCAGCCGCACCGTCTTCCAGGTCTTCAACGAGACCTCGGTCGCGTACTCGCCGCTGCCCGACGACTACGGCGAGCCCATCGTGCTCACCACCTACATGCAGCGCGAGCACACCAAGTTCCCGCTCTCCATGCTCTACATCGACGTGGTCGCCTCGGACATGTTCCCCACGTTCAAGCGCCCCACCGAGGAGGAGGCCGCCGTGGTCGCGGCCATGCAGCGCGTGGGCGGGCGCCGCGAGGCCGCGCTCAAGCTCCCGCGCATGCTGGACACCGAGCTCGTGTGCAAGATCCTGCACCTGCCCGACCACCCGCTGCGCGTGGTGCGCTTCCTGCGCCGGAACATGTTCACGGGCGTGGAGATCGCGGACCGGTCCGTGTCCGTGGTCCTCGACTGACGAAGGGCAGCACGGCGAGCGCGGCCGCCGCGACCAGACACAGCGGCAGCCACGCGCGCGGGTCCGCCACCGGCACGAAGACGTGCTGGTTCAGGTAGGTCGCCTGGAAGCGCTCCGCGGTGCCGTCGACCTTGGACCCGCAGGCGTTGGTGAGGCGCACGACCGCGTCCGCGACGCGCACGTCCCCGAGCGAGATCACGCAGTCCGAGACGTTGCACCCGGCGATGTTTTTCTTCAGCGCGCGCGGCAGCAGCGCGTCCGCGCGCTTGCAGGGCGCGTACCAGCAGTAGTAGGGCAGGCGCGTGTCGCGGCCGGTGTCGACCACGGCCTGGCTGGGCTTGAGGCACGCGCAGCGCGCGTCGTCGGGGTGCGCGTCGCAGAAGGCGTAGATCTCCTCGTCGGGCGCGTCCGGCCCGGGCGCGGTCGGCGGCGCCGCGCGACGGCGGAAGAACATCTCTGAAAAAATACCTAGACCTGGAGAAGCCACCTATCTTATTTCAAAGATAAAAATACTATTAATACGCACTCGGAGAATCATGTCGGTGGTGGCGCGCGTCTCGTACAGCCTGTACTCGCAGAGCGAGATCAGCGCCACGGACGTGATCATCAGCCAGCTCAAGAACGACGATGACCTGGGCACCGTGAAGGACCCGCGCCTCGGCGCCTCGGACGGGTCCATATGCCGCACCTGCGGGCTCACGGAGATGGAGTGCTTCGGGCACTGGGGCAAGGTGCGCATCTACGAGTCCTACATCGTGCGCCCCGAGTACATCCCCGAGGTGGTGCGGCTGCTGAACCACCTCTGCGTGCGCTGCGGGCTGCTGCGCTCGCGCGACCCGTACACGACGGACGTGGCCGCGCTGAGCGTGCACGAGATGCGCAAGATGAAGGACCGCATGATGTCCAAGAAGAAGGCCTGCTGGAACAGCAAGTGCCTGCAGCCGTACCAGAAGATCGTCTTCTCGAAGAAGAAGATCTGCTTCGTGAACAAGGTGGACGAGATCCCCGTCCCGAACGCGCTCATCTACCAGAAGCTGACCTCCATCCACCGCAAGTTCTGGCCGCTGCTGGAGGTGTTCCAGGACCCCGCGAACCTCTTCTACAAGGAGTACATGCCCATCCCGCCGCTGCTCATCCGGCCGGCGATCAGCTTCTGGATCGACAACATCCCCAAGGAGACCAACGAGCTCACCTACCTGCTGGGCATGATCGTGAAGTACTGCTCCATGAACGCCGAGGAGCAGGTCATCCAGCGCGCGGTCATCGAGTACGACAACATTAAGATCATCTCCTCGAACTCGAGCAGCATCAACCTCTCCTACATCATCGCGGGCAAGAGCAACATGCTGCGCAGCTTCGTGGTCGCCAGGCGCAAGGACCAGACCGCGCGCTCGGTCATCGGGCCCGACTCGTCGCTCTCGGTGTGCGAGGTCGGCATCCCCGACTACATCCGGAACACGCTCACGCAGAAGATCTTCGTGAACTACCTCACCAGCAAGCGCGTGCGCGCGCTCTTCGAGGACCGCGCGGTCAAGTTCTACTTCAACAAGCGGCTGCGCCAGCTCACGCGCATCAAGGAGGGCAAGTTCATCAAGGACAAGATCCACCTGCTGCCCGGCGACTGGGTCGAGATCCCCATGACCGAGGGCACGAACGTGATCTTCGGCCGCCAGCCCTCGCTGCACCGGCACAACGTCATCTCCTCGACCGCGCGCCCCTCGCCCGGGCACACCATCAAGATCCCGCCCGGCATCGCGAACTCGCAGAACGCGGACTTCGACGGCGACGAGGAGTGGGCCGTGCTCGAGCAGAACCCCAAGTCCGTGATCGAGCAGAGCGTGCTCATGTACCCGGTGACCATCTTCAAGCACGACGCGCACGGCGCGCCGGTGTACGGGTCCATCCAGGACGAGATCGTGGCCGCGTACTCGCTGTTCCGACACCAGGACCTCTCGCTGGACGAGGTGATGAACCTGCTCGGGCGCTACGGGCGCGACTTCACACCAGAGCCCGGCCGGACCAAGTTCTCGGGCGCGGACGTCTTCCGCTTCATGATCGGCGCGGACATCAACTACAAGGGCGTGCTCGAGGACGGCCGCGTGGTCGCGCCGAACGTGGACAGCGACCTCGTGGTGGCCATGCGCGCGACCTCGCTCGCGGGGCTCATCGCGGACTACGCCACCAACGTGGAGGGCGTGCGCTTCGTGGACATGGCCTCCTACGTGTACAAGCGGTACCTGGCCATCTACGGCTTCGGCGTGACCTTCCGCGACCTGCGTCCGGACCCGAGCCTGGTGCGCCGGCTGCACGCGCTGAACACCGAGAAGATCGAGCAGATCAAGGACGCGTACGCGCGGTACCTGCAGGACGTCGCGGACGGGCGGATCGTGCCCATGGCGCCCGCGGACGAGGCAGACGCGCTGGACTCGCTGCTGGCCAACCTGACCAACCTCAACGTGCGCGAGATCAACGAGTACATGCGCGAGACGCTGGAGAGCAACCCCGAGAACAACCTTCTCAAGATGGCGCGCGCCGGGTACAAGGTCAACCCCACCGAGCTCATGTACCTGCTGGGCACCTACGGGCAGCAGCGCGTGAACGGCGCCGTCGCCGAGACCAAGGTGTACGGGCGCGTTCTCCCGTACGCCTTCCCGGACTCCGCGGACCCCGAGTCGCGCGGCTACATCATCAACTCGCTCATGAACGGGCTCTCGGGCTCGCAGTTCTACTTCGCGATGCTGGTGGCGCGCTCGCAGTCCACGGACATCGTCTGCGAGACCTCGCGCACGGGCACGCTGGCGCGCAAGGTCATCAAGAAGATGGAGGACACGGTCGTGGACGGGTACGGGCAGGTCGTGAGCGGCTCGGTGCTGCTCAAGTACGCGGCCAACTACGCGAAGATCCCGGGGTCCACCACCAAGCCCGTGGAGCTGATCTTCCCGCACGAGAGCATGGCCTGGTTCCTGGAGATCAGCGCGCTCTGGGCCAAGATCCGGCACGGCTTCGTGCGCATGCACCGGCAGCGCATGGCCACCAAGATCCTGGCGCCCTTCAACTTCCTGGTCTTCGTGAAGCCGGCGTCGGAGGCGGAGGCGCTCTCCGCGCGCGAGCTCTACCTCATGATCCAGCGCGTGATGAACGACGTGCGCGAGAAGTACTTCTTCTCGCTGGCGAGCGTGGACTTCATGGAGTACGTCTTCCTCACGCACCTGAACCCCTCGCGCGTGCGCATCTCGCGCGCGACCGCGGAGCTCATCTTCCGGAAGCTGTACCAGAAGCTGAACGCGCTGCTCGGCGGCGGCACGCCCGTGGGCATCATGTCCGCACAGGTGCTCTGCGAGAAGTTCACGCAGCAGGCGCTCTCGAGCTTCCACACCACCGAGAAGAGCGGCGCCGCGAAGGTGAAGCTGGGCTTCAACGAGTTCAGCAACCTCATCAGCATGAGCCGCAACCACACCGAGATCGTGGCGCTGACCGCGGCGAGCGCGGAGAAGCTGATGCCGCTGAAGGTCAACTTCGAGTTCGTGTGTCTGGGCGAGCTCATGCCCGAGATCGAGACGCGGCCCTCCGGCCGGCCCTCCGTGCACCGCGTGGACATCCACGTGCGCCGCCTGCGCATCAAGCGCGCGCACCTCACCGAGGTGCTGGTGGACAGCATCATCGAGCGCTTCGTCTCCTTCAACGTGCTCGTGAAGGAGTGGGGCAGCGACATGACCGTGGACGGCGACCGCGTCACGTACACGCTGCTGCTGCGCTTCGTGGAGCCGGAACAGCTCAACTTCCACAAGTTCATGCTGGTGCTGCCCGGCGCCGCGAACAAGGGCAAGGTGAGCAAGTTCAAGATCCCGATCACCGAGACCACGGTCTACGACGACTTCGACGCCACGCGCAAGGCCTTCCGCATGAACATCGAGCTCATGAGCCTGAAGGAGCTGGGCATCTTCGACCTCGAGGACGTGAACGTGGTGCCGGGCATGTGGAACACCTTCGACATCTTCGGCATCGAGGCGGCCAGGGGCCACCTGTGCGAGAGCATGCTGGACACCTACGGCACGGGCTTCGACTACCTGTTCCCCTCTTGCGACCTGCTCGCGAGCCTGCTCTGCTCCGGGTACGAGCCCGAGTCCGTGAACAAGTTCAAGTTCTGGAACGCGAGCGCGCTGAAGAAGGCCACCTTCGGCGACGGGCGCGCGCTGCTGAACGCGGCGCTGCACAACCGCACCGACGCGGTCGCGGACAACAGCAGCTGCCACTTCTTCAGCAAGACGCCCTGCGTGGGCACGGGCTACTACAAGTACTTTGTGAACGTGGAGATGTTCATGCGCATGGAGCGCGAGATCCAGGCGCGCGTGGCGGCGCGCAAGATGGAGGAGCTCGAGGAGGCCGCCGAGGAGGAATTCTAGGCGTCTCGCCATCACGGCGCGAATAGGAGTACGGTCAACGGCCACGATTAGTCGATTACGATAGTTACGATTAGGACGACGAGTCGCAGACGAACATTTTTATCAGCTGCATGCGGAAGTTGGCGTTCTCGAGGAAGGCGCCGCGGAGGTCCCGGATCTCGTAGTAGGTCTTGAGGAAGTACACGAACCTCGCGGGCTGCGTCATCCCCGGGTTCTCCGCGAACCGCTTGTGCATAACGTACGCCATGGCGGCGGCGCCGCTGCGGTTGATGCCGGCCACGCAGTGCACGAGCGTGGGCTTCCGCTCGGCCTCGAGGCGCTCCAGCAGCTTCACGAGCGCGGGCATGATGGCGGTGATGTTCGTCTCGTCGTCGTCCCGCAGCGGGATGTGGTACGCCGTGAGCCCCGACGGCGTCGGGTACTTGGACATGGTCATGTTGACCAGACACTTGAAGTCGACGCCGGACTCGCCGCGCAGCACCGAGCGCGCGTCCTCGGCGCTGCCCAGGTACACGTGCTCGGTGAGCCGCGTCATGCCCGAGGGGAAGGTCAGCGGCGTCCCCGCGCGCGTGCACCGCAGCAGGAGCCTGGCGTACCACTCGCTATTATTGCCCATATTTATTTATATGATACAAATGGCGGACGTCACGACGCTGTCGGCCAACGGGCTGACCCTGGAGTTCGCGCGCGAGCGCGCCGCGCGCAGCCTGCGTGCCGCGCGCACGTCCACGCTGGTGTTCTTTACGCTCACGCTGGTGGCCTCGCTGTTCGTGCTCTGGCTTCAGCTGACCGAGTTCCCCGTCTTCGAGGAGCTCGGCAAGTACGCGCGCATCAAGAGCGCGGTGCGGTCCTGGCGCCCGCTGGTGGAGGCCAAGACCGAGATCGAGTCGGACCTCGGGCGGCAGAAGACCGCGGACCGGCCCGAGCTCTTCGAGTTCCGCTGCGTGGACTTCGGCAAGTACTTCCTGCCGGTGCGGTACAGCCCCACGAGCTTCCTGCCGCAGGCCGTGCGCCGCGGCGCGGGCGACGGCTGGATGGTGCACAAGGCGGCGGCCGTGGACCCCGCCGCGCAGCAGTTCTGCGAGTCCGTGCTGAGGCACCGCTCGAACAACGTCATCACCTGCGGGTCCGAGATGCTGCGGCTGGTGGGCTACAGCGGCTACTTCGAGGACGACCACTGGTGCGCCGCGACGTCCGGCGTGCTGATGTGAGGATATCTATCAGAATATGGCCGTGAACAGCAGCCCGGCGATGAACCAGAGCAGCCGCGAGTTCGGCAGCAGCAGCACCAGCACCAGCAGGTACGCCAGGATGAAGATGTCCACCACGTCCACGTCGAAGAGCCCCATGAAGGAGAACAGCGGCGTGGTGAGGAAGTAGACGGCGCCGGGCCAGAAGCGCGCCAGCCAGGTGGCGAACAGCGACCACAGCGAGGGCGTGTTGCTGAGCCGCGTCTTGACCTGGATGTAGTACTCGGGGTAGACGACGCTCTCTGCGCCGGAGAGCACCATGCGCGCCAGCGAGAGCCGCTTCTCGATCGTGTACACCTCGGTGAGCAGGCCGCTGCGCAGCCCGCCCTCCTTGATGATGGCCTCGTAGAGCGCCTTCATGCCGCCGATCTTGATGATGTAGGCGTCCAGCGAGACGTCGTAGCCGCCGGGGTAGACCATGAGCTCGGGCTCGCCGGTGTTTGGTACGCTGGTGGCCAGCGCGCCGGTCATGTAGGTCTCCTTCAGCTGCACCATGTACCAGCCGTTGGTCTTCATCGCCTCGATGAGCGGCTTCACCATCTCGGGCTTGCGGAAGGTCATGTCGTTGTCGACGACCAGGATGTAGTCCTCGTCGGAGTACTTGGTGGGGATGGTGCCGGACGAGATGCTCTCCCAGAGGTTGAGGTGGTGCGCGGTCCGGCGCTGCATCTCCTTCGGACAGGTGGACTTGCACATGTCCGTGAAGAAGTGCGGGTAGTCCTTGGAGTCCACGTCGTGCCACTCCACGGCCTTGAGCACATGGTCGCCCTTGGGGTGAGGGGCGGGAGGCGAGGGCTTGGGTGTGGGTGCTGGAGTGGGTGCAGGTGCGGGAGCAGGAGCGGGCGCAGGAGCAGGCGATGGAGTGGGAGCAGGAGCGGGCGCCGGCTTAGGCGTTGGTTGAGGAGTCGGCTGAGGAGTCGGCTTGGGCGGGTCGTCGGCGAGGCCCACCAGGTACGGCAGCGTGGGGAACACCTCCCGGGTCCCGCGGCCGGAGGTCACCCCCACGATGTAGGCGGTGATTTCGGGTGGATCCATTTAGTTATTAAAATTAATCATATACAACTCTTTTATGGCGGCTATGGATTCGGCTATCCAGTCCTTGACCGAGCCCACGATGCCCGCCAGGAACAGGAAGAAGGCGAACTCCAGGTCCACGCGGTTCAGCGAGTCGCTGAAGTACACGAAGACGTCGCTCTCCGGGAAGAAGCTGCGTCGGAACATGTTGTACCCGTTCACCTTGTGCGCGACGTGCTCCGCGCTCAGCAGCGTCTCGTCGAAGGGGTACGGGTCGCTGAAGCGGAACACGTACATGGCCGGGTTCGCGTAGTAGTACTTCATGGTGTTGGTCACGAAGAGGCTCGCCAGCGAGATGATGATCTTCTTCTTCTCGATCTCGATCTTGATGTGGTCCTCGAAGCGCTTCATGTTGTAGGCGTTGGTGTCGTGCACGCGGATGAGCACGCGCGAGTCCGCCATGATGTCCTGGAACTCCGCGCGCGCGTCGGGGCTCTCGGCGGGCGTGTCCGCGGGCCGCGCCACCTCCGTGCACACCGCGGGCCGCGCGCGCGGCGGCGTGCGCATGGGCCGCGCGCCCACGCGCTGCGAGGCGAAGAACTCCACGGCGCGCGCCTCGCCCGCGTCCGCGTAGGACTCCACCAGGTAGTTGCGGCTGCGCGTGGTGCGCCCGATGGTGTTCAGCCGGTGCAGCTCCGCGACGATGCGGCGGTAGTGCGCCTCCAGCTCCTCTGGCATGATGGAGGTGTACACCTCGGTGAGCAGCACCACGGTGTCGAAGTCCTCCTTGCTGCAGATGCGCGTCTTCACGAGGAAGTGGTGCACCACCGTCGCGATGGAGAGCCGCAGCGAGGCCTCGGTGACCTCGACCTCGGCGTCCTTGGTCTTCTTCGCGGGGCGCGAGGCCATGAAGGAGACGATGAAGTCCGCGCTGCTGTTGAGCACGATGACCAGCACCACGATGAAGTTCAGGTTCAGCGTCTTCGCGGACTGGAAGAGCTCGGCGGCCGAGGTGTGCACGTCGAGCAGGTTCGCGGAGAGCCGCAGGAAGAAGACGCCGCGCTTGATCTCGGCCGCGAAGCGGCGCTCGTACTCCTGCCGGCGCGCGTTGATCGCGATGAGGAAGTTCAGGATGAGCCGGTTGATGTTGTACTTCACGGCCCAGGTCTGCGTCTTCATGATGGTGTCGAAGGACATCACGATGTTGAAGATGAAGCGCTGGCTGTGCGAGAAGTAGCTGTAGGGCTCGCTGAGGAAGATGGACTTGTTGGTCGACGGCACCACCACGCCCGCGCGCGCGCCGGAGGCGTCGGTGTTCAGGTCCGGGATGTTCATGCCGCAGATGCGGCAGTAGGCCATGCCGTCCTCGAAGTACACGAACTCCTCCACGAACTCGTTGATCTTGGCGAAGTAGTCCACGTCCACGCGCATCGCGACCGCGAGCCGGATCTGGTGCTCGCAGGGCGGCGACTCGAAGCGCACCCCCTCGCCCCAGCCCGGCGGCTCGCGCACGACCAGCGCGGTGCGCGAGACCGCGCGGAACTTGGCGTCGCGCGTGTTGAGCAGCGCCGGGAAGAGGTCGCAGAGGTGCCGGCTGGACAGGAACACGTACTTGTACAGCAGCCGGCGCGCGTCCGCGGCCATGGCGTCCACGAAGGCGCGGCCCCACTCCGCGACCGCGGGCTGCTCCTCCGCGAAGTTGTTCAGGTAGACCTTGTCCGTGGCCGCGAGGAAGACCTTCTTCACGTCGAGGAAGTCGCGGATCACGATGGGGATGCGCGCGCCGTCGAGCTCGTATATGAACACGTATCGCAGGTTGAGCTTGCGCCGCGAGACCGGGATGCCGATATGCCGGCACAGGTACGCGAACTCGAGGTACTTCTTCGAGAAGCGGATGCGGTCCAAGTTCTTGGAGACGTACTGCAGCAGGTTGCGCATGTTGAAGGGGATCTCTCGCACGGCGGGCTCCGCGGCGTCGTCGAAGGCGGTGCGCAGGTCGCTGGTGCGCTGCACGACCACGGCCTCGCCGGTGGCGTCGTCGTGCACGAGCACGTTGACGCGCCGCTGCCGGATGACCATGTCGAAGGTGTTGAAGAACATCTCGTACATGCTGTGCCGCGTGTCGTCCGCGATGCGCTCGCCCACCGACAGGCTGACCGTCGCGTCGTCGCGCACCTGCTTCTCGAACTTGTACCCGATGTAGGAGAAGATGGAGATCAGCGTCGCGTCGTCGGCGTCGGGGTTCTGCTCTATGGTCGCGAAGAGCAGGCGGATGTCGTCCTCCGTGATCGCATCCACGTTGTACAGGTTCACCACGAAGATGGACTTGTTGTCCGCGATGAAGTCCGTGTATGACTTGGTGGCCGTGTTCGGGTCGCGCATGTACGCGCGGATCTTGGGCACGATGCTCGCGAGGATGGACTCCCTGGAATCCATTTAAGGACGGCAAGGGCGCGCGAGACCGTCTCAAAACTGAAATCGTATAAACTCTTAAAAGATCGGTATTGAAAGTACGCACCACCAAATAAAGCGTCGAGGTCGGGCATGTCTTCGTGGCGACTCAAGATGAGCAAGTGCACCGGAACTAGCGGCGTCCAGACCCTCGAGGATCTGAGGAATCGCCTGCGCACCGAGGCCATGTGCGGTAACGACTGCGAGGAGCCCCGCGACGACCTCTTCCCCAACGGCGAGGAGTGTCTGGACATCGACGGGCCCCCGTGCGAGCAGGTAGAGCAGGAGATCCAGCAGGAGCAGCTGCCTGTTCCCGAACATGTGCCCGTGCCCACAAAGACTCCGGCCAAACGCAGAACTACCAAGAAGGAGAAAACCGAGAAGACTGAGAAGGCCAAGTCGGCCAAGGCTGTGCAGAAACTCTGCCCCCCTGCCGACGACGAAGATAAACCCGAGGACGAGCCCAAGAGCGACGACATCGAGCACACCTACGAGTCCGGGGACGCCGAGGGAGGCGCCAGCGGCCGCAGCCCCAGCGACCTCGACAACTTGGACGAGATGGACGACTCCGACCTCATGCTGGCCTTCTCCACAATACTCGCAGACTTCAAGGATCTAACACACAGAGTGAAGTGTCTGTCCACTGTACTCACCGACGTGCAGGCCGCCGGAGTGCGCCGATCGTTCTCAGCTCTCGGCAAGGCGCTTAACGAGGCAGCCGCTATCGCCAGCACCGGCGCCAAGCCAGCTGCCGCTCCGCGCAAGAAGAAGGCCGCCGCCAGCAAGAAGTAGGCGCACTAAATAGCGGAGCTCGGCATGCGGGCGCTGCACCTAGCCGACGGCAAGCTTTTTTTCGACAAGGAATTGACGCAACCGGTTCCCGACGACAACCCCGCGTACGCGGTCCTTGCGAAGATCCGCATCCCGCCGCACCTCTCGGACGTGGTCGTCTACGAGCAGGACCTCGAGTCCGCGCAGCAGGGCCTCATCTTCGTCGGCCGCGACGCCAAGGGCCGCAAGCAGTACTTCTACGGGCGCGGGCACGTGGAGCGGCGCACCGCCGTGCGCAACGCCGTCTTCGTGCGCGTGCACCGCGTCATGGAGAAGATCAACGCCTTCATCGACGACCACCTCGCCTCCGGCAGCGAGGCCGAGGCGCAGATGGCCGCCTTCCTGCTCATGGAGACCAGCTTCTTCATCCGCGTCGGCAAGACGCGCTACGAGAAGGAGAGCGGCACCGTGGGCATGCTCACGCTCCGGAACAGACACCTGTCCCTGGCGGACGGCGGCGAGGAGATGCGCGTCGCCTTCGTGGGCAAGGACCGCGTCGCGCACGAGTTCGCCGTGCGCGAGGGGCAGCGGCTCTTCGCCGCGCTGCGCCGGCTCTGGGACCCGGGCGCGCCCGAGCGCCTGCTCTTCGACCGGCTCAGCGAGCGGCGCGTGTACACCTTCATGCACCGCTTCGGCATCCGCGTCAAGGACCTGCGCACCTACGGCGTCAACTACACGTTCCTGTACAACTTCTGGTCCAACGTGCGCTCGCTGGAGCCGCGGCCCTCCGTGAAGTCGCTCATCTGCACCTCCGTGCGGCAGACCGCCGAGACCGTGGGGCACACGCCCTCGATTTCGCGCAGCGCCTACATGGCCACCGCGGTGCTCGAGCTCGTCAAGGACGGCGCCTTCCTGGACCGCGTCGCCGCCACCGACACACTCGACGACTTCGTGAACAGCGTCGTGGACTATGTAAATAACTCGGAGCAGGTAAATGGATGAGGCGCTGCGCGTGGCGGCGCGCGTCGTGGACGGGCTCAGCCCGCTGGACGTGGCCGTGTGCCTCGCGCAGCTGCGCGGCGGCGCGCCCGAGCGCCGCTTCCCCGCGCTCGACGAGGGCTCCGGCGAGGCCTTTCTGGACTTCGAGTTCGCCGGCGGCGACGTCGCCTCGCGGTACCTCTCCGTGCGCACGCGCGAGCTCTGTGCGGCCGAGAGGCGCGAGCACATGGCCGCGATCGCGCGCTGCGTCACCGAGGCCGACCTGGCGCTCGCGGGCCGGCCCAAGGGCAAGGCGCGCGCGGCGCTGCGTCTGTGCCGCAACCGCGAGAAGGTCGCGCGGCTCGCGCGGCTGCTGCGCGACGCCGAGAGCCGCGGCGCGGACTTCGCCTTCATCCGCGCGGCCGTGCTGTAGCAAAACGTAAAAACAACACGTCCCCTAAATCGCCATGGACGCGCCGAGTCTCGACTGCATGCTCGCCGCGCTCGCGGCGAAGGCGGCCGCGGTGGACCGCGGCGCGCCCGAGGACGAGGTGCACCACGAGGTGGAGCTCGTGCTCGTGAACCCGCCGCTGTCCACGCTGGCCGCCACGCTGCGCCTGGCCTCGGAGACGGAGTCGTTCATCCTCTTCACGGTGACCGCGCTCGCGAAGGAGGAGGGCAAGCTGCGCGCGCGCGTGCCCATGTCGCGCGTCGTCGGCCTGGACGTCAAGAACGTGCAGCTGGTGAACGCCATCGACAGCATCGTCTGGGAGCGCAAGGCGCTCGTGGAGGAGACCGCGCTGCAGGAGGGCTGTCTGCTGCGGCACTCCACCGAGCGGCGGCACCTCTTCGTGGACTACAAGAAGTACCTCTCGGCCATCCGCGTGGAGCTGGTCAACCGCGTGCGCGTGCGCTCCAAGGAGGTCGTCGCGGACTTCAAGTTCAAGTACTTCCTCGGCTCCGGCGCGCAGGCCAAGAGCTCGCTGCTGCACGCGCTCAACCACCCCAAGGTGCGGCCGGCGGCCACGCTGGAGTTCGAGGTCGTGCCCGCGGGCGAGGCCGTGGACGAGGCCGCCGTGCTCGCGGAGCTGCGCGCCGTGGCGAAGGCGCTCTTCATGGCGCCCACCGACGCCGTCTTCCTGACGCCGCCGGCCGACATGCCCGTGCGCACGCTCATGCTGCAGAAGCAGGAGATCCCCGCGCTGGAGCTCGAGGGCCTCTTCGCGGTCTCGAAGACGGACGGCGTCTCCGCGAGCGTGCGCGTGGACGCGGGCGGTGTCTTCTGCGCGTTCTCGCACCTGGGGTACACCATCCGGTACCCGCTCGCGCGCGAGGTCAAAGGCGTCTTCCGGCTCTGGTGCGAGGCCGTGCGCCCCGTGGGCGAGCGCGTGTGGTCGCTGTTCGTGCTCTTCGTGGAGGAGCCCGCGGGCGAGGACCGCGTCGCGGCCGTGGCCGCCGCGGTGGAGGCGCTGCGCGGCGTGTGTGCGCGCGTGGAGTTCAAGCCCAAGCGCGTGGACGGGCCCTTCTCCGCGACATCCGAGCTGGTGGAGCACATCAAGGGCGCGCTGCAGACGGAGCCCGAGGGCGTGGTGCTCTTCTACGCGAGCGGCGAGAAGGCCAAGCGCGACCTCAAGGTCAAGCGCGACAACACGGTGGACCAGACCACGAACGTGATGTTCCGGTACATGTCCAGCGAGCCCATCGTCTTCGGCGAGGGCTCGACCTTCCTGGAGTTCAAGCGGTACAGCAACGACCGCGGCTTCCCCAAGGAGTACGGCGCAGGGCGCATCTTCCTGCGCGAGGACGTGGTCTACCACAACAACATCTACTGCATCGAGTTCACGAAGACGCACCTGGAGGTGGGCCTGCGCAGCGTGGTCGTGCCCGTGAAGTTCATCGGCGAGTTCTCGCAGGAGGGGTACCTGCTGCGGCCGCGGCTGGCCAAGACCGAGCTCTACTTCCGCAACCCCTCCTTCTACGGGAACCAGCACTCGGTGGTGCTCGAGCACACGCGCGACCAGCTGCTCTCGGTGGGCGACGTCTTCGACGAGAGCCGCATGGCCGCCGTCGGTCAGACGCTGGCCAACGACGCCTTCCGCCTGAACCCGGACACGCCCTACTTCACCAGCCGGCGCACGCGCGGGCCGCTGGGCGTGCTCTCCAACTACGTGAAGACGCTGATGATCTCGCTGTACTGCTCGAAGACCTTCCTGAACAACGCCGAGCGGCGCAAGGTGCTGGCCGTGGACTTCGGCAACGGCGCGGACCTCGAGAAGTACTTCTTCGGCGAGATCGCGTCCATGGTGGCCACGGACCCGGACGCGCGCGCGATCGAGCGCGCCATGGAGCGCTACAACCGCCTGAACGCGGGGCTGAAGTCGCGCTACTACAAGTTCAACTACATCCAGGAGACCATCCGCTCCGAGACCTACGTGGAGAGCATCCGCCAGGTCATGTACTTCGGGCGCTTCAACATCGTGGACTGGCAGATGGCCATCCACTACTCCTTCCACCCGCGGCACTTCGCGACGGTGATGCGCAACCTGCGCGAGCTCACCGCGCCCGGGTGCAAGGTGCTCATCACCACCATGGACGGGGACTTCCTCTCCACGCTGACCGAGAAGACCAGCTTCGTGATCAACCGCAACCTGCAGGAGAGCGAGAACTTCATGTCGCTCGAGCGCGTGGCCGAGGACCAGGTCATGGTCTACGCGCCCTCGACCATGGCGCAGCCCATGACCGAGTACATCGTGCGCCGCGCGGACATCGTCAAGCTCTTCGCGGACAACGGCTTCGACCTCGTGGACCACGCGAACTTCGAGACCGTGATCCGGCGCAGCCGCCGCTTCGTCGAGGGCGTCTCGCGCCTCGAGACGCGGCCCTCCACCAAGAACTTCTTCGAGCTCAACCGCAACGCGCTCGCGGAGATGGACAGCACGGACGTGACCGCGCTGCTAAAGATTTACGTGCTGTACGTCTTCAGCAAGCGGTAGGCAGAACCAGGGCGCGCTCGCGGCGCCCGCGCCCGTGCCCGCGCGGAAGGCGTTGAAGAGCTCCGCCAGCCAGGCCGCCGTCTCGCGAGCGTCGATGGGGCTGCCGTCGTCCGGCGGCGGCTCGCGCGTGGCGCGCAGCACCAGCGTCTCCGCGGGCGGCAGCGGCTCCAGCGCCTCGAAGAACGCGCGGTTCGGGAACAGCGCGCGCATCATGCGCGCGCGGTGCCCGAAGACCGCCTTCGCCGCGCGCAGCGCCGCGCGGTTGTCCAGCCGCAGCGCGCGGTCGAAGCGGTGCACGCGCGCGGGCGCGCCGCGGTGGTCGCGCTCCACGAGCACGTGCGGCCACGCGAGTGCCGCACCGACGCGGTCCAGGCTGGGCGCGAGCGCCACCAGGCTTTTCAGCGCATGTAAATCCCCGTGCATGGCCGGCTCCATTTACTACTGCGGAGGAACGCACCTGGTCGCGGCCGCGCCGGGCGCCGCGCTGGTGGTGCTGGACGCGCCCGGGCCGGTGGCGGCGGCCGCGCCCGCGGGCCCGCGCGTTTTTTTCGCCGAGTACGGCCTCGAGAAGAGGCCCGGCGCCCCTGTGACCGCGCGGCTGCGCAAGTCCGGCTTCCGCAGCGCCGCGGGCGCCTGGGCCTCCGCGGCGGACTTCGAGGCCGGCGGGCGTCCGGTCGCGTGGACGCTGCGCGCGGAGGAGGCCGCGCGCGTGCCGCTGCCGGCGGACGCGGCGCTGGTGCTGGCCTGGGGCGCGCGCGCGGAGCCGCTGCGCGTGTGCGTGCTCGCGCGCGCGGAGGACGCGGAGGCGCCGGTGGGCGCCGCGCTCAAGGAGGCCGCCTTCGACGCGCGCGCGCCGGCGGCCGCGCTGATGGCGGCGCTGGGCGAGCCCGCGCTGGCGCTCCCGCTGAAGGCGCGGCTGGTGACGCCGCCGGGCGCGCCGCCGCGCTCGCGGCTGTGCGCGAACCCGGACATGCTGCGCGCGTTCGCGGCGGGCTGGTTCGGCGCGCAGCTGGGCGCGGACGACTCCGAAAATGAAAAGGTATTTGTCGCCTTTGATAGGGCGAGGTCGTGTTTGGACGACCGCTGATGGCGATGGCGACGCCGGCGGCCGCGGCCGGCGCGCTGCGCCGCGCGAGGCTGCGACACCGCCCGTACTTCGTGGAGTACCACCCGGACTGGGAGCCGGTCGTCGAGACGCTCGTGGACGAGTACGACGCGGTCGCGCCCTGGCTGCTGCGCGACGCGACGAGCCCCGAGCCCGAGCGCTTCTTCGCGCAGCTGGCGCGGCCGCTGGCCGACAAGCGCGTGTGCGTGTGCGGCATCGACCCGTACCCGCGCGGCGGCACCGGCGTGCCCTTCCAGTCCCCGGACTTCAGCAAGAAGACCATCCGCGCGATCGCGGCCTCGGTCGCGCGCGCGACCGGCGCACAGGGCTACGCGAACTACGACCTGGACCGGGTCCCGGGCGTGCTGCCCTGGAACTACTACCTCTCCTGCCGCGAGGGCGAGACCAAGAGCCACGCGATGTACTGGGAGCGCATCTCGCGGCTGCTGCTGCAGCACGTGGCCAAGCACGTGAGCGTGCTCTACTGCATGGGCCGCACGGACTTCCAGAACGTGCGCGCGCGCCTGGACGTGCCGGTGACGCTGGTGGTGGGCTTCCACCCCGCGGCGCGGGACGGGCAGTTCGCGCGCGAGCGCGCCTTCGAGGTCATCAACGCCTTATTGGAGCTCAACGGGAAGTCTCAAGTGGACTGGGCGCGAGGATTTTCTTTTTATAGTGAAAATTAATCCGTGGTCCTAAATGGCGGCGCCCATATGCGATAACAAGCACGTGTTCCTCCTCAAGCGCCTGGGGGTGCCGTCCTCGTGCCGGCGCGCGGAGGACCCGCGGTTCGTGGAGATCCTGACCCCGTTCGAGCTCGCGAACTACATCGAGCGGCACCCGGGATGCTGTCTCTTCGAGACGCTGCGCGACGAGGAGGACTGCTCCGTCGTGCGCATCTTCGCGGACGTGGACATGGACGGCGCGCTCGAGGAGGAGGACTTCGTCGCGGCGCTGGAGGACCTCATCGTGGAGCTCGCTACCTTCTTCGATCGCTTCGCTAGCGGCTCCTGCGGCACCGTGTCCGGCGAGGTTAAGCGCGCCATGCTCGCGAACTTCTCGGTCACGCGCTCCACGGCCGAGCACAAGACCAGCTTCCACCTGATCTTCACGGAGACGTACACCACGCTGGACACGCTGGTGGCCGCGAAGCGCTCGCTGCTGGACCTGTGCCGGCGCTCGGACAACGTGCTGCTGCGCGCGCTGGACACGGCCGTGTACCGCCGCGGCGCGACGCTGCGCGTGGTGGGCACGCGCAAGACGCCGGACGCGTCCGCCGTGCACCTCATGCAGTCGCCCGAGGACGACATCAAGGACTACCTGTTCACGTTCGTGGAGCTCTCCGACGCGAGCGTGTACTTCGAGGTCGCGGCGCGCGAGCAGCACTCGCTGAGCACCGTCTGCTGGGAGACCTCCTACATCCCCTTCGGCGACGCGATGCGGCGCGTGAGCCAGGCGGTGGTCAACGACATCGTGAACCTCCGCGACATCACCGAGGACAACTTCCTCGACACGCCGCTGGTCATCGACTACGCGACGCGCTGCGCGCTGTGCAAGAAGCCCAAGCACAAGCACGCGCACCACATCACCATGGGCAACGGCTGCCTGCGCCTGGTCAAGGGCGGGAACCCGCACAGCTGCAAGGTCAAGATCATCCAGCTCGAGGGCAACCGGCTCTTCACGGCCGCGCAGATCATCATCGCGTCCGAGGTCGTGAAGCTCACCGAGCGCAACGACTACATCGTGTGGCTGAACAACTCCTGGCGCTTCAGCGCGGAGGAGTCGCTCATCACCAAGCTCATCCTGGACGTGCGACACTCGCTGCCCGCGGACTACGCCAACGACATGCTCTGTCCGCGCAAGCGCAAGGTCGTGGAGACCAACATCCGCGACATGCTCGTGGAGATCTCCGAGACGGACACGCAGTACGACAAGCTGCCCTTCACGAACGGCGTGCTGGACCTGGCCACGGGCGAGTTCCTCACCGGCGACCGCGCGAAGGCCTGCGTGTGCACGGTGTCCACCGGATACCGCTTCTCCAGGGAGGAGTACGAGGCCGCGGCCGACTCGGAGGCCATGCGGCGGCTGGTCAGCGTCATCGACGACATCCAGCCGGACACGCCCGAGAACGCGGAGAACCGCGCGCTGTACGAGCGCGCCATGTCCAGCGCGCTCTGCGGCAACACGAAGACGGTCATCGTCTTCTTCTACGGCGAGACCATGACCGGTAAGTCCACGAGCAAGCGCCTGCTCATGTCCGCGCTCGGCGGGCTCTTCATCGAGACCGGGCAGACCGTGCTCACGGACGTGCTCGACAAGGGCCCGAACCCCTTCGTGGCCAACATGCACCTGCGGCGCGCCGTCTTCTGCAGCGAGCTCCCGGACTTCGCCTGCAGCAACGCGCGCAAGCTGCGCTCCGACAACTTCAAGAAGCTGACCGAGCCCTGCATCGTGGGCCGGCCCTGCTTCTCGAACAAGATCCACAACCGCAACCACGCGACCTTCATCATCGACACCAACTACCGCCCGGTCTTCGACCGCGTGGACAACGCGCTCATGCGCCGCGTGGCGCTGGTGCGCTTCCGCACGCACTTCTCCTCCTCGGCCACGCGCGCGGCGGCCGCGCACAACATCGAGTACAGCGCGGTCAAGGAGATGGACGAGGGCCTGGACACCAAGATCCAGCGCAACTACTTCCGCTACGCCTTCCTGCGCCTGCTCGTGCAGTGGTTCGGCAAGTACCACGTCCCGCAGGTCTCGCTGGCGCCCACGCCCGACGCGGTCCCGGACTTCGCCTTCCACCGCCGCGTGGCCGAGCTCGTGGTCGCGAGCAACGACGCGCACCGCCGCTCGATGGAGTCGCTCTCCAAGCTGGGCTACGTGCTCGTGGGCGGCAACGTGGCCATGCCCGCGGACGCCTTCCGGCAGCGCCTGGCCGCGCACTTCAACATGCGCGTGCACGGCGGCGACGTCGACGCATTCATGTTCAAGTACAAGAAGGTCGTCAACGTCACGGAGGAGTACGTGGAGTACGTATTCATCGAAGATGTCGAGAATAAATAGACGGGTATGAACTCCGACGTGATCAAGCTCTTCGCCGGGCACGACGAGTCCGTGCCCGGCATCCTGCCGCACCAGCTAGCGACCGTAGACTTCCTCATACGCCGCGTCCTGGACGACAACGTCAGCGTCCTCCTCTTCCACATCATGGGCTCCGGGAAGACCGTCATCGCGCTGCTCTTCGCGATGGTGGCCTCGCGCACCAAGAAGGTGTACATCCTGGTGCCCAACGTCAACGTCATGAACATCTTCAACTACAGCATGGTCATGGTCGCGAACCTATTCAACGCGCCCTTCGTGGCGGAAAACATATTCGTGTACTCGACGACTAGTTTTTATTCGCTGAACTGCAACGACGGCGTCATCAACTACAACGGCCTCGGCAAGTACGAGAACTCGGTCTTCGTGGTCGACGAGGCGCACAACATCTTCGGGAACAACACCGGCGAGCTCATGATGGTGATCAAGAACAAGACGCGCGTGCCCTTCCTGCTGCTCTCGGCCTCGCCGATCACGAACACGCCGCTCACGCTCAGCAGCATCATCAGCCTCATGTCCGAGAAGGACGTGGACGTCGGCGACATCGTGGTGCAGGGCAAGAAGGTCTTCCAGATCCTGCTCAACGAGCACGGCGTGCGCGTGATCCGCGAGGTGCTCAAGGGGCGCATCTCCTACTACGAGATGCCGGACACGGACATGCCCGAGGTGCTCTACCACGGGCGCCGCTTCCTGGACACGCGCGTGGTCTACTGCCGCATGTCGCGGCTGCAGGAGACCGACTACCTGACCGTGCGCCGGCTCTGCAACAACGAGATGTTCGAGAAGAACATGAACAACGTCTCCATGGCGGTGCTGGGCCCGCTGAACCTGGTCAACAACCTGGACGTGCTCTTCCAGGCGCAGGACAAGGACCTGTACCCGAACCTGCGCATCAGCAACGGCGTGCTCTACGGGAACGAGCTCACCAAGCTGGACATCAGCTGCAAGTTCAAGTTCTTCATTTCGAAGGCGGGCGCCATGCGCGGGAAGCACTTCATCTACTTCTCGAACTCGACCTACGGCAGCCTGGTCATCCGCAACGTGATGCTCAGCAACGGGTACTCGGAGTTCGGCGGCTCGCAGAGCAACAACCCGCACACGCTCGCGGACGGGCGCCCCAAGACCTTCGCGATCGTGACCAGCAAGATGAAGGCCTCGCTGGAGGAGCTGCTCGATGTGTACAACTCCGCGGAGAACGACGACGGCGGCGAGCTCATGTTCCTCTTCTCCTCGAACATCATGTCCGAGTCCTACACGCTCAAGGAGGTGAGGCACATCTGGTTCATGACCATCCCCGACACCTTCGCGCAGTTCAACCAGATCCTCGGGCGCGCCGTGCGCAAGTTCTCCTACGCGGACGTGAGCGCGCCCGTGAACGTGTACCTCATGGCGGCGGTGTACTCGGACTTCGACGAGGACATCGTCTCGCTGGAGGACTACAGCGTCGAGGACATCAACGCACTGCCCTTCGACGTGAAGAAGCTCTTCTACCTCAAGTTCAAGGCCAAGGAGACCAACCGCGTGTACGCCATCCTGCAGGAGCTCTCGGACGCGTACTCCGCGCGCCCGCACCCGCAGCTCGTGGACGTGGTGCTCGGCGAGATCGTGCGTCAGTTCTTCGCGAAGCACTGCCGCGTGCCCGCGGAGGACGCCGCGCTTGTGGGCGCCGTCAAGGCCGTGCTCGGCACGCGCGAGGCCGCGCTCGAGTACATCCGCGCGGTCGTGGACGGACACTTCTTCGTGACCAACAAGACCTTCGGGAAGTGCCTGCTCTTCCGGCACGAGCGCGACATCGTGACCGTGCCCTTCGAGCTCGAGCACGACCCCTTCGCGTGGGCGATCAACTTCCGCAAGGAGGTCAGTGTGGTCAATATATAACGACAAACATAAATAGAAAGACCGCCCTTGCGCGCGATGTCGACCTTCCGGCAGACGGTGTACCTGGCGGTGACGCTGCAGCCGCACGAGCTCACACTAGACTTCCGCGGCAATGTCGCAGAGGCGGTCATGCGCGAGTACCTCTACAAGGAGAAGGGCGGGCTCATGGCCACCGACATCGAGGTCTGCCTCGGGAACGAGATGCCGCTGGGCCGCATCGTGAACAACGGGGTCGTGGTCTCGGTGCCCTGCAACGTGACCTTCAAGTACTACCGCGTCGGCGACACCGTGAGCGGCACGCTCAACGTCGAGGACGAGACCAACGTCTTCGTGGACTGCGGCGACCTCGTCTGCCAGCTGGGCAAGAGCTCGGGCTCCGTGACCTTCAACGAGTCCAAGTACTGCCTCGTGCGCAACGGCGTCGTCTACGAGCACGGCAGCCGGGTCTCGGCCGTGCTGCGGGAGGCGCGCTCCGGACGCGAGTCCGCGTTCGTGTTCTCCGCGGTGCTGATCGACCGCGTCTCCGAGGAGAAGAAGGACGCGGACGCGGAGAAGCCCGCGAGCCCCGCCGCCGCGAAAAATTAGCATTATTGGGCCGCGCGAACCCTCGATAAATGCGCACGTACACGTCGCTGCTCTCGAAGCTGCTCAAGAGCAACCGCCGGCTCGGGAGCACGCGCGTCTTCCGCGACCCGCTGCAGCACATCAGCGCGACCGCCTTCGTGCACCGGCGCATCGACCGGCACCGGCGCGTCTCCATCTGCGCCGTGCTCACCACCACCGACGGGCTCGTGGTCGCGTGCCGGCGCCGGCACTCCTTTTTGTCCTCCGAGCTCGCGGAGACGCGCTCGCCCGCGCGGCGCGTGCTGCTCGCGGCCAAGCACGCGGACGCGCTCGCGCGCCTCGGCGCCGCGCGTCCGCGCGACGACGTCATGTTCCCGGGCGGCGCGCCGCTGCCCGGGGAGGCGCCGCTGGCGTGCGTGCTGCGCGAGGTCGAGGAGGAGACCGGCCTGAGCGGCGACCAGGTCAGCGTGGACGAGCGTCTGTTCGTGCACGCCTTCATCGACGACCTGGTCTCGGGCCGCGACTTCGACGCGATCATCTTCACGGGCGCGGTCGCGCTCTCGAGCGCGGAGGTGGCGCGGCAGTTCCGGCCCAACGACGAGGTCAAGGGTCTGGTTTTCCTGCGTCCCGAGGACGCGGAGGGCGTGGGCGTGATGGCGCGGCTGGCGGCCTTCGCGCGCTGCGCGGCGCGGCTGCGCTGCTGGGGCGCGGCCGTCACGCGATAGAGGCGGGGTCTACCACGTACACGAGGCGCCCGCCGCTCACGCGCACGGTGGGCGTCTCGCCGAGCACGGTCAGGAAGTTCCCGTCGTCGTCGAAGAGGCGCCCGCCGCGCTCGAGGAAGCCCTTGCGCACCGTGACCAGCGCCGTGGAGGTGGAGTACCACACGCTCTGTCCGTCCGCGAGCCGCGCCGCGCGCGCAGCGCCGCGCGCGTCCGCCGGGCGCGCCACCAGCGCGGACCAGCCGGAGTCGTCCTCCAGCGGCGCGAAGTCCGTGAAGGCCTCGCGCACCCACTCCAGCGAGCAGCGCTTGAGCACGCGGAAGAGCTGCGTGAACTGCCGGGACTTGTCGCGGATGAGGTCCAGCAGGTCCTCGTCCACGGTGGCGGCGCCGGAGTCCTGGCGCGCGACCACGAAGTGCACGTTCACGTAGCGGCGGTCGGGCGGCGTCATCTCGTGGCTGTTCAGGCGCACCGCGCGGCCCACGATCTGGCGCAGCGAGGCCTCGTTCCAGGTCATGTCCAGGATGAAGATGTCGTTGATGGAGAGGAAGCTGAGGCCCTCGGAGCCGCTGAGCGAGAACACGCAGACCTTGATGCGCTCGCCGTCGGTGTTGTCGCAGGCGTTGAAGGCGTCCACGAGCTTGGCGCGCGTGTCGCGCGTGCGCGAGGAGAACTCCACGCTGGAGATGCCGAAGGCGCGGAAGTAGAGCAGCAGCATCTCGATGCCGGTCACGTTCACGAAGGGCTCGAAGACCAGACACTTGCCCGGCGAGGCCAGGATGCGCAGACAGACCTCCGTGTACTTGCAGCTGCGCTCGCGCAGCTCCGCGAGCAGCGAGACGTCCGCGGAGGTCATGCGGTCGCCGCTGACGGGCGCGCCGCTGCGGAAGAGCCGCATGGCCGCCTCCGAGAAGACGCGGTCCTTGACGGCGCGCGCGAAGTCCAGGAAGAGCGCGGCCACGGCCTCGTCGTACTCCTGCTTGGAGAGCACGGACTTGTCGGGCGCGTCCTCGAAGGCGAAGGTGGCCGCGATGCGCCGGTACACGCGGAAGACCGCGGCGCCGGACTTGTGCTCCATGGCGGCCGCGCGGCGGTAGGCCTCGGTCTGCTTCGCGGTCATGTCCACGTACATCATGCGCACGCGCTTGCGCGCGAAGGCCGCGGAGCCGTCGACGTCGTCGAAGATGGAGGCCTCGTTGGTGACCAGGTACGAGCACAGGCCGCCGAGCTTGTCCACGAGGTCCTCGGGGTTCGCGAGCACGCCGCCGTTGAAAAGCGGCGTCTGCCCGACCACGCCGGGGCGCAGCAGGTTCACGGCCATGGTGAACTCCTTGGCGCTGTTCACCACCGGCGTGGCCGTGAGGCAGAGCAGCTTCCCGCGGCCCATGGGGATGTTCTTCGCGAGGTAGTTGTACACCGTGCGCGCGGGCCGCTGGCGCCCGTCCTCCTTGGTCAGCGACATCGAGATGAAGTTGTGGAACTCGTCGATGACCACGCAGATGCGGCTGCCCGCGGAGGAGGTCTTCATGAGCGTGAAAAAGCGGTGGTGGAAGCGCGGGTCGTCGTAGTTGATGAAGGTGCACCCGGACACGGCCTCGGGCGCGAAGCGCATCATCGTCGAGGTCCAGGGCTGCTCCACGAGCGCCTTCTTCACGAGCACGACCACCGTCCAGTCCGTGAAGACGTCGCGCAGGTGCTTGAGCACGTACACCGCGGTCACGGTCTTGCCCACGCCCGTCTCGTGGAAGAGCAGCAGCGAGTGCATGCTGTCCAGGCCCAGGAACACGCGCGCCACGAAGAGCTGGTAGTCCTTGAGGCGCACGGACTCCTCCACGCCCTGCATCTCGGAGGGCATGTGCGCGGTGCGCCGCAGCGCGTAGTCGATGTAGGCCGCGTGCGCGCTGGTCATGGCGACGGATCGGCGCTCTCTTATCGGGTCTGTGTCTATCTCCTGGTGAAGCGCGGGTCCAATTTAGGGGCAGTAGTTAAAAAAACGTTTCCGCTTCTCGGCGCGGCGTTTGGAGGAGCGGTTGCGGCAGCGGCGGCGCAGGCGCGAGCGGCGCGTCTTCGTGGAGCGGTGGCCGAACCAGCGTCGGTGCATGACCGGGTGCGCCGCCGCGGCCGCGCGGTCCGCGCTCAAGCAGGTCGCGTAGGTGCGGCACATGCTGCGCAGCACGCGCCGCGTGCGCCGCTCCACGGCGTCGAGCCGCTTCGCGACGACGGGGAAGAGCCGGCGCCAGCCGCGCACGGCGAAGAGCGGACGCTCGAACACCGGGCGCGCGAGCGCGTGGTAGGCGCCCTGCAGCCGCGGGTCCAGCGTGCGCACGTAGGTCTCCACGAAGCCGTTGCCGAAGACGATGGCCTGCGCGCAGAGCGGGTTCGTCATCTCCCCCTTGGAGGCGATGGCGTCGCCCACGAAGGCGCGCACGCCGCGGTGCCGCAGCACCAGGCGCCGCCGCGGGAAGTGCAGGTGCGGGCCCGGCGAGGGCTTCGAGCCCGGCATGTGCAGGTTCTCGCGGAAGCGCGCGCGGCGGCGTCTAGCACGCGCCATCTCCCGGCCGTCGTCGGAAGCGCCGTCGGCGTCTGGAGGCCTTGTTTTTACGTTGTCGGCGCAGCCGGCGCTCGCGCCCCGCGGAGAAGCGCTCGCCGAACCAGCGGCGCATGTTGCGGCGGCGCAGCGCCCTGGAGTGGCCGGCGTACACGCCGCAGATCAGCGCGGCCGTGGCGCGCGTGCGGCGCTCGAGCGCGTCCAGGCCGCGCGCCACGGCGGGGAAGCGGCGCCGCCAGCCGGGCGTCGCGAAGAGCGGGCGCTCGGAGACGCGCCGCGCCGTGGCGTAGTACAGGCCCAGGAAGCGCGGGTCCATCTCGCGCCCGTAGAGCTCGACCGCGCCCTCGCCGGCGAGCACGTGCACGCCCATCCACTGCGGCGAGAGCATGTCCGCGTCCGAGGCGATGGCGTCGCCGACGAAAGCGCGCCAGCCGCCGAAGATGCCCACGCAGCGCCGCCGCGGGAAGTGCACGTGCGGGCCGAGCGCCGCGCGGGCGGCGGGGATGTGCAGCCGCGGAGAAAAACGCGCGCGTCCCGCCATGGCATCGAAGCGCTCTGTATATTTTCAGTTTAGCGTCGTGTAGTTCATCGCGTGTTCGTTACAGTCGTCGAATAGTTGAGGTCGCCGTCATTCCGAGATCGCCGCAAAGTACCTTTAGGCTCACTGCAGCAGCAGCTTGAGCTTTCGCTGGCTCTCGTTCTCGATGCTCTTGGACTCGGAGGTCATGCTCTCGTAGAGCAGCGAGTGCGTGACGTAGAGCGCCTCGTAGACGCGGGTGGCGAAGGCCACGAAGCGGTCCACGAACTCGCTCTCGACGGGGTCCCGGAGGATGCGGAAGGGCACGGCCAGCGCGTCGCGCCAGGCGGCGGCCTTGGTGCGCTCGCGCACGTGCGTCGCGAAGGCGGCGATGGCGGCGCGCCGCGGCTCGCTGGCGACCATGACGGCGCTGTCCTTGAGCCAGCTGTCGCTCACGCACTTGAAGAGGCGCACGGTGCCGAAGAGGCTGCAGTACACGCGCAGCGCGTGCACCACGTCGGTGCCGAAGAGCGTGGGCAGCTTGAGCACCACGAAGCGCTCCTGCGAGATCTCGAGCAGCGGCCGCATGACCGCGAAGGTGATCGCGTGGTAGTCGGCCACGTAGAGGTTGTTCTCGGTGAGGTGGTTGTTGGAGCGGATGGCGCCGCGCTCCTTGCGGTAGAGCCGGTTGCGCGCGCTGAGGTCGAGCACGACCGCGTCGGCCTTGCCGCGCGCGCCGGAGCGCACGCTGGTGATGCCGTGCGCCTCGAGCACCTTCTCGACGTCGCGCTCGTCGATCATGAGGTCGTGTGTGTACAGACTCAGCATCTCCGTGGGCATGCGGTTGAGGTCGTTCACGCGCGAGCACTGCAGGAAGTAGTTGGTCCCGTAGGCCAGGCTGGGCAGGTGGCCCGCGCCGAGCTGCAGGTCCAGCGCGGGCGTGGAGTCGAAGGTGGGCAGCGTCACGCTGAGGCCCTCGCGGATGCTGCGGCGCACGGTCTCGATCGCGTCCATGGCCGATTTATTTGACGCACAGTCTGTTTTCATTTCGCGGCTACTGCGCAGTCACCTTCTCGGTGACGATGCCCGCGTCGTAGCTGAGCCGGTAGACCTCGTTGCATACCACGACCATCTGCCGCGGCACGTACATGAGCGGGTTGTGCGCCTCCATGTGCGCGGTGGTCACGCGCACCGCGAGCTTGTCCTTGCCGCGGGACACGTTCGAGTTCAGCGCGGTCGGCGAGAAGAAGGTGCTCGGCGTGAAGTTGAACTGCAGCGTGCGCACGCCGGGCGTCTTGCCGAGAATCTCGCCGAAGACGCGCGAGACAGCGCTGTTCTCGGAGTAGAGCACCTCGTTCCCGAAGCGCACGTCCATGCGCGCGATGACGTCGATCTTGTTCTTGAAGTCCACGCCCTTGAGGAAGGGGTCGGCCACGAAGAGGTCCTTGGCGCGCGCCTCCGGCGAGCGGTTGTCGCCGTTGTACACGTTGCGCTGGCAGGTCCACACGCCCACGGGGATGGAGGCGTCGCCGATGTTCACGGAGTGGATGGCGGTCGTGAAGCGGATGCTCCCGGTCGCGCGACTGTAGGTCCCGGTGATGGCGGAGAACTTCTTGGACATGTTGTACACGACGGAGTTCTTCCTGGTGGCGAACACGAGGATGTTCGTGTGCAGGAACACGCGCATGCCCACGGGCACGTCGTCGATGCGCACGAAGACGTCGTTGTCCTGGATGGAGACGACGCCGGAGGCGGGCACCTCGACTATCTCCGCGGTCTCGGGGAAGCCCTCGGGGTAGCAGTTCGCGACGATCACCATGTCCTCCAGCAGGCGCTCCACGAAGGCCGTCACGAAGTCGCCCTCGGACTGCTGGAAGCCGGGGTACGAGATGAAGCGGTTGTTGGCCTCGCTGAAGACCGGCTTCATGTACACGGACAGCGAGGTGCACGCGTGCACGTCCGTGATCACCGAGGTGGTGTGGTTGATCTGCTCCACGCGCCGCCGCGGCATCTCGATGAAGGCCGGGCGCGGACACAGGTTCTTGACCATGTAGCCGATGAAGCTCAGCTCCATGGAGTAGGGGAACTCCTTGGCGAGCTTGGCGGCGTCGAAGGTCTCGTCGTAGACCATCACGCAGGCGATGGGGTTCAGCGTGACCGTGAGCGTGATCTTGCTGTCGCTGAGCTTGAGCGTGCTGAAGGTCTTGTCCGCGTCGAAGGGCGTCTTGATGTAGGCGTGCACGCAGGAGGCCTCCTTGATGACGTCGTTGGGCGAGCTCCCGGTGGAGAGGTCGTTGAGCTCGCGCGAGAAGCCCGAGAGCTCCATCACGCGCTCGTTGTCCAGGCAGGAGTCGAAGAGCTCCTCGCCGGAGGTCTCCCAGATGGTGTCGTCGGCGGAGTTGATGCTCACGTGCTGGATGAGCTTGTACGCGATGTAGGGCACGTAGCACATCTTGCCCAGGCCCTTGATCTCGGGCAGGTCCACCGCCAGCACGAAGTTGTTCAGCGCCGAGATGTACTTGTCGCGGATCTCGAAGGTCACGGTGACCGCGTCCACGGTGGTGTCCACCACGCCCTGCGTGGTGATGTACTGCGGCATGTACATGGTGGGCGCGCGGTGGTCCGTGGTGAACACGCTGGCGCGGCGGACCGCGTCGTCGCCACCCACCAGGCTCACCACGGAGTTATTCATTTATTCCCTGGGAAAACCAGTTAAATAAGGCTCTTTAGAGCCATGCGCACCGTGCGGCCGTCGGCCTCCAGGTAGCAGCGCCCGTACACGCCCTCCAGCTCGCGCGTCTCGTTGATGAGCGCGCGCACGCGGTCGGGGTCCGCGTACATCTCCAGCGGCAGCAGCTCGATCTTGGGCTCCTCGCGCAGCGCGACGAGGTGCCGGATCGAGCCCGCGAAGGAGTCGCGACAGAGCCGCGAGCAGAACTCGCCCACGGCGCCGCCGTCGAGCGTCTCCACGGCGAGCGCGGCCGCGCCCACGCGCTGCCGGCAGAACCAGCAGGAGCCGTCCGCGGCGCGCAGCGCCAGCCGCTCCGCGGAGACCGTGTTGAAGTACTTGGGCAGCACGTACTCGATGCGGCCCGCCGCCGGGGGCGCGCAGGCGGACGCCCGCGGCGCGGAGATGTCCACCCGCGAGAGCGCGATGCGCTTCATGGGGGCGACGCGGCTGCTATTTAGGTCGCCCGCGGCGTTTCAAAGGTCGAGCGAGCACGCCGCGAAGCGCGCGGGCGAGAACACGTACTCGTGCCCGAACTCCGGGATCTGCGCGGCGCGCTTGCGCGCGCGCATGTGCGCGAGGAAGTTCTCCCAGGTGAGCTGGTTGCTGTTGTTCTTGGCGTAGTTCTTCACGGTCTGCGGACGCAGGTTGCGCGTCACGCCCGTGACCTCGAAGATCTTGTCCAGGAAGAAGGAGTAGTTGATGGTCTTGGTGGGCGTGATCTCCTGGCAGAAGAAGACCAGCTGCTTGAAGATCTCGATGACCTCGTTGATCTTCTCGGTGCTGAGGTCCAGCTTCTCGTTCTTGACCTGGTTGATGATCTCGAAGACCAGCTTGTAGTCCTTCTTGTTGATCATCTCGCTGTCCTTGAGGAAGCTGGAGACGTAGTTGGCGTCCACGTCCTCGGGCCGGATCTGGTGCCGGTCCATCATCTCGCGCAGGTCGCGGATGACCTCCTCCGAGCACTGCTTGGAGAGCAGCCGCCGGAGCACGTTCCGCAGGTGGATGAGCTTGTTGGAGACGTGGAAGTTGGACCGCTTCTGCACGCGGATGCCCATGGGGAACACGGTCTCGCAGAAGAGGCAGAACTCGTAGTCCGCGTCGGACACGAGCCCGTTGCGGCGGCAGCCGCCGCACATGCGCAGGTTCATGGCCGCCGCAGCCCCAGCACGCGCAGGATCTCGCGGTCCAGCACTTTAGTGTCCAGCGTGCGGGTTCTACAGAACTGGAGGAAGGCGGCCAGCACGCGCGCGCGCTCGGGCTGTGAGAGCAGCAGCATGCGCGCGTTGTCGGGGTCCTCGTTGATGAAGCGCGTGAGGTTCAGCGAGCACCGCGTGCAGCGCCGCGGCGGGTCGAGATCGACCGAGTACGCCGCGAACCAGGCGCCGTTGCGATCCATGGGCGTATTTATTAGCACAGAACGTCGCACATGTTGCGCGAGGACATGTACGGGTCGTACTCCTGCCCGTAGATGAGGATGGTGCCCTGCCGCGAGATCATGAGCATGGCCTCCTCCATGGTGAGAAGGTCGTCCTCGAACATGGCCTTGTGCTGCATGTGCTGGCTCTGCTTGGCGCCCATCGCGGCGGCGCCGTCGCCGCGCAGCCACTCGTTCAGACACTGGTTGTCGCCGCCGGCGCCGCTCTCCTGCGAGAAGGTGTTGCGCATGGCGCGCATGAGCCGGGCCTCGCGCGCGGAGCGGCTGAGCACCGTCATGGGGTCGTACAGCCAGGGGCCCGCGTCCGTGAACAGGATGGTGCAGTAGCCGTTGGCGAAGGCGTCCGCGGCGCCGCAGCCGTCGATGCCGTCCCCGACCCTGTGGCACACGGCGGAGATCAGCCGGTACATGATCCCGTTGAGCATCATGTCCTGGGACACCTCGATGGGGATGTCGCTGATCATGGGCCGCATGTTCGTGAAGCACTCGCCGGTGCTGGCCATGCCCCCGCGTCGGTTCACCAGGAACACCAGCACGCCGTTGGTGATCACGGGCGAGCGCTCCCGCTCGTAGATGTAGCTGCTGGCGGCGCACACGGCGGAGGCCACGTCCGTGCGAGCGACGGCGCCCATGTTCTGCGCGGGCATGTACAGCACGCGGCCGGCCTCGGCTGTGCAGGAGAAGGGCTGGTCACCGCCCACGTGGATGGGCGCCGTCGAGGTCGTGATCATCTTGCTGGAGTCCACCACCAGGTAGGGCACCGTGCGCATGGCCATGTCGCCCATGCCGCCGATGCTGGACCCGAACGAGGGGCGAGACACGCTCACGAGCGTGGGCTTGAAGGAGGTGATGGCGAACAGCGAGGCCAGGATCTGCTCCTCGTCGGACATGATGGAGGCGCACGAGGGGTGGACGATCTTCATCAGCGAGTTGTCGAGGGACTCGTCTCTCTCGCAGTAGAAGATCCCCATGCGCAGGTTCAGGATGCACCGCCGCAGGTTGGTGTGCAGCACCGCGCGCTGGATCTCCATGGACACGGAGTCGCCGATTCCGGGTATCAGAATGGGCGTCTCCTCCGTGAGCTTGTTCACCAGCAGCTGGTAGTTGCCGGGGCGCACGCGGCTGTTGTGGTGCAGCTGAGCCAGCAGCGAAAGACTGTCGCCGGTCACGAAGGCGGTCTCGATGGCGGGCAGCTTCACGCCGAACAGAGCCATGACGATGGGGTGCACGAATCCCACGGAGTCGGTAGACTTGAACGAGAATAGAAGATCGCTGGATGAGCTCATGTCCTTGAAGTGCGCGGACTGGAACTGTGTGGTGGAAACCAGGTTCTGGTAGCTGGACATGCTCTGCAGGTCGTCGATCTCCTTCATCTGCTTGTTCACGCGAGTCGATCCGCGTCCGTAGATGATCACCAGCGGATGGGTCTGGCTCACAGACAGGCCCGAGTCCGTCATGGCGGCGCGAACGCTGTGCAGCAAATCGAACAGCTCCGAGCGGTCTCTGTTGTGAATACCCACCTTCGACATCACGGTCATGAGCTCCTGGATGGTCATGGTCTTCGGGTCTCGGTGTGTGTTCCGGAGGTACTCGGCGATCATCTCCCCCTCCTTGCGGATCTTCATCTGCCAGTCGTGCATGGAGGTCATGCGGTCCACGGGCATGAGCACGCTGTCGGAGGAGGGCGACTGTGCGGAGCTGCCCGACTGGCGCGAGCTGGGGCGCGCGGACGACGCGCGTGCGGCGGAACTGCGGCCGGAGGACGACCTGGATTGTCGAGAGGAGCTCCGTCTGGAGGCCGACCGACTGCGCACGGGCCGCTGGGCGCGCGCGCCGGCGGACACCATGTCCTCGCGGTTGATGCACATCAGCGAGTTGCAGACGGCGCACGACAGCGACTGTTGCGGGATGTGGATGTGGTCGCAATCCAGGGACATGCCCGCATTGTTGTAGCCCGGCACCAGGTCGAAGGTCGCGTTATAAAAATCTGACGCGCACGCGGGCGATTCCATTTATACCGGGAGTTTTTATGAGGTGCCGGTATTATCCACGCGATCTCGTAGTGCGCTGGGCGTATCGCTGCGAGAGACCCCAGTACCAGTGAGCAACCGTCGCAGATCTTCAATGGCTGCCTGCGTGGTGGACTTCGCATTCTCGATGTCGCGCGTAAGGCTGGTGGACTCTGCGCTGAGGTCGCGCACGCTATCCGCGATGTCGGCGAGCTCCTTCTGGATGGTATCCTTGGTGCTAGATCCCTCCAGGACCTTGTCCGGAATCCTGGACTCCAGCACGGGAGAGGCCGCGGGAGCCGTCTCGATCGTGGGACAGCTGGCCGCCGGGTAATCGGGGGGAGAGACCTGATTGTGGTACAAACTGGGTCTGGCGGCCGGCAACGGCTTGGGGGTCGGCAGTGGCGGGGCGGGCGGACACGTCGACGGAGGGCATGCGGACGGCGGGCAGGTCGCTGGCGGACACGCGGGTGCCGGGGCGGGACAGGTCGCGGGGCACACGGCGGGCGGCGCGCACGAGGGCGTCTGCGTCCGGGGAGCGGCGCAGGGTGGCGTTGGCGCCAGCGGCGACTGGCCCGACGGGCGCCGCATGCACTCTGAGTTAGCCTTGAGTCTGGACTGGTAGTACCTGCTCACCTCCTTCACGGAGTACTTCTCCAGGGGATCGACATCCGCATCGGGAGGACAGGGTGCCGCCGGTGCAGGAATGGTTACTTGCGGACACTTGGTGAACAGACTGGAGCTGGTGTCCGCCAGCACCAGTTTTGTCTGGGCGAGGTCTTCAGCGAAGCGCCTTCTGAGATCCATTTAAGCCTTCAAAATTGAACGTGTACGCCGACCGCTAAATGGAAGAATCGGTGAACGTCGAGTACGCCGACGAGGACGAGGATGAGATCGAGGAGTACGAGGAAGAGGAGGAGGAAGAGGAGGAGGAGTCCGCCGAGGGCGCCGCCGGCTCCTCCGTCAGCGACGTCGCGATCTCCGCCACCGAGAAGCTGGTGGCCTCCGAGGTGCCCGAGGACGCGGTCGAGACGGACACGAACGTGCGTCAACGCGTCACCGCGCGCGTGGAGGAGCTGAAGGCGCGCTACACGCGGCGGATGAGTCTATTCGAGCTCACGGGAATTGTAGCAGAGAGTTTCAATCTTCTGTGTCGCGGGCGGCTGCCGCTGGTGGCGGACGCCGCGGACCCCGCGCTCGACAGCGAGCTAAAGGTGGTGGTCCGGGAGCTCGAGGAGGGCGTCTGTCCCATCGTCATCGAGAAGAACGGCGAGTTCCTCGCGCCGGGCGACTTCGACCCCGAGTGCCTGAAGTACCACCTGAACTACATGACCGACCTCTGGAAGTCCCAGGGGCGCATGTAGCTACTCCGCGGAGGCGGCCTCCGCGATTTTTTCTTTGATCATGGCCAGCAGATCGCGCACCACGATGGGCCGTCCGCAGTGCGTGATGCCGTTCTCGGCGATCACGCTCTGCACGATGTCCACCAGCGAGCCCTCGCGCGCGCAGTACTCGCCCGCGAGCACCTCCTTGTACAGCGCGCGGTGGTTGGCCACGTACCGCACCAGCGTCTGCACGTTCTTGACGCCCACGCTCTTGAGGTCCTGCGGCGAGAACTTGCCGCGCAGCGACTCGAAGACGTCGCGGACCAGCTTCCCGATCTCCACGTTGGTCTTGAACTCGTTGTACAGCACCACGTAGAGCTTGCACACGGCCGTGGCGAACTTCGCGGGCTTGAGGTCCTTGTTCTGGAAGACCAGCATGCTGCCCATGAGCTTCTTCAGGAACTGCAGGTACTTCGCGCGGTCGCCCTCGATGCTCACGCTCGCGATCTCGAGGTCGGACACGCAGCGGATGCCGTGCGCCGCGCTGTCCGCGGACACGCGCAGCAGCTCCTGGTACTCCTTGAGCTTCTGCTTGTCCGTCATCAGCGAGTTGTCGAAGACCGCCACCAGCTTGAGCACGTAGTTCTCGTCCGAGAAGACCTTGTTCAGACACTTCACCAGGAAGCTGTAGTGGTTCTGCAGGATCTTCATGATCGGGTTCGCGCCGTTGGCGCCGCGGATGTGCGAGATCAGCTCCATGATCTTCTTGGAGTCCTCGATGATCTCCTCGGTGTCGCTGCGCATGTTGCGGTACATCGCGTTCAGCGAGACCAGCGTCTGCGCGGCCAGCAGCACGTCGCGGAACACCTGCGCGAACTCGCGTTTCTGCTCCGCGTCGGCGATGCTGTTGTACACGGACTTCGCCACCGCGTTCGACTTCAGGAACCAGAAGGAGAGCGCCTGGTAGTTGAAGTGCTTCATCAGCGCGAGCACGTCCGCCTCGCTCATCTCCGGCGCGATGGGGCACACCGAGCTCTCGAGCACGGGCACCATGCTCACGAGCGTGTCCACGTCCGTGTCGAAGTCCAGACAGTCCACGCAGATCCCGGTGCACCGGCTGAGGTGCTCCCGGCTGATCTCGTAGAAGCGCTCGTAGCTGCTGCGGAGGCGGTCCATGTCGGCGCGCGTTTTAGGGGAGGCGCACACTCTTGAATTATGACTGCGGGTAGAACTCCTGCAGCAGCGCCGGCGCGCGCGCGGAGTCCGGCTCCACGCCCAGCTTCAGCGCGCAGTTCACGGACCAGGTCTTCATGAAGCGGTCCGGCGCGTCCGTGACCACGTGCCGGAAGAGCTTCGCGAAGTGGCGGCTGACCGCGTTGGGCACGCTCGCGTTGCGCACGAAGGCCGTGTAGCGCGAGGTCAGTTTCGGCGCGAAGCGCTTGCCGTCCACGAAGAAGCCCGCGGTCGTCAGCGAGAGCCCGTTCTCCTCGCGCACCACGCGCCGCGCGGCCTGGTGCGGGAACATGCCCGCGAGGCGCCCGCTCGCGTCCTGGTCCAGGTGGATGGCGTCCGTGGCCGCGTCCTTGCGGACGCGCACCACGTCGTGCACGATCTCCTGGATGAGGATGCGCGTGGCCGCGGTCTCCGAGAGCCGCATCGGGAAGTAGACCATGTCGCCGGAGATGAGCACGTTCCCGCTCGCGTTCACGTAGCCCACGATCTCGGACACGGTGCGCAGGCGAACGATAGCGCCCTCGCAGCAGTGCACCACGTAGTACCCGGCGGTGGCGCGCAGGCGCTTGTTGTCGGCCTCGAAGTCCGCCTCGAGCCCCTCGTTGAAGTACTTGTCGAAGATGATCGGCAGGAAGGAGAGCTTGGACTCGGTGACCACCTTCCCGAAGTTGAGGATGTACGGGTTCAGCGCGCTGCGGTCCACCTCCTCGTCGTGGACGCAGGACTTGAAGGTGTCGGTGTGCGCCTGGCTGCGCAGGAAGCAGCACGGGATGCAGATGCGCTGCAGGCGGTGGAAGATGGAGAGGAAGCCCACGCTGTTGTAGCGCCCGTCCGGGTCCATGCACGAGAACATGACGCCGTTCCCGTTCACGAAGACCTCGCGCGCGTCGGACTTGAAGAAGTTGTCGCTGACCTTGACCATGTCCGCGTCCAGCGACTGCACGATCACGGGCTTGCGGTTCTTGGTCTTGGTGTTCTGGCAGATGCGCGACCAGTACACGGTCTCCACCTTGGTGAAGTCCGAGGACTGCTTCACGTTGTTGAACATCACGCTGATGGCCACGATCAGGAAGGTGAAGTACTTCTCGATGTTGGGGATGTAGTTCTTGACCTTCACGGACACGTGCGACTTCGCGAGGATGATCGAGATGCGCTTGTCCGTGGAGAGCAGGATGTTGTTCGTGGCCGTCTCCACGAAGATGAAGCTCGTCTCCATGTCCAGCTTCATCTTCGAGGTGATGGTCGTGGCCAGCGAGACCTTGTAGGTGATGTCGCCCTTGACGCGGTCCATCTTCACGTCCATGCTCGCGATCAGCTTCGTGAAGAGGCCCACGTCGTTCACCGTCAGCGTCTTCCCGTCGCTGGAGATGGCCAGCGCGCCGTCCGGGCCCCACACCGAGAGGTTCAGCGGCTCGTCCACCAGCAGGAAGCGCGTGCCCGTCATCGAGACGAAGAAGTCGTCCGTCTTCGAGAGCAGGATGTCGAAGTCGCCCACCTCCGCGCGCTTGTCCGGCGACTGCTGCACGATCGCGCGCAGCCCGGACTCGCGCAGGTTCGTGCGGAAGATGTTGTTGAACTTGGTCTCCACGCTCATGTTCAGGTCCAGGTTCGCGAACTCGCGGATGAGCCGCTCCTCGAACTTGAGGATGGAGTCGTTGGGCTCCTCGAAGGAGCCGAACTCCGGCGCGGAGGTGTCCGCCGCGCGCGCCACCCAGACCACCAGGAAGTCGCACGCGTCCGCGTACGCGTTGTAGAGGATGCCGTCCGTGCGGATCAGCGTCTTCTTCTGCGTGGGCGAGAAGGGGTTGAAGATGGTGTTGTCCACGTAGCTGTACTCGAGGTTGTTCTTGTGCGAGTACACGATGATCTCGTCCTGCAGGTCCAGCAGGTGCCCCAGGTATCCCTTGAGCTGGCGCACGCGCATGGTCAGCAGGATGTGCCGGCGCACGTGCTCGGGGTCCTTCTGGATGTACTGCTTCGCGAAGAAGTAGATCGGTGACGACTGGTCGATCTCGTCGTACAGCGAGAGGTAGAGCACGCGCTCGATCTCCTGGTGGCGCCCCACCAGCACCACCAGCTGCGGCGCGACCGTGTACAGCATGCCGGTGGCTATTTATAGCCGGCGTTAAACTGAAATAAAATACGCGGGCCGCGACGACGCCATGTTCCAGCCGGTGCCCGACATGGCCGCCGAGGCCGACATCGACCTCGGGGACGTGAGCGTGGACGCCACGCGCGCGGGCGCGCGCGAGAAGACCGTCTTCTTCGCGCGCAACAAGCGCATGTACCCGCACCGCAGCAAGGACGAGGAGCGCAAGCTCTCGCTGGGCTTCTTCCTGCAGCGCCTGGACTTCCTCACCTCGCGCGAGGTGCACCTGCAGTTCCGCTCGCTGGACGCGCTGCGCACCGAGAACGTCATGAAGAAGAACAACGTGCTCGTGGCGCCGTACATCCTCATCGCGACGCTCGCCGGGCGCGGCTTCCGCATGACCGAGACCATGGTCGAGCTCTACTTCCCCGAGCTCTACCGCGAGACCAGCAAGCGCTTCCGCTTCTGCGCGCAGATCAAGGTCATCCAGGACTTCCTCGGCTTCGCGCACGACAGCTACCACACCTACGACTTCGAGACCTACTTCGCCTTCGTGGCGCTGGTGCTGCGCGGCGCGGACTCCGAGGCCGAGGCCTTCGACGTGCGCGCCGAGAGCGGGCTCGTGCGCAGCCTCACCGAGATCACGTACCGGCTCTACGTGATGCAGCTGCGCTGCGACGCCGCGCAGTGGAGCGTCAGCACCGGGTCGGTGGTCTCGCAGGCGGTGAACACCGTGCTCTCGGTGGTCAGCGACCTCGCCGCGCGCGCGGAGGCCGAGGGGCTCACGCCCGTGTGCGAGCTCGCGCGCGAGAACCCGCTCTCCGTCGCGGACCTGCGCAAGTACGGCCCGCGGCTGTGCGCGCTGCTCGCGACCATGGCGCGCGCGCGCTCCTTCAAGATGAACCGGCGCGACCGGGACGCGCTGTCCCGGTTCTGCCGTCTGACGGAGGGCCCTAGCCCGTCTGCGTGCCGCGCGTCTCCCTAGGCGGCGCGGGGCGCTCGCCGCCGCCGGCACAGTCGGGGTCGCTGAACATGTAGATGAGCGCGACGCCCAGCAGCAGGTACATGATCATGCTGATCACGGTCTTGAACATGACGGCGGCGAACGTGTTGGAGCGCAGCCGGTTCTCGCAGAAGTACATGAACAGGTGGCGCATGAGGTCGATGGCCCCGTTCGCCACCTGGAAGAGGGCGAGGCCGCCGATGGACTTGATCACCGTCACGTAGCACGGTCGCATTCCGACGACGCTATTTACTCACTGTCAAAAGAAACCCCGTTCTCCGAGGAGCGGATGTTGAGGTGGCGCTTCATGTTGTTCCAGTACATCTCGCCGATGCTCGAGTAGTACGTGGTCAACCGCGAAATTTTTTCTTTCACCAGCTCGTAGGCCTTCTGCATCTCCGCGACGCCGATCTCCGCGTCGCCCACGTAGCGCCCGCTGCGGCGCACGATCAGCAGCAGCGCCTTCAGGTTCTCCAGCGCGATCATGTCCATGTACAGCGACTTCGAGAGCTGCACGAAGAGGTTGTACCGCTCCAGGATGCTGTTCTTGACCTCGTCCGCGATGGGCACGCCGAAGATGCGCTCCGTGGTGTACACGGACTGCGTGAGCTGCTTGAAGAGCGCGGAGATGCAGCAGGTCGCGCGCTTGACGGCGTCGAGCTGCTTCTCGGAGCGCGCGCTCGCGATGCTCAGCGCGCTGTTCACCACGTTGCTGGTGTCGCGCACGTAGCGCGTCTTCAGCGCCGCGTTGATGGCCTCCGCGATCTCGTTGCTGCTCACACTCGAGTCGTCCGAGCTGCTGCCCGAGACCTCGTCCAGCAGCCCCGAGATCGTGAAGTCCGGCGAGCCGCCCACGGTCACTAGCCGGTCGAGCAGGTTGCAGGGCATGGACATGAGGATGCCCTCGCTCGAGAGGCAGTTCTCGTCGATCATGCTCTGCAGGTTGTGCTTGAAGGCCGTGTTCTCGGGCATGAAGCCGTCCACGCCCATGAGCTCGTCGACCGTGCCCGCGGAGAAGATGCCGCGCACGTTGATGCGGTCCAGCATGCCCATGTCCTGCGAGCACAGCACCACCGACTGGTCCGGCGCCTCCTCGCCGCCCGGGGCGCCGCCGTAGATGATGCGCGGGAACCGCCAGTTGGGCGGGAAGGAGAACCCGGGGAACCGGCACTGCGCGCCCTGGCCGCGGTAGCCCTGCACGTCGCGCACGTTGGTGGCCGTGACCATGAACTGCAGCAGGTCGTGCGCCGAGGCCATGATCTTCTCGACCTCGTCCTTGCTGCAGCAGACCTTGGCCAGGCTGCGCGCGATGTTGGTCTTGCTCACCGAGGGCGAGACCGTGACGGCGGTGTGTCGGCGGCTGCCGAGCGTGTACGAGCTCACGTTGATGCGGTACCCCATGGCGCCGAAGAGCAGCTTCACGAAGTCCAGGTAGCTCTCCTTGCGGATGTAGTGCGGCGCGCCCTTGTCCTCCATCTTCAGCCCCGAGTAGGCCATCAGCACCTCCTTCATGGCGGTCTCGGGGTCCGAGTTGCACACCAGCCGCAGCATCTGGAAGAACTTGAAGAACCTGCTCTGCGAGAGCCCGATGTGGTGGTTGGGCTGCGTGGACCGGCGCGGGAACTCGCGCGGCGTCATCATGTTGATGCCCGCGAGCGTCTCCAGCACGAGCGCGCCCACGGTCTTGCTGCCCATGGCGCGCGGGTAGAAGCACACGCGCAGCGGCTCCTTGCCGGCGGCGAGCGCGTCGTTGAGCAGCGAGCAGTAGGTCACGTTGTCGTGGTCGAAGAGCGCGAAGGTGTAGCAGACGGAGGTCAGGAAGAGCGCGTCGGCGGTGCTCATGGCCTTGAACTCGGTGTACTCGATCCCGTCCCAGAACAGGCTCTTAGCGGGCGCGATCAGCGGGGACGTGCGGTCGGCGCGCATCAGCATCGAGAGCAGCGTGGTGTAGTAGCTGATGTTGGCGGAGATGTCCACGAACTGCATGCCGGGCGAGGCCACGCGCAAGGTGGCGCCCGAGCTCGTGAGCACCTCCAGGCTGTCGGTGAGCGTGACGCTGGGGTGCAGCTGGGCAAGGCGCGCGAGCTGGCTCTGGTAGAAGATGGAGACCGCGAGGCTGGCCACGCCGCCGCGCGCCATGCGCAGGGTCTGCCCGTTGAAGGTGAGCTGGCGCAGCGAGAACACGGGGTCGAAGTGCTGGAAGAAGGTGAGCAGGTACTTGAGCGGCATGGTCGTGATCTCGGTGTCCACCTGCGGCGCCTGCGCGAGAACGATGCCGTGTCTGGCCGCGGCCTCGGGGATCTGGTACATGGCGTCCATGCGGGCGCGGGAGGCGTCCGTGAGCAGCGCGCGCACGTTGAGCAGCATGAGCAGGTCCCGCGCGAGCATGGTGCCGTCGACCAGACGCGCGCGGAAGCCGATCTCGGCGGGGCCGGCGATGTTGGGGTAGATCAGGTTGAGCAGGTAGGTGTTGTCGAAGCCGAGCTGGGGGAAGGAGATGGGCGACTTCACGGGCAGGCCGGTGGGGTAGCGCACGTACCCGCCGCAGATGCGCGCGTGCGCCTCGAAGCTGGTCACGCGGATCTTGAGCAGGTTGCGCGTGAAGGGCGGCACGTCCTTGAAGGACTGCGTGCAGACCACGGGGTTGGCGGTGTCGGTGAGCTTGAGGTTGGTGGGCTTGAGCTCCGCGAAGTTGGGGCCCAGCAGCACGGGGATGAGGTGCGAGTCGGCGGTGCTGTCGAGCAGGTAGTTGATGCCGAACTGCTTCACGGCGACCTCGGTCTCCTCGTCGCTGGCGAGCTTCTCGACCTCACCGAGGAAGAGCGAGTCCAGCGGGTGCACGTACGTGTGGCGGACGTCGTAGCTGGGCTTGAAGTCTGAGCAGAGCGTGGGCAGCACGGTGGCCACGAGCTGGAACATGTACTCCGCGCCCTCCACATGGTGCAGGGCCATGTGCACGTTTGGGGCCGTCATTTATTTAGTATTAAATGACGGCCGTACCGGTGACCGATATTCCTGGAGACTACGGGCCGACGTCCTTTTCGGAGGACAACTACCCGCTGAACAAGCACTACGAGCTCACCAAGGGGCAGCTCTCGATCCTGCGCACGGTCAACGACAAGCTGCTCGCGCGCACCGTGCAGCACTCGGACGGCGAGAGCGATGAGAGCGAGAGCGAGGAGGACGACATCTCGAGCCCGCTGCCGCCGGACGAGGAGGAGCCGGACTCGTGCGTGGCGCGGGTCATGCCGCCGGACGCCGAGCTCGCGGCGCCGAAGAAGGCCGACGGCTACATCATAGCCGCCGAGCAGCAGCGTCAGCAGCGCATAAACATTCTGGTATCCGATCGAGAGGCCGTTGTGGAGCGGGAGCCGGTGCAGACGTCCTTCGCGCGCGTCTCGGCGATCCCGATCCACAACGAGGGTGCGCGCCGCACCACGGCCTCCTTCTCCGCGACGACGCCGTCGCTGGGCGCGGTCTTCGACGACGCGAAGCGCGTGCGCCTGCTGGAGGAGGAGGTCAAGGAGCTGCGCCGGAAGTGTGCGACCTCTCAGGATAACGGAAACCTGGAGAACTTCACCAAGGTGCTCTTCGGCAAGGCGCCGCGCGCGAGCGAGCTCAACAAGCGCGTGGTCATCGTGAACTACGCCACGCTGAACAACGTGACGCTGTCCATGGAGGACCTGGAGAAGTGCTCCGACGAGGAGGTGGACCGCATGTACTCGGTCATCCGGCGCTACAACGAGACGCGGAAGAAGAAGATCCTGGTCACGAACGTGGTCATCATCGGGATCACCGTGCTCGAGCACGTGCTGGTGAAGCTGGGCTTCTCGGAGGTGCGCGGGCTCAGCGCCGACCTCTCGTCGGAGCTCATCGACGTGGAGATCGGCGAGGACTGCGAGCACATCGCGGAGCGGCTGGGCTTTGGGAACAGCCCGGTGCTGAACGTGGTGCTCTTTGTGGTGAAGCTGTTCGTGCGGAAGCTGAACCTGATCTGATCAGCACATGCCGCCGTCGAGCTCCGCGGCGTTCATGAGGTTGGAGGCGCGGCGACGCACGCCGGTGGAGGTGGACGAGGAGCTCGAGGTCATCGAGCAAGGGTTGTTGGCGGAGGTGCGGCGGCGAGAGCTGGACGTGGAGCTGGAAGTCCCGCTCCGGCCGGTGCCGCTGCGGCCGGTGGTGCTCCTGCTGGTGCCGCTGCGGCCGGAAGTGCCTGTGCGTGACCTGGACGTGGAGTTTCGCTTGCGGCCGCCGTTCACGCTGTCGACGCCGAGGAGGTCCTCGCACACCTCGCCGACGGTGCCCTGCACGTCGAGCTTGCCGTCCCTGACGACTCCGTACACGATCTTGCCGCAGTTGGACACGGCCTGGATGGTGGACTCGTCGCCGTTGTAAATGTCCATGTCGCCGTACATTCCGTCGGCGTTCCTGCGAGGAGGAGCGCCGCTGCGGCGAGTCCTGGTGCTACTGCTGCCACTGGACCGAGTCCCGGAAGACCGGGACCCGGAAGACCTGGAAGTGGTGGACCGGCTACCAGTTGAACGGCTACCGGTAGTGCGCTTTCTGGAAGAGGAAGAAGTACTGCTTCGTCGAGTGGACGAGCTGGCCTCCAGCGCACCGGCTCCTCCAACACATTCCCCCTCTCCCGAAGTGGCTCCTCCGCGAATCACCTGCTCACTGTTGAGTTGAGACAAAAGAGAGCGCAACTGCGGCGCGATCTTCTGCAACGTATTTACGTAGTCGTCGTAGCTGCTCTGCGGCCGCTGCGCCATTTTTTCGGACGCCATTTATTACGCGGAATATCTACGACGACGCAGCACTGAATCGGTTTCTCGCGACGGGCGAATCCGCCGCGGGTGTCGGCGCGGGCTTGTCGCTCGGCGACGAGGTCACCAGCGCGTGGAAGGCGCGCACCTGGTCGTCCGTCATCCTGTCCTCGAACGAGGACGCGCCCGGCGGCAGCAGGTCCTTGTTGCGCGGAACGGCGGGCGTGGAGACGCAGGACCGGCGGTACATCATGATGACGATGTAGCACACGATCGAGATCACGATCACGGTCAGTAGCGCGTCGAGGAGCCCCATTTATTACCTGTAATGCCTGTGTTTACCGGGCGGTGAGTTCGATGTCGGTGTTGTTGTTCAGCCGGGAGTACGGAATGTTGCCGGAGCACTTCCTGTACATGCTGAACACGAACAGTCCGAGCAGCAGCACGGCGCTCACTATGAAGCAGGTGATGCTCAGGGCGCGCCATACGTACTCACTAGTTTGACTAGTGTTCTTACTGAAATCCACGAAGGCGAAGATGCAGGCGGCCGTCATCAGCAGCACGCCGCATATCAGCACTCCGGAGTAATAGGAAGTCAAGGCCTCGAATATGTCCATTTATCTGAGGAGAAATTTAAATTACCGAATGGACGAAGTGGAAGAGAAACCACGAGAACACGACGAACTGCAGCACGAATATCGTGCTGATCTTCGTCCGCGTGGGCATGTAGAAGTTCGCGGCCAGCGCCACGCAGAAGATGAGCACGAGCACCGCCGGGTCGTAGTCGGACACCATTTACACTACGCTAAAAGGCATATCTCGGCGCGCGACGTCCACGAGCACCAGCACGCGGACGCCCGCGGGCGCGCCGGCGGCGACCGCGGCGAGCTGCCCGGCCGTGGGGTTCACCAGCAGCAGCGCGCGCGCCTCGCGCGGGACGGCGTCCTCGTAGCCCATGGTCGGCGTGGACCCGGGGAGCAGCGGCCGGCCCTGTCGGTCGAAGAGGCCCTCGGGGAACGCGGTGCCCGGCACGGCCACGATCACGGTGTCGCTATCTAGAAACATTTATGGGCCTGGTTTCCACCGACCGCCTCGAGTACACCGCCACGAAGTAGAAGATCACGCCCGCCGCGAGCGCCGCCACCAGGAACGGCGGCACGGAGGGCGGGTTCGCGAACGCGTTGTCGCGCACGCCGGGGTCCGGGTCCGCGTAGCCCGCGCCCACGGCCTTGCCGCAGTCCGCGATCATGTGCGCGCGCGAGTTCTGCATGACCAGGCTGTCAACGTCGATGCGGCAGCCCACGTAGCGGCAGCGCGAGCGCTGCTCGTCCTGGCTGAAGAAGAGCCACTTGCGGTCGCGCGACTGGTCCGTGCACTCGTGCGCGCGGCAGACGCGCGGGCCCAGGTACTTCCCGAGCGCGGCGCTCGTGACGCAGGCGCACTCCGGCGCGGCGCGGTGCGCGTCGCAGTAGCGCCGCAGCGCGGAGTCGCCGAAGGCGAAGGAGGCGGGCCGCGCCACGCGCACGAACTCCGAGCAGAAGCGCGCGTCCATGTGCTTGGCGCAGAGGTTCGCGTAGGTGTCCAGCGCCGCGTAGCGGCCCGAGCGCAGCCAGGCCATGCACTCCGGCGCGTCCGGCTCCACCGCGCAGCGGCTGGCCATGACGCCGTCGCAGTGCGCGGTCTTGTACCCGTTCGCGAACACGCCCGGGCACCCGGGGCCCGGGTTCGTGCAGCAGCGCACCATGGCGGCGTCCGTGGGCGGCTCCGTGGCGCCGATCTCGAACACGCACATGGTGCCCTGGCGCAGGTACGGCTTCGCGATGTCGGGGATGTAGTCCGCGCGCAGCAGCGAGCCCGGGCGGAAGAAGAGCGAGTCGCAGGGCGGGCCCTGCACGAGCCGCGCGCGCTTGGCCAGCTCCGGCGAGAGGAAGCGCCCGCACTGCCCGGGGTCCATGGTCGGCAGCAGGCAGAACCGCGGCCGCACGGTCTTCAGCTTCGGGTCCGAGAAGACCTGGTTTTCCTCCGCGAAGTTAAAGGTGTCCGTGGCGCTGGTGTGCGTGATGCGCAGCGCGTACTCGCCGGGCGTCGGCGTCTCTATCACCTCGACCTTGGATACGACGTCCCCCATTTGAAGACGCTATTTACGCGCCGTCGCCACCTACTCGGCGAAGAAGAGGTCCTCCGACTTGTTGCCCGCGTACACGGGGCAGGCGGGCGCGGCGGCGGAGCGCGTGCGCATGATGCCGCGGCCGTTGAGCCGGAAGGCGTAGATCGCGAACAGCAGGCCGAGCACGATGTACATGAAGGTGGTGGCGCCCACGGAGCCGGTCACGTGCGTCACGATGATGGTGACGATGGACATGATGGTGCACACGATGGCCATGCCGGTGTTGCCGGCGGCGAGGGGGTGCATGATCTGCATGGCCGCGCAGTAGCCGATGACCAGACACGGCAGCGGCAGGATAAGTGAGGCAATACCTATCATTACCAGAGCGAGCACGGGGGTGGAAGTCAGGGCCAATACAAAAATCACAATACCTGTTAGTAGGCGGATATCCTCGTACTGGAGCACGCTGTATGGCGCGATATTCCCTCCGGGCACTGGCCGTGGTCCAATAGGGGACAGCGGGGTGTCGGGGGCGCCGGGGTCCTTGGGGAGGAAGGCATTCTGCTCCTCCGCGCTGAAGAGCTCGGCGTCCTGGACGCCGCCGGCCGAGAACTCTTCGACGGGGTTATAATACGTCAAGTAGCTTTCCATTTATATGTTGAAAAATGTTTGGAGGCGTACAGGTGGACGACAAACTCTACGCGTACTTAAAAAAACTCGCCGGCCGCGGGCGCCCGCTGTGTCTCTTCCGCGACAACGGCGAGTTCGCGGAGGTCTTCGCGGGCTCCGCCTTCCGCTTCGTGCTGCCCGTGGGCCTCTTCGCGGACCTGCGCGTGCGCACGCGCGGCGTGGCGTTCCCGAAGCTGCGCGACTCCGCGCGCATGCGCGGCGTGCGCGTGGACGCGCACACGCTGCCCTCGCTGTACCCGAACCAGCGCATCGTGGTCGACGAGGTGCTCGCGGCGCGCGACCAGCTCCTCGCGGCCGGGCGGTGCGTCTACATCACGCTGCACCTGGCGTGCGGGTTCGGCAAGACGCTGACTGCGTGCCACCTCATCGCCACGCACGGGCGCCGCGCGGTGGTCTGCGTGCCCAACCGCATGCTGGTGCCGCAGTGGCGCGCGGCCGTGGCGGAGCTGCGCGTGCCCTTCGCGGTCTCCTGCGACGGCGCAGCCTCGCTGCTGCGCTCCGGCGAGCTCGACCGCGCCATGGTGGCCATCGTGGTCAGCCGGCACTTCGCCAACGACGACTTCTGCCGCGCGGTCAGCCGGCAGTTCGACGTGCTCGTGCTCGACGAGTCGCACACCTACAACCTCATGAACAACACCGCGGTCTCGCGCTTCCTGACCAAGTACCCGCCGCCCATGTGCTTCTTCCTGACCGCGACGCCGCGCACGGCCAACCGCATCTACTGCAACCGCGTGGTCAACGTCTCCGTGGTCAGCCGCCTCACCAAGGTGGTGCGCGTGGTGGACGCCTTCTTCGAGCCGTACCTCACGCCCAAGATCCGCACGCTCGCGCGCAGCCTCGAGGGCCCGCAGAACAAGTACCACGTCTTCACCGAGAAGATCCTCGGCGAGGACGTGCACCGCAACAAGCTCATCGTGGACACCGTGGTCGCGGCCATGGCCGCGGGCGAGGCGCGGCGCGTGCTCGTGCTCACCAAGCTGCGCGAGCACATGATCGGGCTGCACGCCGCGCTCGCGGCGCGTCTCGGCGCGGAGACCGTTTTCCTCGGCGACGCCAAGAACAAGAAAACGCCCGAGGTCACGCGCGCGCTGCGCGAGAAGGACCGCTTCGTGCTCGTGTCCACGGTCTTCTTCTCGGGCACGGGCCTGGACCTGCCCAACCTGGACGCGCTCGCGGTGGCCGCGGCCGTGCTCAACCGCATGGTCATGGAGCAGATTATCGGGCGCGTGTGCCGCGAGTCGCACGCCAACACGCGCACGCTGTTCGTGTTCCCGGACTCCTCCGTGCGCGCGATCCGGGACACCGTGGCCGCGTTCGCGCAGCGGCTCGTGGCGCTGGCCGTGGACGGGCTGGGCTTCGTCCGCGAGCGCGCCGCGGCCGGCGCGAAGAACGAGCCGGCGCTGTACAGCGCCATCAACGGGCGAGATCTCTCAGCGGGGTGAGCATGGACCCGCACGCCGCGCACGAGAGCGTGCCGGAGCACGGCACCAGCCCCATAGACAGCGTGGACAGCTTGCCCACGTCGCCGATGCTCACCAGCCGCGAGTTGCACGACGAGCACACGGGGTCGCCGTATTCGCCGTCGACCACCGTGGTGACGCGGCGGCGTCTCCGCTTTTTGTTGCCCCCGACGACCTTGGGCGCGGGCGCCTTAGCGCCCCCCTTGGTCGGCGCCCCCGCCTTAGCTTTCACGGCGCTCATCTTTTATTTATCATAAAAACACGTCCGCGTACGCGTTCGCGCACACGTCCCGCAGATCCGCGCGCGCGCCGCAGCGCAGGAAGCGCGCGGGGTCCGCGTCCGCGATCCGCACGCACGGCAGCGGCGCGCCCGTCTCGTCCGTCATCACGCGCGCCGAGATCCCGGTGGGGCCCAGCGCGTACGAGACCACCGCGCCGCCGACGCAGCGGTACACGTTGCCCGCGCCGGCGAGGCGGTCGAACGCGGCGCCCTCCTGGCGCAGCTTGTCGAATATGCGAGGGACGAGTATGTTAAAAATGAGAACGAAATAGCAGATCAACAAAAACAGCGAGATCATGACCTCCGATAGCGATTTATATACTTTGAAAGAGCTCATCCGACTTCGCGACTCGCTGCACCTCGCCACCGGCGCCGCCGTCGAGCGCTACAACGCGCTCGTGGAGTGGGCCGCGCGCACGTACTGGACGGTCGCGGTGCTGCCCTCCGCGCCGTGCGCCTCCATCGAGAAGTACTACTGCGCGTGCAAGCCCGACTGCGCGCTCGAGCCCGGCGAGTACTCCGTGAGCCGGCTGCACTTCGGGCGCACGCACGCCTGGGTGCGCGGCGCCGCCTTCGACTCGGCCAGCGGCGCCGAGGTCGAGCCGCCCGAGGACGTGCGTCGCGCCTGCGAGGCGCTCGACGCCGCCTTCGCGGACCTCACCTTCGTGCGCTTCTCGGTCTTCGGGCGCGAGTGGACGGCCGACGACGCCGTCGCGGACCACTCCTCGCGCGACGAGGTGCTCGCCGCCTGCGCGGCCGAGGGCGTGCGCGTGGCCCGCACGCTGCGCGTGCGCGTGCGCGCGGGCGAGACCTTCGCGCGCGAGGACTTCGACGCGGTGCACGCCGCGCTGCGCGCGGCCGGCGACGCCGCTCGCGGCACCGCGGTCTGCCTCGCGCTGCGCGGGTCCGCGCGGCGCTGGCTGGCGGACCGCGCGCCGCGCAGCTTCCTGCGCGTGCGCCGCGTGGAGCTCGAGCCCGTGGACGCGCGGCACCACCGTCCGGTGCTGGTCTCCGCGCGCGGCGACCGCGTGCTCTGCCGCGGCGTGGGCCACCTCGTGGACGCGCGCGCGCGCGAGGGCGTCTTCGTGGCCGTGCGCCGGTACCCGGAGTGCCTGGTGCTCTGCGACGAGGCGGGCGCCGGCGCGGCGGAGTGCTCGCGCGAGGAGGCGCTGCGGCTGCTGGTGCGCCGCTTCGGGCGCGACTTCGCCGTCAGCGAGGAGGGCTACGTCTTCCGCGTGGAGGACATGGACCTGCGCGGCGTGGCCGCGCGGCTGGGAATCGCGCCCTGCGCGAGCCTGGCGGAGCTGCGCCGGGCCGTGGAGGGCAGCCGCGCGCTGATGCGGCGGCTGCGCGCGGAGGGCGCCGTGCGCCTCGCGTGCGAGTGCATGGGATACCCGCGCCAGAACGCGGTGGAGCTCATTAATAATATGCGCTTTCAAATAACGGAGGAGGGCGCGGTGGCGAACTTCGAGCTGGCGGACGCGAGCTGCCTGGGCAACCCGACCGCGGAGTCCATCTTCGCGAGCTTCGCGCAGTTCGTGCCGATCTTCAACGCGCTCTCGGCGATCGCGCGCGCGCGGCCATGATCGTGGCGGCCTTCGACCTGGGCACGCGCAACCCCGCGCGCACGGTGCTGGAGGTGCTCGACGGGCGCGTGCGCGTGGTGGACGTGGCCAAGCTGGACTGGAGCCGCGACTGGGAGAAGCGCGTGCACCGCGACGTGACCGCCTTCCCCGCGAACGTGGTGCTCGTGGAGCGCCAGTGCAAGATGTCGCCTTTTTCTAAGTTCATCTACTTCATCCGCGGGCTGCTCTACGACGGGCGGCGCCGCACGCGCGTGCTCGCGGTGCCGCCGGCCATGACCGGCAGCACCTACCGGCAGCGCAAGCGCCGCTCGGTGCGCACCTTCCTCGCGCTCGCGGAGAGCTTCGGCATCCTGGAGGCCGTGCCCGCGCGGAAGAAGCTCGACGACGTCGCCGACAGCTTCAACATGGCCATCAACTACGTGCTCCGCACAAACTGAAATACGACTGGAACGAATAAGTCATGCTGGCGCTGTTCGAGTTCCTGCGGTCCGTGGAGGACTGCTACCGGCGCACCATCTTCAACTTCCACATCGCGCACAGCGCGGAGGCCGGCGATGTCTACGGCGTGCTGCGCGACCGCATCCTCGCGGCCACGCGCTTCGAGGAGGTCGCGCCGCCGGGGCTCGCGGACGCGCTGGCCAAGGTGGTCTACTGCGACATCAGCACCACCAAGCACCTGGTCAACCCCGCGGCCTTCGCGGAGCGCGCGCGGCCGGCGCGCCGCGGCGGCAACCTCGCGCAGTTCTTCGACGTGCACGTGGGCGATGACGCGGAGAGCCGCCGCACCGCGGAGATCTTCGACCGCGAGCGCTCCTCGCTGATCTCGTACGTGAAGACCACGGCCAAGCGCTGCAAGATCGACTACGGCGAGATCAAGCGCACCATCCACGGCGGGCGGCAGACCTACTTCTCGGGGCGGCGCTCGGACGACTTCCTGAGCACCACCGTGCGCGCGGACCCGAGCAAGCCCTGGATCAAGTCCATCTCGAAGCAGCTGCGCGTGGACATCCTGCACCACGCGATCTGCACGCGCGGCAAGAGCTCCATCCTGCAGACCATCGAGATCGTGCTCACGAACCGCACCTGCGTGAAGATCTTCAAGGACTCGACCATGCACATCATCCTCTCCAAGGACGAGCGCGAGCGCGGGCTCGCGGACCTCGCGGACAAGCTCTTCGGGACCTACGCGACCACCTTCCGCGTGATCGCGGCCATCACCGGCACCGCCTGCTTCGCGGCGGTGGCGGACGCGGCCGCGCGCGTGGTCGCGCTCCCGGACGCGGACGCGAAGCTGGCGGCGGTGCGCGGGCTCGCGGACTGCTACGGCGTGCGCAACTTCAAGATCGGCATGTTCAACCTCACCTTCACGGGCGCGATCGCGCACACGGTCTTCCCCTCGCTGATCCCCGCGGAGAGCAAGATCAAGTTCTTCAAGGGCAAGAAGCTGAACATCGTCGCGGTGCGCTCCACCGAGGAGGGCCGCGAGTGCGTGGAGCAGGCGCAGGCGCTGCTCGCGGCCATGCGCGAGCGCTCCGCGCGGCTCGCGGCCGCGGACGTGGCCACCGCGAGCGTGGACTTCCTCAAGGAGCTGCTGGGGCCATAGTGAAATAATACTGATTTCTTAAATATGGAGCAGGCGCTCGGATACAAGTTTTTGTTGCCCGACCCCAAGGACGACGTCTACTACCGCCCACTCCACTTCCAGTATGAGTCCTACGCCAACTTCATCAAGCACCGGCTCAAGGACATCCTCACGGTGCGGCGCACGCTGCTCACCTTCAAGAACGGCACCGAGTCCATCGTGCTCGAGATCGACGACGTCAAGATCTCGGCGCCGGACTTCTCGCCCATCGTGGCCAGCATCAAGGGCCACAGCTACGAGGCGCTGGTCACCTTCACGGTGAACATCTACCGGCACGTGATGACCAAGGACGGCCTCTCCGTGACCAAGATCAACAGCTACGAGGGCACCGACTCGCACCTCGTCAAGCTCCCGCTGCTCATCGGCTACGGGAACAAGAACGCGCTGGACCCCTCCAAGTTCGTGGTCCCGAACGCCATCGGCGGCGTCTTCATCAACAAGCAGTCCATCGAGAAGCTCGGCATCAACATGATCGAGAAGATCACCACCTGGCCCAAGTTCCGCGCCGTGAAGGCCAACTCCTTCACGCTCTCCTTCTCCTCGATCTCGCCCACGCACGTCATGCCCGCGCGGTACCGGCACTACAAGATCGCGCTCGACATGAACCAGCCCGAGAACTTCGTGATCTCCTCCGCGAAGACCTTCATCACCGTGAACGTGATCGTGATGGTGCAGTTCCTCGCGGACGTCACGCTCGAGTTCGTGGCGCGCAACCTCTGCTTCGACATGCCGCCCGAGGCCGTGCACCTGGCCACCGCGCTCGTGGAGAGCGCAAAGACCGTGCCCGTGGGCGCGGACGTGGCCGAGTACGTGAACGCGCTCATCGCGGCCGAGCACGCCAAGCAGAAGTCGCCGCTCTCCAAGGAGGAGTTCCGCTACGAGATGCTGAACAACTTCCTGCCGCACATGCAGGACAGCGCGAACCAGCTCAAGGGCCTGTACCTGCTCTCGCTGGTGCGCAAGATGGTCTTCTGCGTGTTCTTCCCGAACCGGTACCCGGACCGCGACTCGCTGGTCTGCCACCGCGTGTACACCTACGGGCGCTACTTCGAGGCGCTGGCCATGGACGAGCTCGAGACCTACATCGGGAACATCCGCAACGACATCCTCGCCAACCACAAGAACCGCGGCACCTGCACCGTGAGCATCCACGTGCTGACCACGCCCGGGTTCAACCACGCCTTCGCGGCGCTGCTCAGCGGCAAGTTCCGCAAGTCCGACGGCAGCTTCCGCACGCACCCGCACTACTCCTGGATGCAGAGCATCTCCATCCCGCGCAGCGTGGGCTTCTACCCCGAGCAGGTCAAGATCTCGAAGATGTTCAAGGTGCGCATGTACCACCCCAGCCAGTACGGCTTCTTCTGCCCCTCGGACGTGCCCGAGCGCGGGCCGCAGGTGGGGCTCATCTCGCAGCTCTCCGTGCTCGCCTCCATCTCGAACATCCGCACCGCGGACTTCGTCGAGCTCACCAAGCGCGTCTGCGACTACGTGCGCTCCTACCCCGCGCGCGACATCAGCTACTTCGAGACCGGGTTCGCGGTCACCGTCGAGAACGCGCTCGTGGCCTCGCTGAACCCCGCGATCGTGGACGAGTTCGTGCTCGACCTGCGCCGGCGCAAGCGGCTCGGCTTCTTCGGGAACCGCGAGATCGGCGTCGCGCTCGTGCGCGACCGCATGAACGAGGTGCGCATCAACTTCGGCGCGGGCCGGCTCATCCGCCCGCTGCTCGTGGTCGAGAACGGCGTGCTCGTCATGGACGCGGAGGCGGAGCGGCTCGAGCGCGACCTCGCCGCGATGACCTTCTCGGACGTGCTGCGCGAGTTCCCGCACGTGATCGAGGTCGTGGACGTGGAGCAGTTCAGCTTCAGCAACGTCTGCGACTCCGTGCAGCGCTTCCGCACGCTGCCGCCCGAGGAGCGCGCGCTCTTCGACTTCTGCGACTTCCCGGCCGAGTTCCGCGACGGGTACGTGGCCTCCTCGCTGGTGGGCATCAACCACAACTCCGCGCCGCGCGCCATCCTCGGCTGCGCGCAGGCCAAGCAGGCCATCTCCTGCCTGAGCGCGGACCTGCGCAACAAGGTCGACAACGGCATCCACCTCATGTACGCGGAGCGGCCCATCGTGGTCAGCAAGGCGCTGGAGACCTCCAAGATCGCGGACAACTGCTTCGGGAACCACGTCACCATCGCGCTCATGTCCTTCCGCGGCATGAACCAGGAGGACGGCATCATCCTCAAGCGGCAGTTCGCGGAGCGCGGCGGGCTCGACATCCTCACTTGCAAGAAGTACCAGGTCGAGATCCCGCTGGAGAACTTCAACAACCGCGAGCGTGTGCGCTCCGCGGCCTACTCAAAGATCGACGTCAACGGCGTGGTGCGCCTGAACGCCTTCCTCGAGCAGGGCGACGCCATCGCGCGGAACGTGTCCTCGCGCACGCTCGACGACGACTTCGTGGCCGACAACCAGATCAGCTTCGACATCGCGGAGCGGTACTCGGACATCTACGCCGCGCGCGTGGAGCGCGTGCAGGCCGACCTCACCGACAAGGTCAAGGTGCGCGCGCTGACCGTGCGCGAGCGCCGCGCCATCCTCGGGGACAAGTTCACCACGCGCACCAGCCAGAAGGGTACGGTAGCGTACGTCGCCGACGAGACCGAGCTGCCTTACGACGAGAACGGCGTCACGCCCGACGTGATCATCAACTCGACCTCCATCTTCTCGCGGAAGACGCTCTCCATGCTCATGGAGGTCATCCTGACCACGGCGTACGGCCACAAGCCCTTCGCCGAGGACGGCTCCAACCGGCCCATCTGCTTCCCGAGCACCAACGAGACCGACTTCGATACCTACATCGAGTTCGCGCGGCGCTGCTACGCGCTCTCGCACCCCGAGGCCGCCGAGGACGACCCCGAGTTCGAGAGCCGCGTCTTCTGCGAGCGCGTGCTCTTCGACCCCGAGACCGACGAGCCCTTCGCGGCGCGCGTCTTCTTCGGGCCGCTGTACTACCTGCGCCTGCGGCACCTCACGCTGGACAAGGCCACGGTGCGCTGCCGCGGGCGCAAGACCAAGCTCATCCGGCAGGCCAACGAGGGCCGCCGCCGCGGCGGCGGCATCAAGATCGGCGAGATGGAGCGCGACTGCATGATCTCGCACGGCGCGGCCTTCACGGTCTCGGAGATCCTGCGCGACTCCGAGGAGGACGCGCAGGAGGTGCTCGTCTGCGAGAACTGCGGCGACATCGCGGCGCGGCTCAACGGCACGCACGTCTGCATCCGCTGCTCCAAGATGAGCCTCTCGCCGGTGCTCACGCGCATGGACTCCACGCACGTGAGCAAGGTCTTCACCACGCAGATGAACGCGCGCGGAATCAAGATCCGCGTGGAGTTCGAGAAGCAGGACCCCTGCTTCTACGGGACTCCGAAACGGTTCAGCCTCGCGCCCGACGAGTCGCTGTTCTCGCCGGAGGACTGAACCCGCCGCCGGAGACGATGCGTCCACGGCGGCTAGCTTATCGTTCGACTGATGCGAAACGCGCGGCGGCGCCGCGGCTTGCTGCCCGCTTGCTTAGCTTCTCAGACTGATGCTACCATATCGCGGCGTGCCGGCCCCACCACCAGGGCTTCTCGCCGTGGCTGACGCGCGGCGAGTTCCTCTGGCGCTCGCAGTAGCTGCGGGCGCCCCAGTTCCCGAGCACGTGCGGCGGGGGCAGGCTCCCGTCGATCGCGTGCCGCGTCAGCTCGGCGCCGGGCCGATGGCACGTGTGCACGTCGGTCTTGTTGGCGACGAGCACCGCGTACTGCCGCATGGTCTCTATGTGCTTCTCCAGGTGCCGGCCCGCGGCCCTGTTGGACTCGCAGCACGTCTTCGCTTCGGCTAAGGTTTTCTCCAAGGGGGACAGTAGCTTATCCACGCGCTCGGGCAGGACGCACGCGGAGCCGTCGAACCCTACTTTGAACGGAGTCACCTTGATGTTCCCGTCGTAGCGGTCCCACAGCATCCTGAGGTAGGTTGTGCCGTCGGGGTCTGAGTGTGTCCACACTCGACGGTGCTCGTGACAGCGACCATCGTACGTGAGTCTGTCCCGACGTTCGTAATAGTTTCTGCTTATATTGTACGCGTCTCCGTATTCGAAGTAGTATATATCTCCGGGTCCTGGACTTGCGATATCGTTTTCGTCGTTTCTACGATGTATACCGTCTGGGTAATAAGATATTCTAACTGCACTGCAATCCACCGTAGAAGGTTTAGGTAACCTTTCTAATACTCCTTGTTGGTCATGGTCAACTGACTTGTACACAGCTCCGTCGTGCTCTGAGGGAGTTATAAATATATCCATGGTGAAAGAAGTTCCTCGTTTTGAGAATTCGTCCCATGCTGTAAAACAAAGGCCGTCCATCATAAACTCCGGTACACTCATAACAAACCTGCACTTGTGATCATCAAATGATATTTTAACATGGTCTTTGTCTTTTACGTCCGTGCCGTTAACTTCTTTCATAAACTGTATAATTGCAAGAACTCCTCTTGCGTATTCTATAGTTCTGATATCGGACACCAACTTTTCTATTTTAATATAAACGTCGTTTACATCTACACCGTACCACCAGTAAATAGGAAGTCCTATGTAGATGGCTGTGTTTCTAAAATGAGATGCAAGCGTACTTATGTCACGGAAAAAAGCTACACAAAAAAATCCTGTTTTTGAATCTATAATTTTTCTGGTGCTGTCCTCTGTAACTCCTAAAATGTCCATAATTCTTTCGTTGTGAAGAGTAAGGTGACCCGTCATTATGCTGTATACGACCATTAAGTAAAACTTTCCAAGCGTGTCTACGTTTATAATATTTATCTTAGCATGCTCGCATAGCATAGTTACGTGGAACTTCATCCATTCGTCGTCAACAAACATATTTTTGTACATAGTGTTTTGGTTTACGTATTTGCTAAAATACAGGTTTACAGGTCTACGAGATACTTTCGTTCCATCTACTTTTGGTGCGCTTCGTATGTACTCGCGCAAAACGTCTCTTATAATTTTTCTATGAGTACGTGGTATACATATTACCGTCCCAAGTGGATGATGCCACTGACGCTGAACGATATCTTTAAATTCAGATACCAACGAACTGTGGTTCTCCATTTATAATTAAATAATTAGACCATATCTACCTCAGACCTTACCAAATGGCGCCGTGTCTTTGACGACGCCACCAAGCATCTAAATTATAAGTATTGTATGGATAATGTCTATTAAAGATGGATGTGTGAGGAGTTCTTGTCCATGTTGGTCTGTATGTCTCTCTCACTATGGGGTAATTGCTGCTCGTTGTATTAGTGGAAGACCCTAGCCCGACTGTAATTTTTGAACAGCAAGGTTTGTCTTTAACGTAATTTTCTAGAGGAGATATAAGTTTGTCTAGTTTATCTATGTCCATACACAAAGGATTATCGTTATTATCTTCATCGTCTCCTATGACTTCTACTTCCGATAGAGGAGGCTTCGTGCTCAATAATCCAACGAACCTGTCTCTTAAAATTCTGTGATATGATGTCTTATCATTATCTATGTCTCCATCAAAACGATGTTTTAAACACACAACGTTATCGTATGTTAATTTATCCCGGCGCTCAAATTCATTGTTTATAGAGTCTTCTGTGTGGCTATAGTGGTGGTAATCTAAGTAGTACCCGTTGTTGTCATAGTTTCTAGTAAAAATGGTAGGCGTTTGGTTATTATCAACATTATGTTGTTTAACATAAGTATCTTCTTTGTAGTTAGGGTGTCGTATGGCAGTGACACCACCTGTAGGTCTGTAAGAAACACGCCTGCTAAAACTAGGATGAAATTTAAATCGTATAGCGCCTCTATTTCCTACGTCATCTTTTGTTATACCATCAACAACACCTTGTTTGGAATGATCTAGTGTTTTATACGTAAATCCGTTATATCTAGTTGGATTCATAAAAACATCTAGATAAAATGTAGTTCCGTATTTAGTTATTTTATCATATACCGTATAACAAAGACCGTCTAAAATAATTTCTGGAACAGACGATATAAAGTTTGTGCTAAAACCACTAAATGATATATTTATATGTGGTATGCTAGAAGAATCATCTCCGACTTTATCGTACGTATTAGACATGTATCTGGCAAAAGACACCGCGCCATTAGAAAATTTGTCTGGATCGTATTCGTTAAAATGCTGATCTAATTTTAAATGCACTAACTTTACAAGCTCTTCACCTCTCCACCAATACATAGGTATTCCAATAATCAATGACTTATTCTTGTACTGCAGAGCTATAGATCCCATATACCATAAAAATAGGTAACAGAAGTAGTCCATTTGCCTGTCCACATCTGTTTCATCGTTTGGATCTCTACTGTCCATAATTGTGCCGGTGTCTGTAGCTCCTGTCATTATACGATATACGGCCATTAGCAAAAGCCTACCTAGTGTATACATATCTGGAAAATCTTTAATGGCAACTGCACTGTCGTGCATCCACACGTTGTTTTTAAAAAGCTCAATGTAGACAGGGTTTTGTTCGACATACTCTTTCATAAACAAATTAATCGGTCTCTTAATTTTTTTGTGCTCGTTTTTCAAAGGAGGAGCACGCCTTATATATTCGCGAAGCAAATCCCTTACTAGCTTTCTGATATGTATAGGAATACATGTATTTTCGTTCAGTTGCTCCTTCCACGTGGCACTGACAAACTTCCTAAACTCTTCAACAAGCTTCTCCATTTATAATTAAATAATTACAGACGGTAACATAACGCTATCTAATATCTGCCGTATCTAGTCTGTACGTCTATTTTAGTGTTAAGTTTTAACAGCGCTTCGCGTAGAGTTTCTAGATGACGTTCCAATCTGTCTAGCCGTGCGCCTGTTTCTCTGCAGCATTCTGTAATCGTTCGATAACTCTCCAACAAATCTACTAGACGCCCCTCAATGCTTTCTTTTGAAGGAGGAGCTCCGGCTGCATAAACTCCGTTGTCGTCGTTATTGGGCTCGTCTGTGGTGGGTCCCAAAAGGTTTTCTCCGTCACCTTCCTCCATATTGAGTCCAACGATCACAAACGCAAAAGTGTTCTTCTATTTAAAGTATTGATTTTAGAAAAAGGCAGGCCTCGCTGCTCTGATTCGGCGGCAAACACGGGTTGAACACGCGGAAGTCGATCGCGTTCGAGAAGATCTCGTCCGCGCACGCCTCCACGCTCGCGAAGCGCGCGGGCGAGACGCCGTCGTGCGAGCGGAACCCGAACTCCGAGGCCGCCACGGCGCTCCCCTTGAAGAGCACGCAGCGCCACTTCTTGCGCACGTCGAAGGCCTCGTCGTTGGGGTCGAACACGCGTCGGTCCACGCGCGGGCCGCCCGCCGTGCGCGCGAACTCCAGCGCCGCGTTCTGCGCGTTGAACTCGCGGATGTTGTCGTAGTTCTCGTACACGGCCCAGAGCTGCAGCGCCACGAACATCGCGGCCGCCGCCGCGCAGGCCACGCAGAGCGCGGACACCGCGTCCATCTTTTATGTGCAGAATTATTCGTCGGCGCGGAGCTCGCGCAGCTCCGCGGCGCGCAGGCGCGCGAAGGCTTCCTTGAGCGCGCGCAGCAGCTCCTCGGTGTCCGCGCGCAGCATGTCGAAGCGGTGGTAGCTGTCCAGGCGCGCGCGGCAGCCGAAGAAGCGCGCGATGCACGCGGTGAGGATGTCGTTCACGTAGAGCACGCCCGAGGCCGTGCAGTACACGGAGCGCGGCTCGCGCGGGTCCGGCGGCGCGTCCACGGCGACCGCGTGCGCGGCCACGTCCTCGAGCACCTTGCGCTCGAGCACGCCGAGGAAGTCGCGCAGCTGGCGGCGGTCGTCCAGCCAGGCGTAGGTGGTCGCGAAGAGCGTGAGCCGCCCGCGCGGCGCGATCACCGTGTAGGGCGCGTACCCGCGGAACTCCCGGGGGTGCACGACCTTGACGTTCTCGTGCTCGCGGCGGAAGGCCTCGGTGTCGAGCAGCGCGGCGAGCGCGTCCACGAGCTTGTCGGAGACCTCCACGCCCGCGCCGAAGGCGATGAGCTCGATCTTCTGCTCGCTCTTGGGGCGGAAGTCGTGGAAGGTGTGCAGCAGCATCTCGCGCAGCTGCGGCGGCTTCTCGACGGCCTCGAGCGCGTCGCCGCGCACGAGGAAGTAGTCGAGGTCGTGCAGCGAGACGTGCTGCCCGGCGGCGCTCTGCGCGAACTTGAGGAAGACGCAGAGGCCCGCGCGGCGCTCGAGCACGTCCTCGACGTGCGCGTGGAAGACGTGCCGCGTGGGCATGGGCTCGAGCGCGGAGAGCCACTCCTCGTTGACGCAGGTGGTGGTGTTCTCGAGCACCACGCCCTGCGTGAGCGCGGGCCACTGCAGGTGAAAGGCGAACTCGTGCTTGATGAGCGAGGCCACGGCCGGGTCCAGGTCCACGGCCAGCGCGGCCTCGCCGACCACGGGGACGTCCGCGTCCGCCATCACGGAGACAACTGGGTCATCTCCTTTTTCGCCTTTTTATTCAGGATCATTATTCTTTCGTTGACGAGGTCCATGAGCATCTTTATGGCGGCGGCGGCGGCGGCCGCGTCGCCGCCGCAGATCTGCGCGATGCGCGTGAGCATGTGCAGCAGCGCGGCCTCGTTCAGGTCCTCCTCCATTTAGAGGCCGTGAGGGCGCGCGTCGTCGCGACGGGGCACGTCCCGCGGCAGCGAGGCGCGCACAGCGAAGGCGAGCAGCGAGGCGCGCACGGCGAAGGCGAGCAGCGCGGCGGCGCACCGCGTGATAACGCACTCCGCGAGCGCGGCGAGGAGCTCGGAGGGCGCGAGCACCATTTAGATGCGCGCGCGGGTTTAATTGTCGCTGCCGGCGCCGTCGCTGCCGCCGCCGTCCTTTGCGTCGACGATGTCGGCGAGCCGCGTCTTCATGTGCGAGAACTGCGCGAGCAGGATGCCGGGGTCGAGACAGCGCTTGACGACGCTCTCGTCGGCGAAGTCGTAGCAGATGCGCTCCTGGTTCTGGCAGAACACCGAGTCTTCGATGATCAACACCCTCCTGGTCCCGGCCGACCGCATGATGGCCATGGCCCGGATGAGCCTCTTCTTCGATCCGCGAATGGACATGGACCGGAGCACGTTCTCCACGTCGGAGTCGGAGACGTTGCAGCAGCAGAGGTGCGTGATGCTGGCGCGCCCGTTGACGGGGATGTGCTTGTAGGTCTGGCAGAGCAGCACCAGCGACACGTTGATGTGCCGCCCGTAGTTCATGAGGCCCAAGAGTGTGGGCGACCGCGTCTGCGTGTCGCCCATATCATCGAGAATGATGAGGAACTTCTGCTTCTTCGTCTGCGCGTGGCGCTCGATCTTGCGCTTGGCGACCGAGAGGTTGTACTCGAGCTCCTCGTGCGTGGTGACCTTGTGGATGTGGTCCGGCCACACGAAGCCGTCGTAGGCGGCGTTGTAGACGGGCGTGAAGAGCAGGATGTGCTTGAAGCGGCGCACGAGCGTGCGGAAGAGCGAGAGCAGGTAGGCGGTCTTGCCGGAGCCGGAGCCGCCGACGAGCGCCATCCTGAAGGGCGCCTCGATGAGGCTCTCCCGCTTGAAGCGCACCTCCTGCACGACATCCATCGTATATTTACTGTCACTAAATTACCGGCTCCGAGAAATATAGAAATTAGAGCCTCTTAGAGCACACCGAGGCTCATCGGCACGATGGCACATAACACGTTTGATAACGATAGCGAGGCGAATAACAACGCGAACTATATTGCGTCCGTTAAACGCCAGAAGGCCATTCGACGATATGTCAAACTGTTCTTCCGGTTCACTGCTGCTATCGCCATCATCGTTTTGGCTATACTCGTCGTCGTTCTCGCACTATCGCTAGACCAATGTCTTCACAACGAGCACCCTCACGACGACGTTTACAATTCAACGTGTGATGGAATTCCTTTGGGTAACAAATGTTTAACACTACATACTTCATCTACGTGGGAAGAAGCTAATCTATCGTGCGGTCGCCTTGGATTCCACTTGCCATCTACCGGAATTCACAAGAAATTTCCTTGGCTCGTAACTCATCTTGACGGAACCTGGGGAAGTACCAAAAACTCTATATTCAACCCAACTGGAGAAACACAACAGGTAATGGGACCGCAGGAAGTTCACAAATATTTTTGTGTGTCTGATTAGATTATAATCTAATAAATGGGTTGCTGTAGGATACCAAACCGCCAGTCGGTAAGGACGTTGAAGAAGGCGTCCTGTCCGGTCGCCACTATCGTCACCATCCTATCCCTTATTACCAGCCTAGGCGCCATAGCCAGGTACACCAAATTTTTTCTTAAGGAGGCGTGTGACGAAGGATGGATGCCGATAAAAGACGTTTGTATTCTAAACACACACTTTGAAACCACCCACTATGACGCACACCGAATATGTAAAAACCTAGACGGGAAGCCACCAGCCGTTCCTAACCCCACGTTGTTAAAAGGGATCATGGTTATGACGGGAGAGAGGCAATTTTGGATGACGCATCACGAAGACTACACATCGGTATACGAACATACAGGTGGTGGGACTATTCCTAAAAACACTAAGTATGACAAAGATAAACACACCTGTCTGCTGAGCGAGGACGGAATCCTACACCACAACTGCATGATGAACGTGACGGTGGTATGTATGAAGGAGATGCACGGATAACTGAAAATATACTGGTTTGAATGCAAAGACAACCATGTCGCACCTTCAAATACTGACCTCATTTGGACAAATCTACGCACCCGACGAAGCTCGGCTGCGCGAGATCGCGCGTGATTTGGGAATATGCACCATACAACGCGCATTTGGCGACATGCTGTACGGCTATATAAGCTTCAGCCAGATACCATTGACCCAAGTCAACATGCTCATGCCCGACTGCTACTTCGCGGTCAACGGCAACCTGCTGCCGTGCACGGAGGACTTCCGACTCAGACTCCCGGCGACCGAGATCTCGGCGGCGTATCTCACCAGCACGGGCAAAACAATCCTGTGCGGCAAGGACTTCAACATAGTCACACCTTCAGGATTCAAGCCGTCCATGCGGCTGCGTGACCTCAGCCACGTCTCGGCGCTCGTGGAGATCCTCGAGTTCTACAGCGAGACCGGAGAGTACAACTTCATCCTGAACCCCAGCGCACCATTCATGCTCCGGCTGATGGAGAAGGAGAACGTCTGTCTCTTCGGCAGCGGGTGGTGCATAGTGGATCTGCGCAGACTAAACGTGACCATATAATTGGAGGATAATCGGAACATTCTTGTGTACCTTATCTTTTTATCAGTGTTGTATGGTAGTTAAAACATAAATAGTAAAGCTAAAACGGCCCGTTCGGGATCGCGCTGTCGCCAAGATGAGGGCCTTCGTGCTGCTGTTGGCGCTGGTAGGCGCGTTTGCACACGCCGTGCCTATGAGAGAACACTATGGCAATCCCGACAGTGCCGAGAAGCAAAAATTCTGCCTAACGCATAATACTGAGATGTATGCAAAGTTTAGACTCTATATGCGCATACAAGTTAGACACAGCCCGATGTACGAACCCAGTAATATGTGCATGTTAGACTTAGAAACTTCTAGATTGGACACGGATGATTTGTCAATGGCCAAGTTTGAAGCAAATGGTATAAACGGATCCATAGCACTTATTGGAGAAGATGTTAGCATTCCGTTTAGCTATATCGGTGTTGGCTTCAACCCCTTGCTTTCCAGATACGTATACGTTAACGTCTCGTCCTGGTCTCCTTGGGACCAGTTGACCGCAGAACTAACGTCGTACGACTTTTGGGGGCTGAGGCAGATTCTGGCTAAAGAAAGACTGATCATCCAACTAGGCTGCGACCACCAGAAATTTCCAGAGGAACCAACGCCTCGCACCACACCTGCACCCCAAACAACTCCTGAAGAAGAACTGGAGGAAGAGGATTATGAATATTATGATGAGTTGAAACCCACTCCTCCGAATATATATGTTGACAGGAAGCGCAATCCAGGAGAGCTTGACTTCTCATTGCTCGCAGACAGCAGATGCATAGAGTCTGTAGACCTCTACGTTGAACTCAAGGATGCATGCATCAATTACAGACATACTTCACCACTGAGACTAAAAGGAGAACACAACAACGGAGAGGCGGTGAGAAAGGAGATTAAAACATTGACCGACAGTCACACCATTTGCAGTATGAACATGAATCCCTACGACAAGTAAATTTGATTTTTGTTAAAACTCAATAAGTGTTTATGAGTATATGTATTGATTATTGAACATTAAACAAAAATTATCCCGCAACACCGCAACCATGTATCCGTTAGTGGTAATCGCCATAATACTAGCGGTAATATGTCTAACCGGCGCCGCAATTTACCTCTTAGTAGAAATTGGCTTAGCCGCCGAACGCGCGAACAAGCGCGTCCGCGTTAAAAGAAACATGCGCAAACTGGCTTCCCAGCTAGGAAATGGAACCCTTGATTCCAGCATAGGACCTTGCACGATATCTCGCAACATGGAATCAGCGCTAGGCGCCAGTCGCTGGGACAGTGACACGGAGGACGGCGACACGGTGTCCACCACCTCCACGTCCGGCGGCGGCGGCGAGGGCACGCTCACCCGAGTCTGTGTCAGAGGCGGTCCCCACGTCACCGCCCCCATGTACGAGAACTTCTGCGGGTCAGGCAATCGCCACTTCCCGCCCGTCAACGACCCCGGCTACCACTCTCGGGAGACTCTCTGCAGCGGACCTCCCAGGCAGGCGCAAGTGCCCCCGGCCACCCCGACGCCCGACGAGGTGACGGTGGACGTGGGATCTGGTCCGGGTGAGCCCGGCGCCTACGAGGATCCCATACCCATGCAGGGGCCCGAGCCCGAGCAGGTGCAGATCGAGGTGACGGTCACCGGGGCCGGCGGGGAGGGCGAGGTGGAGGGAGAATTTTTCTACGACGAGTAGCCGCCAAAACTGAATAACTATCGGACTTCGTAAACTCGCAGACATGCCGCTGTTCCGGAAGTGTATGGTGTCCCGCGCCATCGTCAAGGAATGTCTGACGCTGGACTTCCGGCAGGGCGAGCGCCTGCCCACGCGGTGCTTCCTCCCGGTGCCCACAGGCACCACCTTCCACAGGGTCTGCGACACGAGCGCGCTCACGAACGAGGTCTCCCGGCACGTGCAGGAGCCCGTCATGGGTACCGGCAGGGTCCAGTACTACTACTTCGAGAGCGGGCAGGGCATGATCGGAGACAACGCGGGCGTGCCGCGCATGCTAGTGTGCACGCGCTCGGCGTACAATGGCGGCGACGTCGTCGTGCGGTCCACGCGCAGCCGCGCCGACAAGGCCGTGATCGCGCCCTGCCAGGGCATGGTGCTGCTGCTGAGCCCCTTCTGCGCCTTCGACATCACGCCGGTCGAGAGCGGCTCCGCGATATTCGCGGAGGTCACCGTCACCGCGCCCAGCATGGACCACGTCGAGGCGGTCACCGGCGCGGGCGAGGCGGCCGTGCGGCTCTTCAACTCGCACCACCCGCTCTGGCCGCGACACAGCTCGAACGCCTGCTTCGCGATGCGGCTGCTGCGGGACGCGCGGACCGGCGAGCGCGTGGTCGAGCAGATGTTCATAGACGGGCGCTGGCACACCGTGCTGCGCACGCCCTGCGGCAACAAGGTCTGCGTGCCCGCCGACCTCGTGGGTCAGACGAACATCGAGGAGGTGCCCTTCTGCGACGTCACGCCCGAGATCATGCGCCGCGCGCTGGCGATCGACCCGCCGTACGAGGCCGTGGCGCACCCGCGCCGCTGCGCGTACGGCGCCATGGACGTTCGGTGCGCGAACGAGTACCTCGTGTACTGCACCTTCAAGACGGAGCCGGCCAGACGCAGCACGTCCTCGCCGGGCCCGGACGGCCCCCTGTCGCCCGCGGCGCCGTCGACCTCGCAGGCCGCGGCCGCGCGCGCCCCCGCGACGCCGCACGAAGTGACCTCGCCGACCACGAAGCTCGTCGAGACCTGTCTGCGCGACGCCCTTGACTGACCCTGACCAGCACCCCACACGTTCACACTGCCAGACCAAACAGACTCAGACTTTTTCTGCATCTACCTCGCCGATAATTGAATTGTTATAGGACAAACAGGCGCACTCGATCACAATGGCGTGTCTTCTCGAATGGCTCGACTCCCTGTTCAACCGGCGCCACCGTCATTTCGGGCCGGAGGACATGTACAGGCCCTCCGACCCCACCCCGCCCTCTGACTCTCGCACGCCTCGCACTCCCCGCACCCCGCGCCAACACACCCCGCGAAGCCACCGCCCGCGGCGCCAACAATCCTCGCCCATCTGCGGTGCTTGTGTGGACTCTCTGCCGAGGAACCGAAATCGGCTCCGGTATCAACACAGTTGTCCAGAAGATTACGAGCAGTGCCAACTCCCAGACACCGTTAGCGTGGAGGCGACGCTACTCACGGTTACCTTGACTTCCATCTCCAGCGTATCCAGCTCTAGTAGCTCAGACTCCGGATCATTGGGCCAGTGCAGACTGTCCATAGTGTCCGCGACATCGACATCCACGACCTTCTCCTCCTCGTCCTGAGCGCCACACTTATTTTTGTATAATAGTTTGTATTGAACCTTAGAGACATCCACAAATAGTTAGGAAGCATGAGTAGTTCAAGTAACAGCAATCGCAAGCTTCCTCCTCCTCTGACACAGGAGGAGTTTAACAAAGAAGTCAATAAACGTGAAGAAAAGAAAAGGGAGAAGTCTAGGCTCCTTGAGCGCGAGTCAGAAACTGTAAGTGTATCCGCCGACGGAACAGAGAAGACAAGGACCTACGAGCGCGAGCTTGAGAAGACCACAGAAACAGAAAAGAATAACAACAGCCAACCTCCCAAAGATGATAAGAACACAGTAACCGACGATCAGACAAAACCAGAAGACGATAAGAAGCCCACCTCAGAAAATCCTGAGAGTGAGAATACCGACAAGAAACCAGAGGAACCTCCCAAAGAGGATAAGAACAAAGTAACTGATGATAAGACAAAAACAGAAGACGATAAGAAGCCCACCTCAGAAAATCCTGAGAGTGAGAATACCGACAAGAAACCAGAGGAACCTCGCACCGAGCAGCCTTCGTCCACACCCTCTGTTAGCGAGAAACCCGCCGAACTTTCTAATATAGATTCTGAAAGCCAGCCAACTGCACAACCACCCACAGATTCAACTCCCGATAGTCAACCTGCACCTACTACTCAACCACTGAGCAGTGAGTCACCAGTTGCCACCGCTCCTGCCACCAACGGTACTCCAACCACAACTGACAACAACACCAACACCACTCCAACCACAACTGAAAACAGCACCAACACCAACACCACCGCCTAAACGAGTCCGTAAGCATTTCAGAGTAACGTACCGTAGCAAGCGCTAGTCCGCCGCGAGCGGTTCTCGCAAGTTTTTTTCGGGTAAAAAGCGTACACCGTCGCCTTGTCGCGGCGGTGTACGCTTTTTTCACGCCTTTTTTGCAAAATTTAAATTGTACCCGCACTGGCTATAGGAGAGATGGCGTGTCTCAGGGTGTTCCTGGCGGTGCTCGCGCTGTGCGGGAGCGTGCACTCGACGCCATGGATCGGCGAGCGCGACTTCTGCGCCGCCCACGCGCAGGACGTCTTCTCGCGGCTGCAGGTGTGGATCCGCATCGACCGGAACGTGACCACCGCGGATAACAGCTCGGCGTGCGCGCTGGCGATAGAGACGCCGCCGAGCAACTTCGACGCGGACGTCTACGTCGCCGCGGCCGGCATAAACGTCAGCGTGTCCGCGATCAACTGCGGCTTCTTCAACATGCGCCAGGTAGAGGCCACCTACGACACGGCACGCCGGCAGATGTACGTGTACACGGACACCTGGGACCCCTGGGTGCTCGACAACCCCCAGCCGATCTTCAGCCAGGAGTACGAGAACGATACGCTGCCGTACCTGCTGGAGGTGCTCGAGTTCTCCAGGATGTACATTCGCGTGGGCTGCACGGTGCCGGGAGAGCAGCCCTTTGAGGTGATTCCGGGGATCGACTACCCCCACCACAGCATGGAGTTTCTTCAGCACGTCCAGAGACCCAACCGCCGATTCTCCCCCGCCAAGCTGCACATTGACCTCGAGGTGGACTACCGGTGCGTGAGCGCCGTCCACGTGAAGGCGTTCCTGCAGGACGCCTGCAGCGCCCGCAAGGCGCGGACGCCACTCTACTTCGCGGGGCATGGCTCCAACCATCCAGATAACCGGCCAAAAAACCCAGTACCGCGCCCTCAGCAAGTATGGTCGTCGAGCTCCAGGAAGTGCCGCATGCAGACGGTGCGCTGAGGGCGCTCACCGCGCTGACGGCGGCCGTGGTGTGCGCGATCGCCATCGCGCTCGAGCGCGGGGCGGAGGCCGACGCCGTGGGCCTTATCCTCATAAAATTTTCAATGATATACTAGTTTTTATGCGACGCTCCCTGTAAAAATCCGAATTCAAAAATGAAATAAAACGGCGTTTAGCACGCATATTGTTAATACTGACCATCATGGCAGGCGTCCGCAGCTGCCATCAGAGAGGGACCCCTACTGCGGAGACCCCCGACCACATCTACGACGTCCCGGACGACTGTCGCTGCGAGGCGTCCGCTTCTCGCACGGACCTCGCGCTCCCCCCGCTCACCGTGCCCGGATCCAAGCCCCTGCGACGTATGCGCCCGACGTCCATGACGGACTGCCAGATAAATCACCGCAGCGCCAGAAAGCCCAACCTCCAGGAGGACATCTGCACTCTGTGCGGAGACATAGAGACACAGCTGAGCGCCCTGGAAAAGTCGCTGGAGTCGGAGCTCAACTTCTATCGTCGCTACATACAAGACACTAAGATGTTACTCGCCGCCCGAGCGGCGAACATCGGCAGCAAAGCTCTGATCTACACCGACGACTACAACGACAGTGGCAACGCCGGCGAAGAAGAGACGGAGCACTGCTCCAAAGAGTGCTGCAAGGCGGAGGAAGTTCTGTGAGAGAGTGCGTTTTTCTGTAATGTGAAATAAGATAGGCCTTATGCGTGCACAGACATGGCGAACAGGCTTGTGTTCCTCGACCCCGAGACCCTAGCCGAGGCCGACGGCATCCCCGGCCAGGGGGTGTTCGAGCCCGGCAAGAAGAGATGCGTCTTCACGAAGATTCGCACCAGCTCCACGCTAGCGTGCCGGTACGCCGTCTCGGACGGCGGCCTCATCGACGAATTCGTCATGGCGACGTACGGGACCAGACGCGCGTGCCGGCTCGTCCGGCACTTGACCATCAGCTCGGAGGGCGTGATGACCCGGCCCGCCAGCAACTGCGCGCCGCACATGGTGCTCATCTGCCTCAGAGGCGTGGCCGCCGTGGCCAGCGAGAGCATGGGCTTCGGCCGCTGCATCATGGAGCGCGGCACCATGTTCATGGTCAAGTCCTCGCACAGCGCCGTCATCTGCGGCAACCCCGCCTGCGAGCTGCTGGCGCTCTTCTACGACTACTTTACGCCCATCCCGCGCCCGCTCTCCGGCGAGGAGGTGCTCTTCACGCGCGACCTCGCGCACGTGGACTACTGCCCGCAGTCGGCGGTCGTCTTCAAAATGGAGTACGACCTCGCGACCGACGTAGCCACGATCTTCGTCGGCGGCTACATCTTCCGCGTCACGGGCCTGGAGATGGAGACGCGCGAGCAGGTGGGTGACGAGTGCGACTGCTGCCGCCACAGCTCGCCGGTGCTCGTCATGGACCGCGAGAAGCTCATGAGCTCGGTGCGCATGATCCCCAGTCTCGTTCCCGGACAGCGCGAGCTCTGCCTGCGCGAGCGCGGCTGGTGCGTGATGCGGACGGACGCGCGCGGACACTGCGAGCCCGGCATCCTGCGGCTGGCGCTGGCCGGTCTGCGGCTGTTCGCGGGGTGTCTGCGCTCCGCCGTGGGGCGGCAGGAGCTCTTGCTGTTCTGCTACGGCATCGCCCCCCGATTCGGCGGCGAGTTCGAGGACGCGCCGTCCCCCATGGAGATCGACTGATAGTTTTTGTCCCCTGTACATACGCCGCAAACTGAAACTTTAGGGCATCGCGTAATAGTGCACGAACGCCCACATGGACCCCGGAAATATGGAGCGCGAGAACAATAACAATAACGACAACAACAGACGCGATGACGCGGACGGCGCGCGCGGCGCCGCGCCCGACCACCCGCACGTGCGGGAGTTCCGGGAGGCGTCGCTGTACGGCTTCCTGACGACGGCCGCGGACGTGACCGTCGAGGACGTGAGGCGGTACCTGAAGTTCGGCGCGGACGTGAACTACCGCGGCGCGTACCTGAGCACGCCGCTGCACGCCTACCTGCAGTCCGGCTGCGAGAAGAGCCTCGAGGTCGTGGACGCACTGCTGGAGGCGGGCGCGGACCTCAACGCGAAGGAGATCTGCGGGCTCACGCCCATGCACATGTACGCGAGCTACGCGGAGGTGGACGTGGAGTTCATGCGCGGGCTCGTCGAGCGCGGCGCGCGCGTGGGCGGCGACGAGGCGGTCACCGGCTGTCTGTTCTCGTACCTGTACACGCACAGCGTCGACGGCGGCGCGCGCCGCGGGGTGGTCGAGCTGCTCGTGCAGGCGGGCGCGGACGTGAACGTGTGCGGCGAGGCGCACAAGACGCCGCTGCACGTGCACTGCGCGGGCTTCGAGGTGGACGCGGGCATCGTGGAGGTGCTGCTGCGCGCGGGCGCGGACCCCGAGGCGCTCGACGACTACGGACTCACGCCCGCGGACGTGCTCGTGAAGTCCGTGGGCGCCAGTGTAGAGGTGCTGCGGCTCTTCATCGACGCGGGCGTGAGCCTGGCCACCGCGCGCGACGTGCGCGGACGCACGCCGCTGCACCACCACGCGGACTCCTTCCGCGCGAGCGCGGCGATCGTGCGCGAGCTGCTCGTCGCCGGCTGCGACGCGGCCGCCGTCGACAACCACGGAAACACGGTGTTGCACAGCCTCGCCACTTTCTGCTCGTGCCGACGCTCGGTGGTGGACCAGCTCATCGCCGGCGGTGCGGACATCAACGCGCGCAACCAGTTCGGCCACTCCTGCCTGTACTACGCGGCCATCTACAACCCCTCAGTCTGTGCGCGGCTCATCGCCGCGGGCGCGGACCCGCTCGCGCTCACGCCGGACGGACGCTCGCCGCTCGCGGGCATGGTGCTGCGCAAGCACACGCGCGCCGTGCTCGCGGCGCTGGAGACGCGGCCGCCCGCGGACGCCGTCGCCGCGGCGCTGGACGTGGGAATGCAGCACGAGCCCACGGACGCCACGCGCGCGTGCGTCGCGTACGTGGTGCTCTGCGGCGGCACTCTGTCGGCCCGAGCGCGGGCGCGGCACGCGGACCTGGTGCGCGAGTGCGAGCTAGAGGCGGCCGTGCTCCGCGGCACCGTGGTGGGGCTGCCCGGCACCTCGCTGCTGGAGATCGTGCGCGCGCGGACGCCGCCGCCGGTGCTGCTCTCGCCGCGCGTGCACCACGTGCTGCGGCAACTCACCGTGTACTCGGCGCTGGTCGACCGGCGCCTGCGCGAGATGCGGCACAAAACCAACCTCGTGGACGCGGTCGTGCGGCTAGTGTGTCCGTGCGCGCTGCCGCCGGAGGTGGTGCGCGGCATCCTCGTGCACGTGCCCGTGGAGTGTCTGCGGTGCACGCTGCGCCTCGGCGCCGCGCGACACCCGCCCGAACCCTTCCCCTTCGCATAAATGAAATATTATTTTTTGTGGTAGACCGTATACTCCCCCATGGACCCCGCCGGACAACGCCTGCGCGGCCCCGGGCCGTGGCGCCTGAACCCGCCGACCGCGGCCGCGCTCGAGGGCGCTGTGCTGCGGCCCGCGGCGGCGGCGGGCGCGCACCGCTGCGTTAACGCGACCGTGGACAGCCGCCACATGGGCGTCGGCGAGGGCCGCGAGGTGCCCGCGGACATAGAGGGGCTCATGACCGAGATCCACCTGCGCTTCGGCATGACGCGCGTGCTCCGGAACGTGCACTTCGTGCAGTTCTGGCACGGCGAGCACGTGCGTCGGCGCCCCGCGCGGCACGTGTTCACGGTCTGGGTCTGCCTCAGCGGCGAGGTGCGCATCTACGCGGAGTGCTGCCAGGCGGGGCACGGCTTCGTGCTCTGCCGCCAGATGGCGGCCGGGTACATGTTCGTGACCGAGCCCACGGACTCGGTCACGATCTCGGTGCCGCACCGCATGCGCAACTCGCGCTCGCCGGTGTGGCTGGCGGCGGTCTTCGCCACGCGGCACTTCGAGCCGCTGCCGCCGCCCATGTACGCCGTGCCCGGACACGTGGTGCTCGCGCGCAGCGCCTCCATGCTCTGCGACTGCTGGCCGTCGGACCCGCAGCGCCGCAACGTGGTCTTCTACCTGCGGCTCTCGGGCTCGATGGTGCGCGTGACCGTGCCGGGCGCGGAGCTCGAGATCGAGTGCACCTCGGGCTTCGCGCCGGACCACTTCTCCATCGACGACGAGTGCGTGTGCTGCCAGGCGCGCCCGCACGTCGCGCGCACCGCGGTGTGGCCGCTGGCGGAAATCTGCCGCGGCGCCACGGTGGTGCTCGCGCCGCCGCTGGCGCGCGACCGCGCCGCGGGGCTGCTCGCGGAGATCCGCCTGGCCTCGCAGCGCTGGGTGCGCGTGCGCGCGATCCGCAGCGGCCGCGGCGACATGGGCCCCCTCCCCTCGGTGGTGTGGGCGGCGACCTTCTCGGCCATCCGGCTCTTCATGGAGGGCACCGTGCCGGCCTTCGCGGCCTGCGTGGAGAACGGACGCGCGGCCTACGGCATGGTGTACGTGCCGCCGGAGGAGCCGCGCATGGACGGGCTCTGCGTGTTCCCGACGCCCGCGGAGCCGGCGGCGCTCTTCGTGCGCGGCGAGGAGGTCATCGCGGCCGGCGCGGCCGCCGCCATGATCGCGGCGGCCGAGCGCGCGGCGAACGGCGAGGCGGCCGGCGGCGCCGGCGCGCGCGGCTCCCCCGCGGCCGCGGGCGAGGCGGCGTCGGAGGCCATGGAGACGGCGGGCGGAGGCGCGGCCGCCGACGATGACATGGAGGCGGAGGCGCACGACTTCGAGATCGAGTTCGACCAGGACCCCGGGGCGCCCGCGGGCGCGGCGCGCGCGGACTCCGACTCCGACGAGGACGACGAGAGCTCGGGCCCGGAGTCCGGGGACGAGCGCGCGCGCAGCGAGGACGACAGCGACTCCTCGGACTCGTACTCGGCGTTCTCGTCGTCCGACGAGGACGACAGCGACGACGCCGACGACAGCTGGGGCGACAGCGACTCCGGCATCGAGGAGGACGACGACGGCGTCGGCCAGGCCATCGAAGAGGAGGAAGAGGAGGAGCGCCAGGTCCTCGGCGCCGTCGCCGAGATGCTCGGGGACTGATTTTTATCGGGACGGTGAAAACATAAAAATTAACTATCCAGCATTCGTACTCGATCGGTCGCCGTAACACTAATACCTCACACTACACCCCCCGCCAACCGCACACGCTACAATGGCAAACAGAAACGACATCGACTCCTCCGCCGTCGTGGCCGCCTACCTCGCGGGGCAGTACGCGGCCGCGGTCGAGGAGCAGCTGACGCCGCGCGAGCGCGAGGCGCTCGCGGCCCTTCGCATCTCCGGCGACGAGGTCCGGTCCCCGCTGCTGCGGGAGCTCTCCAACGCCGGCGACTACCGCGCGAACCCCGAGAACTCGCACATCCCCGCCGCCCTCGTCTCCGCGCTGCTCGAAGCCCCCACCTCCCCCGGCCGCATGGTCACCGCGGTCGAGCTCTGCGCGCAGATGGGCCGTCTCTGGACGCGCGGCCGCCGGCTCATCGACTTCATGCGGCTCGTGCACGTGCTCTTCGACCGCATGCCGTCCACGGCCAACGACGACCTCGCCGCCTGGCTGCAGACCGTCGCGCGCGTGCACCGGTCGCGGCGCTGGCTGCACCGCTCTATAGGTGTCGGTACCGTAATGGCGGGCGTGGGCCTGCTGTTCCTCGGCGTGCGCGTGCTGCGCCGCACTTAATTAGTTACCTACCCTGATCTTTTTATCGGCTTAAACTGAAATACGACAGTGAATAGGAATCCGGGAAAATTGTCGCCGGCCGTTCGGTTCCCCACCAAACTTGTCATTCGGCTAATCCACACACACATTCCGGCATGGACGAGGAGTTCGAGCGCGCGGAGCGCGAGGCCGCCGGCGCGCTGTACCTGTACCTGGAGGCCGAGGAGCGCCCGGACGTGGAGCGCATGGCGCGGCTGCTGCGCGCGGGCGCGGACGTGAACTTCGTGGGCCCGCACGGGTACGCGCCGCTGCACATGCTCATGCGCTGCAACCCGGTAGAGCTGGACGCGGTGCGGCTGCTGCTCGCCGCGGGCGCGGACGTGAACGCAGCCTCGCTCTGCGGGTTCACGGCGCTGCACTCCTACATGTGCTTCGGGACCGTGACGCCGGACACGCTGCGCGCACTCATGCGCCACGGCGCGCGCATGGGCGACCTCGAGCGCAACCTCAACGCGCTGCTCGAGTACTTCAACCGCGAGGGCTTCATGGGCGGCGCGGAGGCGGCCGTAATCGCGCTGCTGGTCGAGCGCGGCGCGCGCGTGAACGCCAAGGACGACCTCGGACGCACGCCGCTTCACCTGTACCTGTCCGGCTTCTTCGTGGCCGCGCCGGTGGCGCTCGCGCTGATCGCGCTCGGCGCGGACCCCAACGCGCGCGACGCGTACGGACGCACGCCGCTGCACGCCTTCCTGCGCTCGCGCGACGTGGACCCCGCGACGCTGCGGGCGCTCATCGCCGCGGGCGCGGACCCGCTCGCGCGCGACATCATCCGGCGCACGGCGCTGCACTACCACTGCGAGTCCTTCAAGACGCGCGCGGCCGTGATCGAGACGCTGGTCGCCGCCGGCTGCGACCCCGCGGGCACGGACCTGCTCGACAACACGGCGCTGCACAGCATGGCCATGGGCAGCTCCTGCCGCGCCTCGCTGATGCGGCCGCTGCTGGCCGCGGGCGTGTCCGTGAACGCGCGCAACGCGCGGCTGCAGACGCCGCTGCACCTCGCGGCCGTGTTCAACCCGCCGGCCTGCGCGCGGCTGCTGGCCGCGGGCGCGGACCCCGCGATCGCGGACCTGGACGAGAACACGCCGCTGCTGGGCATGGTGCGGCACAACTGCGCTCGCGCGCTGCGCGCGGCGCTGCCCTTGGCGCCGGACGCGCCGGTGGCCGGCGCCGTGAACCGCGTGAACGCGCGCACGCCGAGCGCGGCCACGCGCGAGTGCGTGATGGCGCTGGCGCTGCGCGGCGCGCTGGACCTGCTGAGTGCGGAGAGCGCGCGAGTGCACGCGGCCGCGATCCGCGCCTGCGAGGCGGAGGTCGCGCTGCTGCGGCGCACGCGCCTGGGCGCGCCGCCGACGACGCTCTTCGCGCTGCTGACGGCGCGGCCGAACACACTGGTCTCCGCGAAGGCGGCGCGACGCTCGATGGCGGAGGTCTGCGTCTACCGCGCGGCGCTGGCCGCGCGCATGGAGCGCGTGCGCCGCAAGTCCGCGCTGGTGGAGCGCCTGGCCGCCCTGGTGTGCCCGTGCGCGCTGCCGCCCGAGCTGGTGACGCACATCCTCGCGCTGCTGACGACCGACGAGCTCGCCTGTGTGATGCGCAGATAGATAACAATGAACTATAACTGGTTTATCAGAGGCACTTTTGTGCAGATACACGGAGTTATAGTTTATTATTCCTTACTAATCTGACAATATGCTTTGTAACAAATTACTACAAAACAATAAACATTTACACATTTACCTCAGTATATATTTATTATCGTTCCTACTGTATAGCAAATCTAATTTTCACAGATGCATATTTTTTACTCTCCATGCATACCGCTATAATTGAAAGGCAATGACCCATTCTCGTCTCGCCCCGCGGAAGCCGCCATGGACGCGAGCATCAGCGTCGCGCTCTACGACTACATCGCGGACGCGCCCGAGGTCCGCGCGGAGGAGGTGCGGCGGCTGCTGGCCGCGGGCGCCTCCGTGGACTATGCGGGCGAGTTCGGGAAGACCGCGCTGCACCAGTACATGAGCCGCTCCGGCGCGGACCGCGACGTCGTGCGCGCGCTGCTGGACGCCGGCGCGCGCGTGGACCTCCCGGAGACCTGCTGCGGCTGCACGCCCGTGCACCTCTGCCTCATGGCGGCCCAGATCGACGTCGAGGTGCTGCGCATGCTCGTCCAGGAGGGACGCGTCTCCGAGGACTGCGACCGCGCCGAGCTCGCCTCCGTGGTGCTCAAGGAGTTCGTGGTCAACCGCGCCTTCGACGAGACGCTCACCGAGCGCGTGATGCAGGTGCTCGTGGACGCGGGCGCGGACGTGAACGCCACCAGCGTGGTCGACCGCACGCCGCTGCACGTCTGCCTCACGGGCATGTCCACGCACCCGGGCACCATCGGCGCGCTGCTGCGCTTCGGCGCAGACGTGAACGCCGTGGACCTCTGCGGCATGTCGCCGCTGGCGGTGCTCGTGCGCTCGCGCGCCGCGACCGCGGAGCTCGTGCGCCTGCTGCTGGACGCCGGCGCGGACGTGCACGCGGTGGACGTGCGTCTGGACTCGCTGCTGCACCAGCACCTGCAGTCCGCGCGCCCGCGGCCGGAGGTGGTGCGGGAGCTCATCCGTCGCGGCTGCGGCGCGCGGGCGCGGAACCGCTTCGGGAACACGCCGCTGCACGCGGCCGCGACGCACTCCTCCTGCAAGGACTCGCTGGTGGGCCCGCTGCTGGCGGCCGGCGCGAGCGTGGACGCGCGCAACAACTCGGGCAAGACGCCGCTGCACCTGGCGGCGCCGGCGAACCCGCGCGCGTGCCGGCGACTGATCGCGCTCGGCGCGGACGTGGTCGCGCGCAGCCACGCGGGCGTGACGCCGCTGGCGCAGCTGGTGGCCAACGGCAACCCCGCGCTGGTGACCGCGGCGCTGCGCACGCGGCCGGATCCGCGGGCCGTGGCGGAGGCGCTGCGCACGGCCGCGCCCGCGCGCGAGACCGCGTGCTCGCGGCTCTGTGTGGCGTACGTGGTCGCGCGCGCGCCGAGCGAGGTGCTCGGCGAGCCCGAGCGCACCTCGCACGCGGACTTCGTGGCGGAGTGCCTCGCGGAGGTGGCGGTCATGCGCGCCGCGCGCTGCGGCACGCCACCGGTTTCGCTGCTGGAGATCCTGGTGGCCGCGCGGCCGCCGCGGAGCCTGCTCCCGCGCCGCGCTCGGCGGCTGGCCGAGGCGCGCACCGCGGTCTACCGCGCGCCGCTCTGCGCGCGCATCGCGGTCATGCGCCAGCGCTCGCGGCTGGTGGAGCGCGCGCAGCGCGCGCTGAGCGGGTGCGTGCTCCCGCGGGAGGTGCTGGCGCGCGTGCTGCTGTGCCTGTCCATGCAAGACCTGCGGGCCTCCGGGCTGACCGAGTGATTTTTCTGGGAATAAGTGAATAAACATGGGGGATTCGATCGCGCCGCCCACGCCACACCATGTACGCCGCCGGCACGGAGCTGGAGTTCGACATCAGCATGGAGTCGGCGCTGTACGACTACCTGATCCTGAACTCGGACAGCGCCTGCGTGGGCGAGGTGGCCATGCTGCTGGCGCAGGGCGCGGACGTGAACTTCGCGGACAACTTCGACAAGACGCCGCTGCACCTGTACCTGCACACGCGCAGCCCGCGCGCGGACGTGATCCTGGCGCTGCTGGAGGCGGGCGCGATCGTGGACACGCCGGAGCGCTGCTGCGGCGCGACGCCCGCGCACCTGTACATCCTGAACGCGACCCACATCGACATGGGCGTGCTAGAGGCCATGCTGACCTGGGCCGCGCGCCGGAACGGCCCGGTCTCGGAGCGCATGCTCTCGAGCCTGCTGCGCGAGTGCGCGGTGAACCGCGCCTACTCCGAGCAGACGGAGTCGATCATGGACCTGCTCATCGGCATGGGCGCGGACGTGGACATGCAGGTCGGCGTGGACCGCACGGCGCTGCACGCCTGCCTGACCGGGCTGAACACGCACCCCGACATGATCCGCGCGCTGCTGCGCCGCGGCGCCAGCGTGACCGTCACCGACTCCTACGACATGACGCCGCTGGCGGTGCTCATGAAGTCCTCGCGCGCGACGCTGGAGCTGCTGAACATGCTCGTGGAGGCGGGCTCGGACGTGACGACCGCCGACTTCTGCCGCAACGGCCTGCTGCACCAGCACGCGCAGTCCACGCGCCCGCGCGCGAGCATCATGCGCGAGCTCATCCGTCTGGGCTGCAACCCCTCCGCGCGCAACATGTTCGGGAACACGGCGCTGCACATGCTCGCGATGGGCAGCTCCTGCCGACGCTCGCTGATCAGCCCGCTGCTGGAGGCCGGCGTCTCCGTGAACGAGGAGAACCCGCGCTACGGCATCGTGCCGCTGCACATGGCCTCGGGGTACAACAACACGCATGCCTGCCTCAAGCTCATCCTGCAGGGCGGCGACCCCGCGGCCGTGTCTGCGGCCGGACGCATGCCGCTCTCGAACATGATCATCAACAAGAACCACCGGGCGCTGGCGGCCGCGCTGGCGACGCGCCCGAGCGCGGCCGCGGTCGCGCGCGCGCTCGAGCACGCGGTCGAGGCCGGTCCCAGCGAGGCCTCGCGGCAGGCCGTGGCCTTCGTGGTGGCGCGCGCGGGCGCAAGCGCGCTGCCGGCCGCCGTGCGCGCGCTGCACGAGGGCTTCGTGACCGAGTGCGAGCGCGAGGTCGCGCGGCTCGCGCGCACCATGCTCGGCACGCCGGCGGTGAGCGCGCTGTCGGTGCTCGTGGGCGCGGAGGTCTTCGGCACCGTGGTCTCCGCGCGCTCGCTGCGCATCGTGCGCGAGATCACCGTGTACGCGAGCCCGCTCCGCGCGGCGCTGATAAATCTGCGCCACAAATGCCACTTAGTTTCCAGCCTTAAAAGGCAGGTGGGACCCTGCGCGCTGCCCGGCGAGCTGGTGGAGCGCGTGCTCTCGAACGTACCGCTGGCCGACCTGCGCCGCTCCTGCGGCCGCCGCGCACCCGAGTGACGTCCGGAGTGATTTGATCCAGCCGCCTGACTTTTGACTGCCCTGCTGTTTTTCTCCCGCTTCTCTTATTGTTTATTCTGCCATGATCCTCGCCCGCGGCGGCGGACGCCCGCGCACGCCCGCGGCGGCGGCCGCGGCCGCCGATGACGACGACCACCGCAAGCGCCGACGCAAGACGCCGGACTGTGCGGACGCGGACAACGCGGAGGACGAGCTCGCGCGCATGCCCTGCGACCGCGAGTGGCCGGACTGCCGCGCGAGCGCGATCACGAGCCCGGACTCGGTCTCGCTCGGCGACGAGATCTACCTGCGCTACGTGGCCTCGCAGGTGGACTTCACGCAGACCTGGGCGCCGCCTGTGCGCATGCTGCGATTCTTCGGGAACTTCTCCAAGGAGACGCTGGAGCGCATGTCGCGGCGCGGGTACGTGAACCGCTCCTACTTCCAGATGGCGCACGCGCGCTTCTCGCCCACGAACGACGACATGTACCACATGGCCACGGGCGGGTACGGCATCGTGTTCCGCTTCGACCGCTACGTGGTCAAGTACGTCTTCGAGCACCGCAACGGCATGTCCGAGATGGACGCGTCCACGGAGTACACGGTGCCGCGGTTCCTGCGCGCCAATCTCAAGGGCGACGAGCGCGAGTTCGTGGTCTGCGCACTGGCCATGGGGCTGAACTACCGGCTGGGCTTCCTGCACTCGCTGTACCGGCGCGTGCTGCACACGCTGCTGCTGATCATGCGCACGGAGGAGGGGCAGCGGCCCTCGGTGGAGCTGGCCAGGAAGCCGCTGCTGCGCTGGTTCGAGGCGCGCAAGGACAGCGAGTCCTTCGTGCGCCTGATCTCGTACTTCTACCCCTCGGCCGTGCAGAGCAACGTGAACCTGATCAACAACTTCCACCACCTGGTGCACTTCTTCGAGCACGAGAAGCGCGCGCGGTACGTGTTCGACCGCGGGGCCGTGATCGTGTTCCCGCTGGCGCGCGGGTCCGCGGACTCGATCTCGCCGGAGGCGGCGGCGGCGCTGGGCTTCGCGCCGCACTCGGAGTTCCTCAAGTTCGTGTTCCTGCAGATCGCGCTGCTGTACCTGAAGATCTACGAGCTCCCGGGCTGCACGAACTTCCTGCACGTGGACCTCAAGCCCGACAACGTGCTCATCTTCGACAGCGCGCGCGCGCTGAGCGTGACCGCGGCGGGCGCGACCTTCCGCTTCGAGGAGCCCGTGCGCGCCGCGCTGAACGACTTCGACTTCGCGCGCGTGGCCACCATCGAGAACCGCAAGATCGCGGGCAGCATCCGCGTGCCGCAGAACTGGTACTACGACTTTCACTTCTTCGCGCACACGCTGCTGCGCGCGTACCCGCACATCGCCGCGGAGGACCCGGGCTTCCACGCGCTGCTCTCGGAGCTCACGGTCTCGTGCTCGCGCGGGACCTGCGACCGATTCCGGCTGCGCGTGTCCTCGCCGCACCCCATCGAGCACCTCGCGCGGCTGGTGCGCCGCGACGTGTTCTCCCGCTGGATAAATGCCGCCGCGGACGCCCCGGACGCCGCCGACGCCGCCGCGCCCTCCTGAGCCCACGCCCGCAGCGCCGGGCTCGCTGTACGACGTCTTCCTCGCGCGCTTCCTGCGCCGGCTGGCCGCGCGCGCGGCGCCGGCCTCGGCCGCCTGCGCGGTGCGCGTGGGCGCGGTGCGCGGCCGCCTGCGGAACTGCGAGCTGGTGGTGCTGAACCGCTGCCACACGGACGCGGCGGACTCGCTCGCGCTGGCCTCCGCGGCGCTGGCGGAGACGCTGGCGGAGCTGCCGCGCGCGGACAAGCTCGCGGTCGCGAAGGAGCTGGGCGTGGACCCCGAGCACCCTCAGCTGACGCCGGACCCGGCCTGCGCGGGCGAGAGCGCGCTCGCGCAGAACATCGACGTCCAGACGCTGGACCTGGGCGACTGCGGAGACCCCAGAGGCCGCCGGCTGCGCGTGGCGCTGGTGAACAGCGGCCACGCGGCCGCGAACTGCGCGCTCGCGCGCGTGGCGACCGCGCTGACGCGCCGCGTGCCCGCGAGCCGGCACGGGCTCGCGGAGGGCGGCACGCCGCCGTGGACGCTGCTGCTGGCGGTGGCCGCGGTGACGGTGCTCGGCGTGGTGGCTGTCTCGCTGCTGCGCCGCGCGCTAAGGATCCGGTTCCAATACTCGAAGCCGCTGAATACGCTTCGAGTCTAACACGTTGCATAAAAAATGTAAATACTAACGCCTATTTTTCGTCACATGGTAAGTAATATACAATTGTAAGCACACTATTCAGACGACATGAAGTTGATAACTACGTTACAATTTGCGGTAGCGTTGTTGATATGTATGTATAATTTACCAGAATGCTTTTCTGGATCTACGGGAGGTAGTTCTAGTGGTGGAAGCAGTTCTGCATCATCGTTAAGTAGTTGGTTAGATACGTCAGAAAAGAGCAGTTGTAAACCTAGAGATACTGTAGTTCAGTTAATATCTGAGTATCCAGGAGACGTAGAACAAAGGTACAATCCAAGATGTGTCACAGTTAGAAGATGTGGTGGTTGTTGTAACGACGAATCTCAAATATGTACTGCTATAGAAACAGCAAACGTAACCGTTACAGTTATGTTAACAGGTGTTTCTGGATCTACAGGCGCAACTAGTAACTTCCAAACTATAAGTGTTGAAGAACATACAAAGTGCAAGTGTGAGTTTCAGACGTCACCACCAACTACAACAACAACAAAAGAACCTAGATAATGATATTAAATAAACTTTTTATAACAGTTTTTAAACACATATGTTTCTTTTGTGCGCTGCTGGCGGCGGGTACGGTAGCAGTGCGACTGTCGCTGCTGTGTCACACACTGTAGATTTGCTTTAGGTTTTTTGACGCCGTAAAACTAGGTGTGAGTGTAAGCGTGTTAACATCTTACCCGTGTATCAATAACTGAAACTTGAACCACATATTTTTAAAGTATATTTAACAAAAACACTCAACACTAACTCACTCACACACGCAAACACAAACACTAAAAAAACAAACACGCATGAAAATTAATTATTGTATACTGATCTGTAGCACACTGATGCTGTACATCAACGCATCAGAACAAACTGCGCCTGGCTGACTGCAGCGAACGGGAACGCAGGCGCGAACATAACCAGTGAGAAGCTCCGCAGCAATCGCTTGAGGATATCTCTAGCGGTGATGGCGGGTCTGTCATCCCCCCGTGTGTTCCTCTCACACGACGTGGTGACCGTCACAGAGCACTCATTCGAAGTGCCGCATGTGGAGGAGTTCACCTTTGAAGCACACATCATAATTAGTCACAATCAATGCATAAGAGAGATTAAAATTCTACAGCACACTACGTGCGAATACGGACCTTATGATTTAGACTGGAACACCTCCGGTCCAAACGACGGGTCCGATCTGAGAACAGAGTTCGCGACGCAGATGTCAACTGTGTTTTTTACGTAGAATTTATCTTTTTATGCCTTTCCCTTACTTAGATGAGTTATAACCATGATTGTGTGTCCTGGACGCGCGATCGACGGCGGAGTGAAAGGCGGCATAAACCCTGGCGTTAACGGCGGAGTGAACGGCGATGTCAAGTTTTGACACTGCTCACCCACCACCTTCAAAATGAAGTAGGACGCGCCTAACATAGCGTCTCTCCGCGTCGCCGCACATGACTCCCACTCCCCGAGAATCCCTGCTGACCACCCTGCTCGTGGATCACCTGGTCCGAGCGCGCCGCCCCTCGCTCGCCCTCGTGTGCGAGCTGCTGGCGGCGGGCGCGCGGGCGGCCGGCCCGGACGCGGCGGGGCGGCTGCCGCTGCCGGCGCTGCTGCGCGCGTCCCTCTCGCGGCGGCGGCGCCTGGACGCGCGGCTGCCGCTGCTGCTGGCGCGCCTCGGGGCCGCGGCCTCGGCGCGCGACCGCTCGCGCGGCGGGCGCGGGCGCTCGGCGGCGGGGCTGCTGGCGGCGGCGGGCCCGCGCTGGCGGCGGCTGGCGGCGGCGCTGGCGGGCGCGGGCCGCGCGGCGGGGTAGCCCGGGCCCCGGGCGCCGGCTTCCCTCCCCGCGGCCGCCCGCCGCCTCAGCCCCGCGGCCCTCCGCGGACCGGCCGCGCCGCTCCCGGCCGCGCAAAGTGAAAAAGGACCGCCCGCAGTCGAGACCGCCCCTCCCCCCGCCCGGGCAGAAACACTACAGCCGCCTCGGACACCACACCCGAACACCGCCGCCGCCATGCACCCCTCGCTGCGCAGGCTGCTCGGCGCGCTGGCGCTGCTGGCGCTGGGCTTCGCGCTCGGCGCGCTCTTCCGCCCCGCGGCGCCGCTGGTGCCGGCCGCCTTCCTGGAGGTGGGGCACGTGCGCGCGAACGGCTCCGCCTCGGTGACCTGCCTCACGGTGGGCGTCGACGAGCGGCACATGGCGGCGGTCGCGGACGCGGAAGGCCGCCTGCTCTCGCCGGTGTACCCCGCGGGCGAGGGCATGCACGCGCGCTTCTCCTCGCTGCGCCGGGGCGCGCTGCTGCTGAACGTCGCGACCGTGACCGTGTACGACGTGCGCGGCCTGCGGGACGACTTCGAGCTGACCTGCATCGCGGTGGTCGGCGGCTTCAACTCGGCCACGGCGGCCGCGCGGCCCGCGGTCGAGTGGCGCCGGCAGCTGGAGCGGATGCGCCGCGCGGAGCTGTGATCCCCTCCCCGGTCTCCAATCGGTTTTTGTAATCGGCCTTAGCGATTAGACTCATCCCCATCCACGCCTTTTCGTCCGCCGCCCTTCGGCCTCGCGGACGGACGGACGAACCGATCGATATTTTTGTCGCCCGCCCGCTCGGGCGGGAGAACAGTTACGGATAACTCACTCTCGCTCCCTCGGAGTAAGAGAACGAGTTAACTGTTAAGTCAACTCACGCTCACGCACTCGGAGTAAGAGAACGAGTTAACGAGATAACGGTTAACTCACTCACGCACTCGGAGTAAGAGAACGAGTTAACGAGATAACGGTTAACTCACTCACGCACTCGGAGTAAGAGAACGAGTTAACAAGTTAACGAGATAACGAGTTAACGGTTAACGGTTAACTCACTCACTCACTCGGAGTAAGAGAACAAGTTAACAAGTTAACGAGATAACGAGTTAACGGTTAACTCACTCACTCACTCACTCAGAGTAAGAGAACAATTTAACTAGATGACGAGATACAAGTTAACGGTTAACTCACTCACTCAGAAGAGAACAAGTAAACGAGATGACGAGATCAAGTTAACGGTTAACTCACGCACTCGGAGTAAGAGAACGAGTTAACGGTTAACTCCCACACTCACTCCTCGGAGTAGAGAACACGGGAACAAGTTAACGGTTAACTCACGCACTCGGAGTAAGAAAACGAGTTAACGAGATAACAGGTTAACGGCTAACTCACACACTCACTCACTCCTCGGAGTAGAGAACAGGGAACAAGTTAACAAGTTAACGGTTAACGGTTAACTCACACACTCACTCCTCGGAGTAAGAGAACAGGGAACGAGTTAACGGGAGAACGATAACGAGTGACGGTTACTCGCTCTGAGTAAGAGTAGAGACAAGCGAACGAGATGACGAGATGCCGGTTAACGCACGCAGTCACTCACTCACTCACTCACTCGGAGTAAGAGAACAAGTTAACTAGATAACGAGTTGTCGGTTGACCCACACCTCACTCACTCACTCACTCACTCACTCACTCACTCACTCGAGCGAGTGAGAGAACAAGATAACGAGAGAACGAGTACGAGTTGTCAGTTGACTCACACCCACTCACTCACTCACTCACTCACTCACTCACTCACTCACTCGAGCGAGTGAGAGAACAAGATAACGAGAGAACGAGTACGAGTTGTCAGTTGACTCACACCCACTCACTCACTCACTCACTCGAGCGAGTGAGAGAACAAGTCAACAGTCAACGATGTCAGTTGACTCTCACCCACTCTCTCACTCATCAAGAGAGTAAGAGAGTAAGAGAACAAGAGAAGAGTCAACGAGTTGTCAGTTGACTCTCTCTCACTCTCTCACTCACCTGAGTGATAACAAGTCAACAGTCAACGAGTTGTCAGTTGACTCACCTCTCACCCACCCACTCACCCACTCACTCACTCATCAAGAGAGTAAGGAACAAGAGAACGAGTCAACGAGTCAACGAGTTGTCAGTTGACTCTCTCTCACCCTCTCACCTGAGTAAGAGAACAAGAGAACGAGTCGACGAGTCAACAGTCAACGAGTTGTCAGTTGACTCTCTCACTCTCTCGCCCGAGTAAGAGAACAAGTCAACGTCAACAGTCAACTCACTCAGCGTAATAGGCGGATGGCGAGAGAACGACTCACTCGGTAAGAGAGTGGCCGGCGAGAGAACGGGTTAACGGTAACTCACCCACACCCACTCGGCGTACGGGAACGAGAACGCGTCGACGCGGACCCTCGCCCCCTCGCCAGACTTTCGCGGGACGGTCGGTCCTCCAGACTCTTGTAAAGTTTTCGGAGTCGCAGTCTTCCCTCGAAAACTTTTCGCGGAACCTTTTGGAGGTCGCCCTCTCTCGACCTCTCTAAACTCTTTGTAAACGTTTTCGGAGGTCGCAGTCTTCCCTCGAACACTCTTCGTGAAAACTTTTCGCGGAACCTCTGGAGGGTAGGTCGGTCTTCCTCTCGAAAACTTTTCGCGAACCTCTGGAGGGTGGGTCGGCCTCTCTCAAACTACGAGGTCGGTCTTCCTCTCGAAGACTTTTGTGAAAACTTAGAAGTCGGTCGACCTCCCTCGAAAACTCTTCGTAAAAACTTTTCGGAGGTAACGTTCACCTCCCTCGAAAACTTTTTGTAAAAACTTTTTGTGAAAACTTTTTCGCGGAACCTCTGGAGGGTAGGTCAGCCTCTCGAAAACTTTTTGTAAAAACTTTTTGTGAAAACTTTTTTGCGGAACCTCTGGAGGGTGGGTCGGCCTCTCGAAGACTTTTCGTAAAGCCTTTTCGGAGGTCACCTCCCCTCGAAAACTTTTCGTAAGCTCTTCGCGGACGGACGCCCGCCCGCGACACGCGGGGCGGCGGAACCCCGGAGGGCGGGTCGGCCTCTCGAAAACTTTTCGTACAGACTTCTAGGAGGTCAGCCTCTCCTCTAGACCTCTCGAAAACTTTTCGTACAGACTTCTAGGAGGTCAGCCTCTCCTCTAGACCTCTCGAAAACTTTTTTGTAAAAACTTTTCGGAGGTCAGGTCCACCTCCCTCCAAAACTTTTCGTGAAAACTTTTCGCGGAACCTCTGGAGGGTAGGTCGGCCTCTCCTCTAACCTCTCTCAAAACTTTTTGTAAAAACTTTTCGGAGGTCAGTCGACCTCTCTCAAAACTTTTTGTAAAAACTTTTTGTAAAAACTTTTCGGAGGTCAGTCGACCTCTCTCAAAACTTTTTGTAAAAACTTTTCGGAGGTCAGTCGACCTCTCTCAAAACTTTTTGTAAAAACTTTTGTAAAAACTTTTCGGAGGTCAGTCGACCTCCCTCGAAAACTTTGTAAAAACTTTTTCGCGCGTCCTCCGGGAGACGGGCCGCCGCCCGCGGGGAGCGGAGAGCCCGACCGCGCGAGGACTTCTCGCGTTACCGTTGGAAGGTAGGTCGGCCTCCCTCGAAAACTTTAAGAACTTCTGTAGACGCGTTAGCGGGACCGTCGCGGGCGCGCGGCCGCCCGCGACCCGCGCGCGGGAGGGACCGTTGGAAGACGGGTCCGCGAAAACGTTCGGCGGAACCTCTGGAAGGCAGGTCGGCCTCTCGAAAACTTTTTGTAAACCTTTAGCGGACCCGTCGCGGGCGAGACCGTTGGAAGACGGGTCGGCCTCCCTCGAAAACTTTTTATAAAAACTTTTACAAAACTTTTACGCGGAACCGTTGGAAGGTAGGTCGGCCTCCCTCGAAAACTTTTTACAAAAACTTTTTCGCGGAACCATTGGAAGACAGGTCGGCCTCCCTCGAAGTCTAAAAACTTTTTCGCGGGACTCGGACGGCACGGTCACCCGACTCCCTGACTTCTTACTCCTCGACTTCTGTCTCCCTGTCTCCCGGACGCCTGACTCCTTGACTTCTAGAGCGAGGTCTCGCGGCTGCGGGGAGCCGCATCCGCGAACTCGCGTTCCCGCGGACGCCCGTCCTCGAAAGTCTTCAGCAGTTCCAGCCGCCGCTGTAACTCCTCCCGCAGGAGCTCCTGGTCCGCGCTCTCGCGGCGGCGCGGCTCAGCCGCCGCGGGAGCCGGCAGCCGCCCCGGAGAAGCCGCGGATCC